AATTGACCTCGACCCATGCTCGGGACCTAACTCCATCGTCAAGGCTACGGTGGAGTTCATGCTCCCCAAGAACAACGGTCTTGAGGACAGCTGGGATGTCACCGAGGACCATAACACCAACGCCTTTAGCAATCCGCCTTACGGCCGCACCTACCTCAGCGACGACAGGCTGCATGTGTACTCTCAAAAGGAGTTCTCTGACGCCAAGAAGCTTTGGACAGCCCTTCGAGGGCTCGACAAGGGTCAGCCGGATGATATTTTCACGACAGTCAAAGGCCTTGCAATCAGCCCCGCTGCTGCCCAGCGCTTTAAGGCTACCACCATCTACGACTGGGTCGAGAAGGCTATCGTCTCGTACGAAAAAGACCACGTCAACAGCATCTCTCTGATTCCTGTGGCCACCGATACGGCTCACTGGCAGGAGCTTGTGTTCCAGAGGGCTCAGTCGGTCTGCTTCGTCAAGGGCCGGCTCAAGTTTCGGGGTGCGGTGGAAGGTCCGGCAGTCATGGCGAATGCTCTGGTGTATTGCGGGGATTGGTATAGGGATTTCGAGGACGTCTTCCAAGACGTCGGCACGGTAGTCCAGCTTAGAAAATAGGGCTAACGCACGCTCCGATGCCGGTGTGAGTAGCTATTACGGAGGTGGTAGTCCAGGTGTGGAGGGCTGTGGCCCAAAGCTTCGAAGACACTACAGACGAGCTAGGAACACCAGAAATCGAAAGCAACGCGATAGCAAGCGATCCCGGGATGGCTGCGGTAACCGCCCCCGGGATCGCTGCGGTGAAGGGGACTCCGAGCCAGAACAAAGACAAGGCCGTTGCTATCAAATTCTGAGTAGCCGGCGCCAGCCCCGAGCTGAACGCTGCTATCAAAGACTGGGTCAGGCCGGCCGTTTTGGGGACCAACACCGCCGGCAGGATAGTGCCAGCCGCACAACTGTTGGCATCTAAGGCATACTTCGAGTAAGCCTGAGCCAACGCCCGGGCCCCGCCGACAGCTCCACCTGGAGACGAAAACGCCTGAAGGAGGCCTTGTTGTAGCTTGCTTTGTGAAAGAGCCATCACTGTAGATTGTAATCTTGTTTCTATGGCAAAGCCGGCTCCGCATTATGTAAACGACGATACACCAATGGGCAGAGTGACGAACGAGCACGCTGACCGCTTGTGGAGGCTGGAGGAAATTCTAATGGAGATGGCGCCCTCCATGGCTAGGCTTGAAAGCGCGGTGTCGAGTATTAAAGAGGATACTACTGAGGTCAAGGAAGAGTTAGGTACGTTGAAGCGCGACGTAGAGGAGCTGAAGCAATACCGGCAGGAAGCCAAATCTGACCTGCAGAACCTGCGACAAGCAGAGGCGAACAGGGTAGAACAAAAGCGAGATATCAAAAAAATGGTTTACAGCATTGTCGGAGCTGCCATCGTGGCTGCTCTTTCTTTTTTCTTGGGGTGGAATGGGAGCAAGTAAATGGCACAGTTTGATACCTACCGGGCTGGCCTCAAGCGGGCTACTTACGACTGGCGCGAAGACCGCTTCGACCACAAGGACCGGCGTAACGGGCGCCGAGAGAAGCGCTCGGCCAGGCAGCAAGATGTCCGTGAGATTGAGCGTACCATCATCGATTACAATGCCTCGGTAATGGACTTTATCAGAGAGGGCTGGGAAGATGACGACGTTTGACAGATATCGGATTGAATGCAAGAACTGCGATATCAATTGTCGTGGCTGCAAGCGGTATCTAGGCCCGCACCGCAAGAACCGCCTAGAAGGCCGCGCAGCGAAGCGCCGGGCCCGCCAGGCTGACCGCAAGGAAGCAGAGAGCGAACAATGAGCCTCCCGATCGTGGCGACTCCGACCCTGTATGGGGAGGACGCCGAACGTCTCCTGCGCGACCTCGAACGTGGGTGTTCACGTGAGGAAATGGACCGCAGGATTGAGCGAGCAAAGGTCCGCATTGCCGAGTTGATGCGCCCTAAGACTGAATCTTCCAGGCATGAAGCTGAAGACCAAAGTCCAGGGGATTGATATCGAGGTCGAGGGAACCCCGCAGGAGATTGGAAGCATGTTGGCTGCGATGGGCAGCCCGTTCTATTTCCAGCCGCTGCCCGCTTCCTCTGTGCCGTATAAGTACACTCCGTGGTACCAGCCAGATTTCATTTGCAATCCGGCCGTTACCGTAAGTGGAGCAGGAACCTCCACCGGACCTGTCAAGGTCTCCTCCTAATCTTGGGAATATGGATTTCATCCCCAAGCTAGGCTCAACTAAGTTCATCGGGTTTATCATCGCCGTAAGCGTGCTGATCGCTGCTGCCATCTTCGTGCCGGCCACAGCTTACGGGACCCTCGCAACGGCTCTCCCAGCGCTCTACGGGATCTACTGCGCTGGGAACGTTGTGTCCGGCCACCCGTCCTTCCAGGCTCCCACGCTGGTTGCCACCGACGTAACCGTCAACGACTCGACCGAGGCCAAGTAATGGACGCTTTGACGATTAGCTGCATGGCCCTGATTCTGTCCGTTCTGTCGCTGGCTTACTCTGTCTTTGCACACTGGCTATCAAAGCAGGGTGGAGTCAAGGCCGTCGAGAAGGCCGTGGATGCTCAGCTGATTGAAGCCAAGAAGGCTTACGACGTGGCCGTTAATGATGCCACCCGCATCAAGAACGCAGCCGAAGAACAAGCACGCCGAGCCAAGCTCGCATTGCTGGGGAAGAAGTAATGACTGGCGTCGAGGAAGCCATCGAGCTGGTTCAAGAGTTCGTCCCCAGCTACGAGGTAACCCAGAAGTCAGCTTCGAAGCTCCACCGGGCTATCGGCTGGCTGTTCGCGCGTTTGGGCAACAAAGGCTACATGAACTCGTTCTGGACCACGCTCGGTCGCTGGACAGCTCAGCCGACCTGTACAGACGCGTCTCCCACCTCGGGCGACTTCGCTGTCATCCTGCACGAGGGCTACCACGCCCTGCAGTCTCAAAAGTATTCCACAGGCCTGATGAGCGCCTGGTACCTGTTCCCGCAGATTTTGGCCATCCTGGCGCTGTTCTCACCTATCCTGATTCCCTTCGTGGGAATCGGTGCGTTGTGGGGATTGCTCGGCCTGGTCTTCTTTGCTCCCCTCCCTGCCCTCGGCCGTGCTATAATCGAATTCGAAGCATACAAGGTCAGCATGGCAGCCACCTTTTGGGCACACGACATTGATACCAACTACCAGGACTATTACCTGGACTGGCTGACTTCTGAGTTCACCACGGGGAACTACTACTGGATGTGGCCGTTCAAGAAGACCGTGCGCAACCGCTTTCTCAAGTTCTTGGAGGACCTTCGCGACGAAAAGGTCGTGATGACTCCGTACCTCTCACGAGTAAAACACCTGGCTGAGGATATCAAAGCGAAGCACATGTAAGGAGGCCAAATTCCAAGAGCGCAGAAGAGGGACCGGGTGGACACCCGGGGGTATGGTTCGGAAGCGAACGACAACCGGCGTGACATTTTCAATAACACCTTCGACAGAGAGGAATTTGCTCCGAGGCAGGCCGAGTGGCAACCACCCAAGGCGCCTAGTTTGAGAACGTGTCCCAATTGCGCTACCTCGAACTATTATTTGGAAGAGAACGCGGCTGGGAGAAAAATGGGCTATTGCATGCATTGTGTTCTGGAAACGGATGAAAGGGCTCCAACGCCCGCGTAGACCGCAATCTTGACTGAGTGAGCGCATCTAAGTCAGCCGGCCTAATTCGCATCTCGGATTTGGGCACTCCCACCGCCTTCCGAGATGCGGCGTATGTCGACAACTCTACGCTGCCCCTAGCCAACGGCACGGCTAGCGCGGGTACCAGCCTCCTAGCTGCAGCGATTGACCACGTCCACCCAGGGACAGCCGGCGGGATTACGCAGCTCACGGGAGATGTCCTGGCCGGGCCCGGTACCGGCTCCCAGGTCGCCACCATAGCGTCTAACGCGGTTAGCAATGCCAAGCTGGCCCAGATGGCCGCCTTTACGCTCAAGGGCAACAATACGGCGGGCACCGCCAATGCTCTTGATTTGACCGCTACGCAGGTCAAGACTCTTTTGGCCATCTCGGCCTCGGACGTGTCGGGCCTCGCCGCTATCGCCACCTCAGGCTCAGCCACAGACCTTGTGGCGGGGACTTTGCCGGCGGGCCGGTTCCCTGCCCTGACAGGTGACCTGACAACCGCCGCAGGGGGCCTGGCCACCACCCTGGCCACCGTAAATGCCAACGTAGGCTCCTGGGGCGACGCCAGCCACGTAGGGAGCTTCACGGTCAACGGGAAGGGCCTGGTGACGGCCGCTTCCAGTGTCGCTATCTCCATCGCAGCTGGAGCGGTTTCGGGGCTCGCCACCATTGCCACCTCGGGGTCGGCTTCTGACCTGGTGGCCGGTACCATTCCCGCAGCTCGCCAGGGTACATTTACTGGCGACATAACGACGCCTGGTGGGTCTTACGCGACAACCCTTGCCACGGTCAACTCCAATGTTGGCTCGTTTGGGGATGTTGCACACGTTGCGCAACTGACGGTAAATGGGAAGGGCCTCGTCACAGCTGTTGCCAGCGTGGCCATTTCGATAGCGGCTGGGGCTGTGTCTGGGTTAGCAGCTATTGCTACCTCGGGGTCCGCTTCTGACCTTGTGGCAGGTACCCTCCCAGCTGGCCGGTTCCCGGCCTTGACGGGAGATATAACGACCGTTGCCGGCGCGCTGGCCACCACCCTGGCCACGGTCAACTCGAACACAGGGACCTTTGGCGATGCTTCACACGTTGGCAGTTTCACCGTCAACGGCAAAGGATTGATAACAGCTGCTTCGTCCGTATCAATTGCTATCGCCGCAGGGGCAGTCTCAGGTCTTGCCACCATTGCTACCTCGGGCTCGGGGACGGACCTAACCGCCAGCTCGGTAACGAACGCCAAGCTAGCCAATATGGCTGCCCACACCTACAAGGGCAACAACACGGGCTCCTCGGCTACGCCGATTGACGTCACCTCGACCCAACTGACGGCTGACCTCAACCTGTTCACCTCGCTCCTGCAAGGCCTTACGCCGGCCTCAGGGGGAGGCACCACAAACTTCCTCAGAGCTGACGGCACCTGGGCTGCTCCAGCTGGTGGGGGCGGCGGTGGGGTGGACTACAATGCGATCTTGATGAACGATCCGGCGACTCCAACTATCAATTGGACACCGACCTACTCCTCCGGTTTACTTATGAACGAGACCTGGGCCAACGTGGTGCCACAGACAATCAAAACTGTGGATTACACCTACTCCTCGGGGTTAGTTTCGACACAGATCGTAAAGGCTTACGACACCTCAGGAGTTGTGCAGGCTCAGATCACATACGCCTTTATCTATAGCTCGGGCGTCTTGACGGGCTACACCATGACTCGCGACGTGGGCCTCTCGACCACGCAAAGCATCGACACACTGCTGGAAGTCGACCCCGTTACCGTTGGCGTGACCCTGACGGTGACCTACACCTCGGGGGCTATCACCTTCGAAAGCTGGACGAACACTGCTACCACCAACCTGATAAAGACGATTTCGTACACCTACAGCTCAGGGCTTTTGACCCAAGAGCGAAGGAAGGTGTACGACACCCCTGGAACCACAATTGTAGGCCAGATTACAATTACGCCGAGCTATTCGGGATCGATTTTGAGTGGGGCGGTTTCCACTAGGGATATTTAACCAGACCCGAGAACTACTTGAGCTTGGGTAAGTGAGGAGCGCGTTTTATGGGGTACTCGCCCTTGATTATCAAGGTCATGGTTTGAGAATCTCTTTCGCAGTACAGGTAGCGGTCCCCTTGGGGCACATACGCATCTTTGTCGTTTGCCCAATGTGCCGCCTCCCACTTGATCCGCTTGAACTCTTCCTCCTTGGCAATCCTTGCCCTTTTACGGTCAGAAATCGTAGACCACACCAGAACGACCGCAGGTACCAATTGAATTAACGCTAGGATTATACTCATGCCAACAGATTAGGGGTTTTACACGCCCTGTCAAGTCTAAAATTTCTTGTACTTGCGTCTGCTTTGGGCTCTCGCGTTAAACTCTTCCCATCCAAACGCAAGGGCGAAAAGCGTTCCTGCTACGAGATCCGTAATAGCGCCTAGAGACCAGCCAATCACTAGCCCGGCCGGATTCATCCAGCCGCCGACTGACGGTACAGAAGTGTCTAAGTGGAAGCCTGGAGGCAGTGGGGGCAGAGAGTCAGCTTTCAACGCCCGCAGCTCTACTGCTTCAATAGCATCCATCTGATAGCACCTGCCGATCACGAACCCAGCGATCGCCCCGATGGGCCGCAAGAGCAAGAAAAGCGACAGGACTATGCCGAGAACCCCTCCGAATTTTCGGTAGCGACTAAACATCGCACCGAGGGCGAGAACAAACACGAAGAACAGAAGAATGAACGCGAATACGATCCAGGCCATTACTCTCCCCGCGCCTTTCTCGCCGCCAGCTCGGCCTCCCATGCTGCTTGGTGCTCGGCCGAATACGCCAGGTCAGCCTGTGCCTCTTTCAGCTCCTCCAGGGCCGCCTGGACCTGCCCGTCAACCTTTGTAAGCTGGGCGGTAAGCCTCTCGTGCGCTTCCTTCAGGGCAAGCCAGATGTTCATGACTTTCCAGTAGTGAGCGCGGGCTTGTTCGATTTCGGGGGTGGTCGAGTTGATGGTCATTTTTGCCATAAAGTCGATGATAGCCGAACCTTGGAATCCGTCAAGAGCAATCTTGGGATGTGCTTACAATTTCCCAGGTGCAGCAGAGCGTACTCCCCACGGGCGCAGCCACCGCAGCCAAGCAGCCCGCCCTGGGGACGGCCGGCAGCGCTTCGACCGATGTCATAACCATTCAGGGTATCGCCTCGGGGACGCCTGTGGCTGTCTCTGGCACGATTACGGCTAACATCGGGACCGCCGGCACCCTGGCCCTGGACGCCACCCTAACCGGTGGCACGCAGCAGACAAAGCTGACTGACGGCACCAACGTTGCCACTGTCAAAGCCGCCAGTACAGCAGCTGTCGCCACCGACAAAGCTCTCGTGGTGGCAATCAGCCCCAACAACACGGTCCCCGTCTCCCTCACCTCGACTACCATTACGGGCTCCGTGGCGGTCACAGGCACGGTCACGGCAAACATTGGAACCTCGGGCTCCCTCGCCCTAGACGCCTCCGTTACTGGGCTTCAGGTCTCTCAGGGCTCCACGACAAGCGGACAAAAAGGCGGACTTTCCCTAGGCGCAGTCACCACCGGTTCGCCCACCTATACCACCGCCCAGACCTCCCCGCTATCATTGACGACCGCTGGCGCTCTCAGGGTAGACGCCTCGGCCACCACACAGCCCGTCAGCGGTACAGTCGCCATTTCGGGTACCGTTCCTGTATCGGGCACCGTAGCTGCAACCCAGTCCGGTACCTGGACAGTCCAGCCCGGCAACACGGCCAACACCGTAGCCTGGAAGGTTGACGGTAGTGCGGTAACCCAGCCGATCTCTGGCTCAGTGTCGATCAGCGGGACCCCGACCATCTCCGGTACTGTCACTGCCAACATTGGCACCTCAGGCTCATTGGCACTGGACGCTACCGTCAGCACCATGTCGGGGAAGCTCCCCGCCACTCTCGGCCAGAAGGTCATGGCCTCCTCGCTGGCCGTAGCCATTGCGTCTGACCAGTCGGCAATCCCGGCCTCTCAGTCCGGCACCTGGACTGTACAACCCGGCAACACGCCTAACACTGTAGCATGGAAGGTAGACGGGAGTGCCGTTACTCAACCTGTCTCTGGCACCATCACTGCCAACATCGGCACCATAGGCACCATAGCTACGCAGGCCACGTTGGCCCTGCTGCCTCTAGCCCAGGGCTCTACCACTTCTGGCCAGTCGGGTCCCCTTATGCAGGGAGCTGTGGCCACCGCCAGCCCTACATACACCAGCGGCCAGACCTCTCCGCTTTCGTTAGACACCACCGGAGCGCTGAGGGTGAACGTTACGGCTGGCGGAGGTGGAGGAAGCGCAGTAGCTCAAGGCTCTACTACAGCTGGACAGTCTGGTGGGCTCGATCAGGCGGCAGCCACGCTATTCTACCCCGCCTACACACCGGGCACAACGAACCCTCTCAATACTGGCAAGTCTGGTGCTTTAAGGGTTACTAACTTTACTGAGTCGGATGCCGGAAGCTCGAATGGCTTCCCGTGGATTCTCTCTCCTGAAACCAGCGAAGACTTCAGCGCACGTGTCAGCATTGACAACGTGTTCGACCAGGAGAATTTCTGCTATACCGCCCAAAACACAGGTAAACATACGGTCGATACGACCACGATGACGGTGACCTATCCAGGTACGGGAGTGACCACCAACGGTGGATCGATCACGACTGCGAATACCGGCGCTGCATTTTCTACTCGGCGGTTCTTCCCTTGCTGGTCCTCGGGTACCCAGATCATCTACTTTAAGTTCATGTTCACGGGCACGGTGAACGCCACTAATACCACCATCGACTTCGGTTGCTTCCAGCGGCCCACCTCGACACCTTACGCTCCTACCGACGGGGCGTACTTCCGTCTGAATTCTTCTGGCATGTTCGGGGTCGCCAACAACGCCGGCACAGAAACCCTGACATCTGCTTTTGCAACTGTGTTCGGCGGCGCCAACTTTGTTCCCACCTCTGGTGTGGAGTACGACGGATCGATTTATATCAACCCGAACGTGTGTGTGTTTTGGCTCGACATGCGCGACGGTAACGGCTACACGTCGATGGGGCGAATTAACTCGCCAGCCGCCAGTGGTCGTCCGTTCCGTCCAGGTTCGTGTCCATTCTCTTTCAGACACGCTATCGGCGGCTCAGCTGCTTCTGGTGCTTTAAGCTTCAAGGTCATCGAGTACGGCATTAACATGGCTGGGCAGAACCTAAACCAGCCGTGGGTTGAGGCTCAGGGCTCGAATGGCAATACGGGTTCACAAGGAGCTGGTGGGCAGACGCAGGGGAGTACGGCCAACTTGGCCAACAACCAGGCGGCAGGTGCCGGCGCCGCAATGACCAACACCACCGCAGCTTTGGGCACCGGCTTGGGCGGACAGTTTGCCTGCCTACCGACCTTGACTGTAGGTACTGACGGTATCGTTTGTGATTTCACGAACCCAGCCGGCTCCAGCACAGTAACGGGTAGAACGTTGGCTATCGACTCTATCAAGATAGAAGCAATCGTGACCACCGCTTTGACTGGCGGCCCTGTACTATACAACTACTCCGCCGCCTGGGGACACACAGCCACTTCTTTGGCTACTGCCGAAAGTGCTAACACAAAAGCACCGCGAAGGAAGCCTTTGTCCTTACACGCTATCCCTACTGGCTCTGCGATAGGTTTCATACCTACCAACCAATGCGGCCAGATTTTGACTCCGGATATCTTCGTGCAGCCCGGCGAACACTTTGCTATTTGTGCAAAAAACATGGGGACCGTGACCACGGCCGGTGTCGTAGTGTTCCTTGTCACCATCGTTTCCCACTGGTGCAATTAATGATAATGAAGGGGACTAGATAATGGCAACCTCAGCGAGTTTCTCACTCAATGATACTACCCCCACCCTGATCTTCTCGGGGACGGGGACGATTTGGTTCTCTGCTCAGGGAGGCTGCATCATCGGCCCTTCGGGGGTGACTCAATCAACTGGTACGGCTCCCCCCTTAGGACAACCTATGCAGGTCACCAATGAATCTATTTACGGTCTTGCTGCTGGGCTTGGTAACGCCTCTGTCATCAACGTCGCTTCGGTAGTGGCCGCTGCTGCGTCTGCCACGAATCCCACTGTATCTACCGTGGCTGCCTCGCTAACCTCTGTACAGCTGTTGGCCAGCAACACCGCACGCCGGTCTTTCGTCATCCTGAACGACTCCGCATTTCCACTTCGGCTTGGCAGGGGCACTGCCGCGACGGCGACTTCAGCAATCCTTATTCTGCCTAACCAGGTTTATGAGGCCATCCAGCCGTGTTTCACGGGCCAGATAAACGGAATCTGGACATCCGCCACGGGGAACGCACGTATTGAGGAGATCACGTAATGCCGTTCTCCCCTCCCCAAGCTGGACCCTTTTCGACTGGACTGACCAGAGAGATTTTTTATAGCGCACAAGACGACTTCGGCTTCGTCGGCGATCTGATTACAGTGTTCGATGGTGCGATGACCTCCGGATCAGCGACGTTGACTTGTGCGACTAGCGCGCCATTCAAGTCCACGGATGTCGGCAAGAGAGTCACGGTGGCCCGTGCTGGCGCTTCTGGGGCACAACTAACAACCACCATTTCTGCCTTTACTTCGTCGAGCGTAGTGACGTTGTCAGCGACTGCTGGGTCCACTACTTCCGGAGCTTGTGGTGTTAGCTTCGGCACAGACAATACTGCGGCCATTACGCTGATGACTTCGACCCTAAACGGAGCCGCCTTTCCTGGGGCCGTAGTGGAGTTCGGACAGTCGGCCACCAACTCTTATGGTTGGCCAATCAGTGCCATATTCACAAGCCCGGTTAGCCTCAGAGGGATTGGCAGCTGTTATTCTGCCGACGTCGGAGACTACACGCGGCTCGGCGGCACCCGCTTGGCCTGGTGGGGCACTTCTTCTGACGGGGGAACCGCTTTCGGAGCGATGCTAGCTTTCAACTCCACTGGAATCAATACGATAAAGGCGCCGTCTTTACGTGACATCTTTCTGGACTGCCGCAATGGAGATCAAAACCAGGCTCTCCATGGCCTGGTGGTAGCGTCTGCCGCCGGAATGAGGCTTGACAGTGTTTTCGTTTGTGACTCTCTAGCGGGTTCGATTCGTCTCGGAATCAGCACAACACCAACTGAGGCCAAAGACACGACACGATTCCTTTTGACCGAGTTGTTCTGTCGACAGCTCGACAATCCCGCAACCCCGGCACCTGTAACCACCGCAATCACCACATCTTCGGCAGTGGTTCTTACTGCGTCTGGGCAGTCGCTAACCGTCGCCGCAAACACGCTACCGGCGTCAGGGTATATCTGGGTAATGACCACCGCTGGTATGCCTACCTTGGTTAACTACACCGGAGGTGGAGGAACGACTACTCTTACTGGATGTACAGTCAATGCCGACGATGTGGTCCATACTCCTACTACAGTAAGCGGCTCTAATATCGTTCAAGCGGTCCCGGGCAATGCTTACTGTGTTCGTTTCAATGGAGGCTCTACTGCCAATACCTGCTGTGGAACTTTCATCGGTGGCCAGTTGTCTCATGGCACGACTTGGGGGCCGGCAGCTCTAGAATTCTCCAACAGCGATTCGATTGACACCATCCAGCTTTATATCAATGGCGGCAATGCCACCAATGACGGAGCAATCAACCGTGTCAGAAAACCTGGGGTACGCCTGAACGGTTCGATCGTGTCCGCGACCCTGGCCTCAAGGAATAATACCTTCCGTGGAGGGGACCCGGGAATCGGCGGGGTTTGCAACATGGGCGCTACCAACGCAGGCGCGCGCCTCCTAGCTCAGGCTGGGCCTAACTACTGGGACCTTTACCAGCTCGGGAATGGGGCTCCCGTTCCTGTGGCGGAGTTGAATTCCGCTTTTGACTGGACCCCCAACGGTGGGTGGCGCGACGGCGCGCGATCGGTCAGTGTAGCCGACCAGGCAATCCCAGCGGCGACGCTCACGCTGATCACAGGCTCGCTCCTCTGGGTTCCGCCTCAGGGATTCCAGATTGGGACGGTGTTCCGCTGGACAGTGACGATGTCGAAGACGGCAACGGGGGTCACGAGCACGAGATCGTGGTTTGTAAAAATAGGAACAACCGGGACAACGTCAGACACCACCGTTGCCACACTCACGAATGCGAGCGTCCCAACGGCTGCGGCTGACCAAGGGAGGCTAGTCGTTGAATTCACCGTACGTGGCCCACTTGGCGCTAGCTGCGCGGGAGTGGCAACTTCCGAACTGACACACAACGCGGCGACGACCGGGTTTAGTCCCAAGGCGATTGACTTTACGATCGCGACCATGGCGACATGGAACTCGGCCACCGCGCAGCAGTTCATCTCTCTGCATCTTCAATCCCAGACTTCCGAGGTGATCACGATACAACAGTGCATAACTGAAGTTGTTTGCAGTGGAAACCCATAACTAGGAGAATTCATATGAACACCAGGATCGCGATCCTATTTCTGTCGTTACTAGTTCCCGGGGTTGTATTCGCCCAGGCCGCCGTAACTCCGCAAGAGTGCCGGACATCAATGAGCACCCCCAGCGACATTTTTTCTGCATCGTCCGGTATTCCGGCTGGGGGGATCGTCACTATAGGAGCACAGACGAAGGGGGGCTTTTATTACTCCGTGCAGTCATGTCCCATACTATGGAATGCGTTCATTGACCCACCCGTGTGGATTCAAACATCGAGGCCAGCAGTAGGAGACCCGCTTGACGTTGTCGTGAACTGCCATGCATCTTCGGAAGGCAAGGACCCGGCATTCATTACGAAGCGTGCCCTATTCAAGGTGAACAACGTTTTCTGTACCCCAGGGACCGGCTACCACGGAACGATGAAGAAACTTAGTGAGTTGACGATTATGTCGGCAGTGCCTCCCCAGCTTTCAGGGGCAGATTTTTCAATTGATATAGGGGCGGGGGTTCCAGGGGAGCGCTCAAGCGCAGATTGGGCATCGGTGGCCGCTTCCGTGTTCGGGATTACCTTGCACGGCTCCGCCGGAGACACCCTGCAATGGGCGTGTGACTTTTCGTGGTCGTATTTTCAGCCGTCTCGCCCCATGGTCGACCCGCGTACTTGCACCCCGTACCCGACCCAATAACCCGCTAGCAATCTTCAATCGTGAGCGATAGCTTCTTCAACCAGATTTCTCAGGCCGGTACAGCCTCCGTTAGCTCGGCAAGGCCTGTGTCTGGCCTGGACGCCGTTGTAGACTCCGACCTGCTCCTCCAGCTTGCCTCAGAGAACAAAAGCCCTCTGACAGCAGCTGAAGCCTTTTGGGTGCAGAATGATATCGACAGCGCACGTTGGAACCAGCTCAGGCCCTACCAGCTATTGATAGTGCGAGCAGTAGCAGCTGCAGACGGAACCACCAGCCACCAGATCGAACCGGGCTATCAATTCACCCTGCCTGTGTCCCCTGAGTCTCTGTCTGTCAGCGACCAAATCGCTATCACCGTTTCTGCCACCCAGGGTGGCATCATCGAGGAGCACAACGGGGCTCCCTTTAAGCTGCTCTCAATCCGTGGTTCAACGGGCGTTCTCCCCGGACGTGGCTCAGCTGCTCAACAGCTTGGCTTCTCTCTTTTCGAGACCATTGCCGGAGGGACTGTCCAGCAATTGAATATCGTCAAGCAGGATGTAGCTACAGCTTTCTCAGCCTTTTCTAATACAGCCCTTACTAACCCTAACATTCATCCTAACGCTGACTTCGACCCAAACAACTCGAACGTCGACAACGCCCGCGTAGGCGACCCAAGCATTGTGGCTAAGACCACGGGTTGGTATCAATTCCAAAAGCTCCAGCGCTTCCTCGAAAGCTATTACGCCGTCAAGAAGACGAAAGCCGGAAGAGACCTCCGCCTAGCCTTCTGCATGTGGAAGGACCAATCGATTTACCTGGTAACGCCCGTAAGCTTCTCGGCCACCAGGTCCGCCATCTCTCCTCTTGAGACCACGTACGACCTCAGCCTGAAAGCCTGGCGCCGTATCAACCTCGACACCTCGTCCTTCAACACAGTCCTCGGTACAGCTCTCCGAAGGGACCCCAACAAGCTTGCACGCGTACTCAACACCATTCAGGCCGTAAGGCAGGTCCTGCAGTCGGCTTCGAGGATCGCTCCAGCTATCATTGGAGACATCGATAGACTCGTGTTCGAACCTCTGCGTGAAATAGCTCTTGCCGCAAAGGACGCTCAAGGCCTGGCCCTCTCGCTGGCCGAGATGCCTGCAGCTATCCAGAAAGAAGCGTATGCTTCCTGGGTCCAGCTCCAGGGCACCAGCACAGGCCGTAGGAACGCAGCTAACCAGACTAATGATACTGTCAAGCGCCAGCTCCAGGCTGGCGGCTCTATCGCCAACGAGACGAATGATATCGTCTCCAGTCGTATGGGCCCAGACCTCAAGCGCCAGCAGTCTACGCATCCGGCCTTTCAGCCTTTCAGCCAGAACTCTCAATCGGTCCAGCTGATGCTCCAGGCCGATATCAGCTCTTTAAAGCTCCCGCCTAGAGTCACCCAGCAAATCGAGTCTGAAAGAATCAGGGTCAGCAACTTCAAGCGCGTCAACTATGAGGCCAACCGAAACAACGTAAGACAAGCCGCAGACGCCCTGGCCTTCGCTCTTGGTGCAGGCAACAGCACTTATCAAACTACCTATCAAACCAACATCAAGCAGGTAAAAGCAACACCCACCGAATCAGACTGGGAAGCTCTTTACGCTCTCAATGAGGCAGCAGCAGCTCTAGACGCTTTCGCAGCCACAGGCGACTCTGAGCCCACCAGCCTCGACAACAACATGGTTTTGATGTCGACCCTAGCCAGAAGGTCAGGTGTCGCATTCCAAATACCCACCAGCAAATACGCAGTGCCATTCCCCTATGGCTCTACCCTCGAAAGCCTGGCCCAGAAATACCTCAACGACGCCAACAGGTGGATGGAGATAGCCACTCTCAATGGCCTAAGGCAACCCTACATCGATGAGGTAGGGTTTGATATCTACCTCCTGGCCAACGGCTCAGGCAACGAAGTCGTCATCCCTTATACGGACGACACGAAGAACAACCTTTACATCGGCCAACAGGTCTTCATCGGCTCTAACACGACCCTTAGAACGCAGCGCCGAATCAACGCTATCAAAGTTACTGACAGCTATATCACGATTGGAGTAGACGGTGACCCGACAATGGGAAGCTACACGCTCGCCTCTAACGGGAAGCTGTCAGCATTTCTACCTGACACTGTCAATAGCCAAAGCCTGATTTACATTCCTTCTGACCGCCAGCCGGCCGACACAGACTTCGTGACGAAGTCAATCCCTACTATCGATGTGTTCGACCCACTGACGGCTGCAGGTGGAGTAGACTTACTCTTGACAGACACAAACGACCTCATTATCACCCCAGACGGTGACACGCGGTTGTCGGCAGGTTTAACAAATATCATTCAGAACATCCGCATCGCGCTCTCAGTCACGAGGGGAACACTTCTTCAGCACCCAAACTTTGGTATTCCATTCAGGGTGGGTATGTCGACAGCAGACCTCGATGTGAACGAAGCTCTAGCAGCTGTCAAGAGAATGTTTGCGGAAGAGCCAGCGTTTAGCTCTGTAGACGGGGTAAAGGTTACCAAGTCCGGAGTTACGGCGTCGATATCAGCCCAGATATCATTGGTCGGAGTGAAGCAGCCGGTCCCTGTGTCTTACAACATCCAGACTTAAGTCTAGAGGTTGGCGACGTGGGGGAAGTTACGGGCAGCTGCTATAAGTCGGTCGAGGGCGTCTGAGAGTTCTGTTTGAGCACTACGGTATTGCTTGTAAGCGTCCATGGCTTTGAAGTTCGAGCTTCCGCCTCCAATATGGTCCTCGACCGCCCTGTCGTAAGCGTAACTGGTGTCTTGGGCCCGCTGAGCAGCCATTGCGTAATACATGGCTGCTCTTTCTAGTTCTCGGTTGGTGGCCATATCAGTTCCTAATCAACCAGGACAGTCAGTTTGATGAGAACACTTCCGTCTTCGACCGTGACCGACCCAGCCCTCCCCAAACAGTCACAGCCCTCAAGCCAAACAGGAAGGTCCTGGTCAAGTTTTGAGAGTTGCTCGATCAGCTCCTTGACGGTCAAAGTTGGCGTGTAATTCATCATGGCTTGCTCCAATCGTTTGCGGGTGGGGATTCTGGGTTAATGAAGGCGGCGGCCTGGTTCTCGGACGCACGTCAAGTTCTCGTTGGCCTTGCTTTGCGTCACAACGCCCGAGACCAGCTCATTGATAGTGGCCCGAAACTCGAACGCTGCGGCCTCCATCCTACAAAACGAGTCGCTGTCCAGGGACGTGTCGGCATGGACGGCCGAGTAAAGGTCCTTCGAAAAGTTAATCAGCTGCTTCTTGGTCATGAACCCAATGATAGCTATGATTGGTCTGGCGTCAAGAAGAAAGATGTGATAGTCTTCAAATATGCTCAAAATCTTTGCCCAGTTCCTTTTGACCACAGCTGTTGCTTTCTGCGTGACCCTCGGCCTGGCGGCTTATGCTGCGCCTTACGGGCGTTCCGTAAAAGCCGTTGTTCCGCTTCCCGTGGAACAGCCAACCATTCAGCCCCTGAGCTACGACGACACACACCCGAGGTTCGAATCGGCCTTCGAGGTGACTGTCCTAGCACACGGTGAAGAAAAGCACCAGTACGAAAACGGGATTATCAAAGCGGTCAGCCCGGCTTTGGGGTGGACCTGCAGCACAGGCCAGATTGAGAGCGATTTGTTCGCCCAGGTGTTGGCCTGCAAGAAGGACAAGTCGACAGTATCAATCGCCGTGATTTGCTCTCCCGAACAAAAGGACTATGACCTCAACACTCTGACCTTGGCAGAAGGTAAGGAACGTGCTACGCTCGGCTTGCGTTGTGTCACTGTAGACCACGGCCACACGACAGTCCCCCAAGTCCCCTCGCAGCATATTTAAGGAGCATCATGGAAGAGGATTTTGATAACAGTTGCATTCAGAAGCCTTTGGTGGCAGCAGAATGGGAGCGCGTCAAGGAACTTCTGCAACCGAGCATAGAAGAGCTAAATCGGGCCCTCAGCCGCATACCCTACCCCTACCCGGTCATGCCACACCCGGCTTCGCCCATGCCCGCGAAGCCGTTTAGCGAGCTTCTTAGCGTGCTGAGCGATCCGTCCGTTGTAGTGCCGTCCATGTGGACTCATAGCTGGGTGTCCGAGTATTATTACAAACCCCGGCCGCACGTGAAGGCAGTTGATTGCGGCTGGCCCTCTTGGGACGCATTCGCTCCCTTCAAGGCAGCCCGTATCGAAATGGTGGGCCCTCGTGTGGACCTCTCGAAGTTCCCACACACCTGCCCTAGGTGCAAGGCACCTGCTTACGTGGGCTTTGTCAAAGTTGAGTGTAGCCAAAACTGTAAAGGAGAAATTCGATGAGCTTCGCTTGGGACCCCATGGATTATGTACAAGAGCTTCAAGACCGTGTGCAAGAGCTTGAAGAAGAAATCAGAACTCTCAAAACCACAATCGAGCACAAGGACAAGGCCTTGGAAATTGTCTGCCAGCAAAAGGACAAGCTAGAGGCCCGCTTGGAAGAGCAGGCCTGTCCTCGGTGCCAGGCGCTGGTTTGCAGCGAACACCAGCCGGGGACTGTCAATAGGCTGTACCAGGAGATCGACAGCCTACGCTGGGAGACCGCACGTCTGCGCGGCCAGAACGCCCAGCTGCAGAAGTGGGCGACCGAGGATCATCTCGCGTACCAAACCTCGGCCACGACCTTGCGCCAGGAAGTCGAAACTTACAAGGAAGCCAACAAGACCCTGCAAGACACCTACGATATGTTGGTCGACCGGGCCTCGGATTACGTAGTCGAGCGCGACATAGCGCTCAAGAACGTAGGCCTGGCAGTCGAGGAAATCGCGCGCGTAAGGGAGGGCGTGTGTGCCGAGCACCCGACGGTGGAGGATGTCGTTGAGAACTTGATCGAGACCGAGAAGAAGCTCAAGGCCACCGAGGAGGCCAGGGACAAGGTAATTGGCCTGTACACCGCGCTGTGCGAGGAGCTTGGTTTTGATACCGTCAGGGAGCTGCGTGCCGGGAAAGTGAAAGCCGAGCACCGGCTCGCGATTCTGAAGCAAGAATATGATGCCTCGAACTTGTCTTGGTCGCACAGTCTCAAGTTCACCAACGGCGTCCTTGAAGGGCTCGTATTGACTCCCCAAACCGTCAAGTTGATTCGGCAGGCTCTCAAAAACGAAGCCCTCGACCTTATGAGAAAGGCTAACCAAATCGCCGAGGTATCCCCTGATAGCCCCGACATTGCCACGATTACGGCAAAGCGTCTCGAATTCCAGGCCGCTATGGACGAACTCCAACAGCGGTACCCTGTGGGAGTATTCGGCTAGCCTTAAGCCCAGGTCGAGGAGCCCAGGTCACCGAACCGTAGACGCCCTCGACCTGGGCTCTAATCTTCGGTGGTGGCTAACACCCCGACTCCCAAAAGCTATCCGCAACTCCTCGGGGACAGCATCGACGCTGTCACCTCGCGTATTGGTATCAGGCGCCTGAAGGTCGGGGCGCCTATCCTGTCGCTGCTTGAAGCGGCCGCCCAGGCCGACACGCGCATTTCTGCCGACGTATTCCAGATGCTGCTGGCTCAGGGCCTGGACAATGCCACCGGCAATGCCCTGGACCGAATTGGAGCGTCTGAAGGCGTACCCCGGAACCTGCTGTCAAAGGCTACCGGCACGGTCACTATCACCGACGTTTCCTTCAACAAGGTCAGCTCCAAAATCTACCCAGGCGGCTTCGCGCCCATTGTGGGCGCTGTCACTATCAATGTCGAGAACGCGGCTGGCTGGCCGAGCACGGGCAATGTGTACGTAGGCCGGAACACCCCGAATATCGAGGGCCCGCTTCACTACACTTCCATCACCAACGCAGGGACCTACTACACCCTCAACCTTAGCACGCCCACCAGCTCTTTCCACAACCTCGGGGAGACCGTGGTGTTGGCTCAAGGTGGCGCCAGGACTGTGGACGCCGGGACGATCGTGGCGACCCCTCAGGGAGCTATCACTGCGGCTATCCAGTTCTCGACCCTGTTCTCTGCCACCATTCCCGACGGCGAAGTCCAGGTGGCTTCTGTGGCCGTCGTGGCGACCGTCGCAGGGGCCTCTGGGAACGCTCCAGCAAACTCGGTCGTGCAGTTCACGGGCAGCGTGCCCTTCACTGGGGCGACAGTCAACAACCCGCTCCCCTTCACCTCTGGACACGACACCGAGACCGACAATGACTACCGCGACCGTATCCGCAAGGTGCGTGGCTCGAAGTCCAAGGGAACGGCGCTGTCCATCGAGACCGCAGCTCTGGGGGCTATCTCAGATACCGAGAACAAGCGGGTATCCTCGGCACGAATCGTCAACAAGGTCGGCCAGCCTTCAGCCCTTTACATCGACGACGGTACGGGCTACGAAGAAACCTGGCAGGGAGTAGGCTCCGAGGTCCTTATTGACTCGGCTGTAGGTGGCGAGCAATACATCGAGACTACCAATCGCCCGATCACCAAGGCTTTCCTGTTGACCCTCAACGTGGCGCCTTTTGTCCTGGTGGACGGCTGCAAGCTCTCTATTCGTGTGGGCAGTGTTGTAACCACGCATGTGTTCGGTGCTGCAGACTTTATCAATATCACCACGGCTTCTGGCTACGAGGTAGCTGCGTCTATCAATGCCAACTCGGCCCTGCTGTGGTCCGCACGTACTTTGAACAGCGGCTCACAGGTGGTTATCACTGCGCGCGCCGAGACCAATGAACAGCTCCAGGTGGTGGCGGTCAATTTCCCCGACACGGATGCGAACGCGGCCCTGGCATTCCCGGCCACGGGTGCTTTCACTACCAACCTATACAAGAACGACCTGTTGCTTTCGAAGGACGGCTCTGTGGCCTTCCTCAACAGCAACCGTCCTTCGACCTGGAACGCTTTGTCTGGCACCCAAACGCTCATCCTGAGTGTAGACGGGACGCCCGCCATTACGTACTCCATTGGCGACAATGACTTTGTCCTGGCGGGCACTGGGTTCAGCGGCGTGGGCGTAAACACCCTGGCCGCATGGGTGGCCGTTCTTAATGCCAAGCTACCAGGCGTCACGACCACTTCTCAAAATGGCGTGCTGGTGTTGACCTCCAACAGAGGCCTGTCAGCTTTGTCCGCACTATCAATCACTGGCGGCACGTTGGTGGGCAACGGCGTGTTTGCGGTGGGCAGTTCAGCCGGCTCCAACAGCGATTACTCGGTCGACCGAAGCACGGGTCAAATCGCTCTGGCCGTTCCTTTGACTGCCGGCGACAGGCTGTCTCTCGGCTCACTGTGGACGCGCGGCTTTATCAACGTCACGAACCCCAATATCACCTCGAACAACGTTTGGTTTGGTGTCGACTCCTCCGCAGCTGTGGTACCCCATAGCGTACAGTCCAGTACACCTCTTACTGCCACTATCATTGGTGTGACCACAGACGCCCAGCGTGTTCAATTGCAGTCCGGGGCTGTGGGCCACGGGGACTTCTTAAACGTCCTGCCCGAGGACATTATGGTACTGTGGGATTCTGCGATCCCCTCGGCTTTGCGTAACCCTTACAAGGTTGTCTCGACCTCGGTGGACGGCAGCGGCTTTGTCAATAAGTTGGTGTTTGAAAAGCGCGAAGGCCAGATTCCCCGGTTTGCTCACCAGGCCGTAGCCAAGGCTGACGGGACCGTTGTGTTTACCGGTGGTCTGACCAATGAGGAGGAGCCTTCGTTCCTTTACTTCCACATTGGAACCGGTCCTACCCAGTTGGTGGAGTCGTACAATCCCGCTACTGGCGTGTGGGCCACACTCACCTCACTTACCACTCCTCGGTGGTACCACACTTCTACCTTACTTCAGGGTGGAGGCATCTTGACTGTTGGCGGGAACGCTCCCTATATTTCTACCAACACCTCCGAAATTGATGCGGTGGTAGGGCCTACGATGTCTGTTGCAAGGTCTAACCACAGCGCCACCTTGATGGCCAATGGTAGGGTTTTGATTGCCGGTGGACTTGACGCTGCAGGAGCCCCGATCCTCACCAGCGAAGAGTACGACCCGATCGGGAACGCGTTCATCAACGTCCGCAATATGCCTGTGGCTGTCCACTCTCATTCTGCAGTATTGCTGCCAGCTGGAGCAGGTACGGCTGGCGCTGATGCTGGCAAGGTGTTTATCGCTGGCGGAGTTGCGGGTGGTGGGCCTTCTGCTCAATCCGCCATCTATGACCCTACCACTAAGACTTGGACCGCACGGGCCTCCATGCCGGTCAATCGCTTCGGTTTTGGTATGGCCTCTGTTGCTACCCAAAAGGTTTTGGCAGTAGGATGTGGGATCGGTACCTTTGGTGTCGCTCAGGTGGGAACATACACCGTTTACGACGTTTCGGCCAACACCTGGACCAGCTCTACCGCTGTAGCCTCTGGGTGGACCTTTACCGAGCAGACTTACGGTCTTGTGGGCGACGGCACAATGGCTATCGCTTATGGCGGGTGTCAGACCACAGGCTCTGTCAAAGCACTCAAGCCTAAGCAGTTTGTGGGAGGGTCTCTAACCTGGAACGACCTACCCTCCGCAGGGACGGCTTTGTTCACCTCATTCGGTGTGGACCGTCAAGGGTGTGTTGGTTCTTACACCAGCTTTGGGAACAGGTTCTGTGTGTTCCATGGCGGTGTCAGCGCCAACAATATGGAGGCCAACGTGACCTCCGCGTCTCCCGGTATTGGCATTGCTATCGCCACCTCAGAAACCATCAACCTGGCTTCTGGACAGTGGACTCACCCCGATTCCAATATCGCTACCATTTCGGCTCTCACCCTCCCGCAGGCTGGCATCTCGTTCGCCCGCAGCAAGAGGGACCTCCAGCAGATCCTGCTGCCTACTGTGTCCGATGCCAATTCGCTCGCCAACGCTATTACTGCCGGCGTCGAGGGAGCTTCGGGTGTGGTCTACAAGACCTCCAGCGTTCGCATCCGCACCAACACTATCGGCTCCAATGGCAGTATCGTAAAGGTAGCTGGTCAAAGCGGGACCTCGAACATTCCCTCCGGCATCCTCGGCTCCAGCGTAGTGGCGAACCAAGGGTCTATCGAGTCTGCGAACTCCGAGCTAGGTACACCTCAAGGCTTCGCGGTCTACCAGATGTTGGGAGACGTTACCGACAATTATACGACAGCCGGCGAACTCAAGGTTTTGCTGCCTCCGGCTTTGCCTCTGCCCAATGCCAATTCGCGAGCTTGGGGGCTACAGAAATCCCGTGACGGCCTCAACCCCAAGCTTTGGCAGTCTACTTGGGCTCCTGGCGGCGACTTGTCGGTAAAGGAGATTGGAAACTCCGACAACACCAAGATGCGTGTTAGTGCGGCGAGCAGGTCTACCAGTGGCGCTCTCAACGCTAATGGCGCCATCATGTCTGTCAGCTTCCGCGACAAAACCAACATCGCTTACGGCGGAGCCCCGAACTCGCCCATCGTCCCCAACAGCCCAGTGTTGTTTGCCAATCCATTCTCCATCTCTCCTCGTGACACTCTCACTGTTGTAGTGGACGGAGACCTGGACACCAAACGATTCTCCATTCCTATGTACAGGAAGATCATTCCCACCGGGGCGTACTCCATTGATAGTAACTGGGCAGACGGCGATAACGTAGGCGTACAACTGGCCACGGCCTTCCCTACTCCCATCTTCAAAGACTTCGCTGTCTACATGAAGGCCCGCACCTTGTCTCACCCTGGCGATTCCACCAAGACCGCCGTGTGGAGATACTACAGGCACGGGGCTGAGGGCAACAACGTGTCTTTGCGATACGTGTATCCGGACGCCGCTAGCGCTTCCGTCTCGGTGGTGGTCGACGACACTCAGTCCGCACAAAGCGATATCAATGGCTTCGTGCCGCAGGTCTACGTCAGCATCAAGCTCGGTTCGGGGGCCGCAGCCACACCCTCCACCATCCGCTCCACCTCGAAGATGGGGCTCGCTCGGTGTAATCAAAATGGCTTGATTTTCGACACCTATGCATTCTTGGGATTCTCTATCGCTTCTGCAGCTCGGCCGGGGCTCAATGGTATGACCGCCCTGACCCTGACCGTGCCCAACAATGGTGTCATTGCTCAGGGCCCACAGGGAACCGGTATCAACGTCGGAGACGTACTGTGGCTAGACGTTGCCTCTCCTTCCGTTTCCACTATTTACTCGGGCGTATTTACCGTGGCCCAGGTAGACGCATTCAACGCAGGAACCGGTCAGCAGGTCATCTACATCCCCTCTCTATCTCTCAATGACGGGACGATTCTCGGTGCCACATCCAATCCCGGGACCGTGTCGTTTGATACGGCTGGGTTGACCTCGTTCACTGGCGCCATCAACAACGGCGACTACTTCCGTATCAAGAACACTGGAGACTTCGTCCCAGGAGCGCCCGGTGCCAGCTACGTTGAGAACACCATGCGTATTAAAGCGCACGGTCCCCAGTACATCCTGGCCAGCATGCTGGCGAACGACACCTCGGCCACCCTCACCACACCCACCTGGTCTCGCACCTTCAATCCGACCGGCATTCAATTCTTCGGGGCCAGCACGCAATCAGCTACGGCTGTGGTGGCTGCAGTAAACGCTTTGGCAGCGATCAACAACCCTATGGTCCCCGTCACGGGCGTGGTGACTGGCTCGGGCGGTGGCGTCATCAACCAGGCCACTTGGGATGAATTGGCTTCAGGCACTATCGCTTACTCCCTGACCGACGGGTTGAACTATGTCAAGGAGCACCTGGTGAATTTCGTGTCGCCGGGTGTGTATAACTCCGAGCTGAAGTTCAAGTCGGCCATCACCAGCTCGCTGATCTCGAACTCTGATTATGCCAATGAGGACGTCAGGCTGGTCCCCAACACCGCCAAGAACGTGGTGGATTGGTTGAATACGCTCGGCGTGACAGGCCTGTCCAGCGTTGCCGAGGTATCGGCCTCCAGCTCAGGCGAGAAGGTCCAAATCGTATCCAAGACCCTTGGGTCCTCGGGTTCTGTTTCCGTGCAAGGTGGGCTCGCTAATGACGCCTCCGCAGCTGTTTACGGGAGCGCTCGGGCCATCTCCAGGTCTGGCACGATTGTGAACGCTCCGGCCTCTTGCTCTGTGACAATTCAGAAGGGCGAGGCCGAAGGTCTAATCGGAGGCGGCTGGACTCTCATCCAAAACCAGAACACCCTCCCCAAGCTGGTCAGCTGGAACTCGGCCACCACCGCTACCATTACGCCAAGCGGTACTGCAGGCTCGTGGTTGTGGACTTTCAGCCCCAGTATCTTTTCTCTGTTCTCTGACACGGACGAGGTCCGCATGCGGTTCGAGAAGTATTCGGGTTGGTCGGCCATTCGCATTTCGTACAAGAACAACGCCACCCTGCCCTTCGTGGCTTTGTTCCACGAGGGTGACTACCTTTACGTCTGCACGCCTACTCTCAATAGGTCTGACCTGCCGGCCGTATCTCTGGGCAACAGGGGCGTCTTCAAGATCCTTCGGCTGGCCTTTACTCCCCAGGAAATCACCCTGTGGGTCAACAATCCGAACACGGTAGAAGAGACCTCTGTGGCCCATATCAAGAACATGGCGAGCAGCACGCCGGTTCCTGGTGACATTCTGTCTGTGTCCACGGCCGAGTACGGGAATGGTAACGTGGGCCAATGGAAAATCACCGAGGTGGGCAGTAACACTGCCGGCGGCGAACAATACGTCAACAGCACGATTCTACGTATTGACGCTTCGGCCAAGACTCCACAACTGTTTACCCCGGCTGCAGCTATGGGCGCGGACAACACCCTCATTCGACTGATAGAGGGCGTGCCCACCAGCCTGGTAAAGCAAATCGTCAGCATCGCCCCCAATCAGACGGACGGCTCTTTCTCAGATGTCCAGCTTGACTCTGTAGCCGACTACTTCAAGATCGGGCAGACGGGCGGCTCCGTGGTGACGGCCCTCGACAAGCTTGAATTCCCCGAAGGCGTGTTCTCTGGGACTGACGGGTATTCTTACAGCACAGGCCTGGTGGGCGAAGTCAACAAAATTGTGTACGGCGACGAGTCTGACCGGGCAACCTATCCGGGATACGCAGCTGTCGGTTCGAGCATCATCACCCAGGGCTCACTCGTTAGGCGTGCTCACGTGGGCCTCTCCTTGCGCGTACAGAGCGGTTTCGCTTCAGCTGACCTGGCGGGCCGGGTTAAGTCTGCCGTGGCCACAGCCATCAACCAGACGGACGTGGGAACGTCCTGCGCAATCTCGGACCTGGTGGCTGCGGCCAGCCGCGTCACCGGCGTCATTGCGGTAGCGGTCACTTCCCCCACCTACAGCTCGACTTCCGACCAGCTGCCGGTAGGGGACGGCGAAAAGCTACTGGTGCTGGACCTCGACAGTGATATCGTAATCAGCTACGTCAATAGCTAATCGACGGTGGCTAGGGCCACTATGGTAGCTAGAACGACGCACCCCGTGCCAGCCCACCAGGGCAGCAGAAAGGCTATAAGGTCGCGCCAATGCCTCCCACCACCATGAACTGCCAATTGCGCTTGATGAAGTTCTTAATGTGCTCAAGCACCGTAGCTCGGTTCATGGCTTGCTCCCAAAAGTCCTCTGTGGGGAACGCGGCCCGTAGACTGTGCCCTTGTTCTCTAGCTTCTTGATCTTGTCATTCAGTTCCTGGAATCTGCGGTCGTATACGCCGTCATTGAACTCGACGGTGTCTTCCAGGTACAAGAGCCGTTCCTCCAGGCTTTGGGTCTCCTCGCCCCTAGGCTCCACGAGCCCGCAATTGCCATCGCAACCGTCAACCGACTCCATCTCACACTCCCTACACTTCTCTGAGCAGAAACGCTTGCCTTCTGGGGCTGGGTGATCGCCGTGTTCGCAAACGTTCTCGGTCGGCTGCTTGTCCTCCCCGCAGCCACAATAGCCGCCAGGGTCCAGGTGGTCGCTTGTCTTGTGAACGTTCTTGGGCAGGCCTGAGGTGAGATTCTCTAGGCGGTCCATCATGGCCGCGTAGTTCTTCTTGTTCTCGTCTTCCTTGTCGTGGAAGGCCTGCAGTTCCCCAGCGTATTCATTCGCCTCTTTGTCCAGATCCTTGATGAACTTCGCCTGGGCCTCAATGAGATTTTTGGCTTCTTGCAGCTCCGCCTGTAGCCGCTCTACCTCACCCTCGGCCTTGTCTCGCTGCCGGACGACACCTTCAATGGTTGCGTCAGCCACCTTAAGCTCCTCCTCCATGCTCTTGATGCAATGATTTGCCGCATACAAGCGGTCCAGGAGACCTGTCACGGTGACCTGCTCGGTACCGAACTCGATCCAGGTGTAGGGGTAGTTTGATACTTTGATATTAGGCATGTGCGTCCTTTCTATCGGAAACCAAAACCGTCGTTAGGATAACCAAAATCGTCGTTAGGATCGAATCCGCCCGACTCTTCGAAGACGTCCTTGAGCTGTTCGATATCTTGCCCTCGCAGCCGGATAAGCTCGCCATGATTCGCCAGGGCGACGTCCGTGGCTGCCTTCCAGTTTTCCAGGTCAACGAGGCGGGCCTGGATAGCGGCGAGGTCAAAGGTTTCGGTGGGCTGCTCCTGCTCTCGGCCACCGATCACTACGAAAGGGGACTCTCGGCGGGGCAGGCCACTAGAATTCCGGTCGGTCTCTTCCAAGGCCGAGCCCAGCTGGGTTATGAGGCTGACGATTTGTTTCTTTTGGGAGTCCACCAGGGCCTTCTGTTCGAGGCCGTACTTCTTGAAAGTTGCAACATCCTCCACGGCCCCAAGCAGAGCAGAGTTTAGGCGCTTTGCCTCGAATTCGAGGGTGGCGATTTGTTTCTTTTGGGAGTCCACCAGGGCCTTCTGTTCGCGGCCGTCCTGCTCAAACGTAGCGACGTCGTTCCACGCCGACTGGTTTTCTGCTTCCAGCTGACTGACCCGCTCCCACGCCTGCTCGTTTTCTTCTCTCAGCTGACCTCGCTCCTCTTCAAGCCTTTTGATTAGGTCGCACTGATCCTTGTGACGGGCCTCCCCCTTCTCAAGTAGCTTGCGCTGTTCTTGGATTTTTTCCCAAGCTCGGTTACGCTGGTCCTCAACATCATAATACATTTGGTTATTTGTCGTCATGTGCAGCTCCTATCTAATCAATTGAGAGTAAAAATTTAGTGGCTCGTACAGCCAATTCGAGGGACACTGGATTTCGGTCCTATCGCTCGTCATGGCGTTTACCACCAGCAGCTTCCCCAATAGGTCTTCCTTCAGGACTGCGATAGCTAATAACTCCGTATCTCCGTTACCCATGGTACTAGTGAGAATTCCTTTGTCAAGGGTCTCGCCGTTTTTGATGGCTGCGTAATACCTCGGAATGACGTTGCCGCGATGTGGCCCCCTGTCGACGACATCGATGGTCAGGTTATGTCTATCACAAAACCCGGAGAAGAGGATCTCTTCGGGTTCTGCGGTCTTACCGGGCTCTCCGTATGGGATTCTGTTGATTCTCATTGTTCCCTCACTCTATCATGGTGTCGTAACAAAGCAAGTTGTAATTGCCAGAATGGCTCCGGACTAGGTCCCTTTGAGCCTTGAAGACTTCTCTCGTTAGGCGGCCCTTCTCTTCTTGAGCTAGCCTCAATTGTCTCGTTGCATCTTGGGCAGCGCCCGGGTTATCGGCGCTTCGTTCCAAAGCGAAGCTGAGAGCAACGTCTCGGCGCGCGACCTCGAACTCCACCATCCGCAGCTCGGCCTGTAGCAGAATCAACTTTTCGAAATCGTTCATTTGCAACTCTCGTTCGAACATTCTGTAGAGGCGAACCCGTTGTAGGCCGGGTACCCGCACTTGACGCACTTGTGGGGGAACTTTGATAGGTCGATTGGCGGCTTGCAAGCCAAATCGTATTCTGTCGCCTCTTGGACCGTGACATTCCCCGTGAACTGGTAAATATGGTTCTGTGGGCCTAGGACCATTGGGCTCGGGGAAGGGTTCGGGGGTGTGAAGCCGGGCCCCAGACCAAGAGCCGAACGCCCCGGAGCCGTCCACGGGCTGCCCGGGATGTATTCCTGGCACCAGTTGCCGTACCGATTGGTGCTGAGCCCGGGTGCTGGACTTAACGGAGAGACGTTTACAGGCAAGTGAAAAACAACGTTATCCTGCGTAAAGTCGAACCAGGGGTCGGTGAGCCAGGCCTGCAATGGCCCTCCTTTAAATTGGGGGGCAAGCTTGTTTACCTGATTCAGGTAGGAGTTCAAAGACACGCCGTTCTTTTGGTCAGCCAAAATCACGTATTCACTGTACCCGTTCCACAAGCTGGTGTAGCCAACAATAACCCCCGTCTCCTTGGGAGCACTTCTGCTCCCCCCGTCATACTCGGCCGTATATCCCGCGTAAGTCTTGGCCATGTACTCGGCCGGAGTCATGGGAGGTCCTGGTGGAGCCGACGGAGGGATTGGGGTCGCCCCCGCCATGAACTGCTGGGTGTAGCCGCTCACTACAGGCACGACAGGGGCCTTAGCCGAGGCCTGAATTACTCTGGCCGGATCAAAGAAGTAAACATTGGTACCGAAGGGATTGAACGTGTGGTTGGTCAGGAAGACCTGGAGCGGATTCAAAGTACGCACGAGGGTCGTCAGGTCGTTCGGGGAAGCAGCGCTCGCCACGATCACGAAGGCGTCTAGCGGGTTCATTTCGACGGTGTAGCCCACGATTTCGCCGCTCAAAAGCCTGCCTCGAACGGATGGGTCCGTAGCGGAAATCGTGTACCCTGGAGAGTTCATGGCGAGCGCCTCGGCCGTGTAGTAAGACTTTTTTACGGTGACGGAGATGCCGCTCGGGGATGGATTCGAAGGAGTTGTTGGCATTATTGGTCTTTCCTCTTGACAAAATAAGAACGTGGGCCTTCTTGCACTAGGACCTCTTCCTCGTACGGAGGATGGTTGTTTATAGCATCCTTGGCCTCTGAAATCAAGTCGCTGAACGACGGCTGGCGATTGGAGAAAGCGCTGGTGATTCCACGCATCACGTACACCCCGGGTTCCAGCTTTTCGGCCCCCTTCGGCACACAATCGTGTTTCGGGTAAGCGCCAGGCAAGGCTTTGTGGCCGCACTTTAGGCATTGGTCGTAGGATAGTTGGGTCTGAAGCTTGCCGTGTTGCCAATCGCCGAACATGGTTTTTACCCCTGGCCGCAATTCGACTATGCAGTACATATTATTGACAAAATGCCAGGCACGGTCGCGTCCGCACGTTGGGCAGACCAAGTCGTCCAGGCCAGCTAGCCGTTTATCTAGGCTCGAACTGCCATGATAATTTGTACACACGTCGCACCCGCACGTCTTACTGACAAATTCATCAACCGCTTTGATACCCAACAGCTCGTCTACTTCACGCTCGGCTTCATGCATGTAGGGGGCGAGTTCTTCCCTTCTACGCTGCGCCTCCACTCGCTTCTGACCTTCGGCCTCTTCGAGGCGACACCAGCGACCGATTCCTAAATTAAGGGCCACCAGCCCCAGGCCGGACAACGCCAATACGGTCAATATAAATAGCAAGACCATTTTCTACCTCGGGTAAAACAGTCGGTGGATTCTTCTTTGGATGACGATTTCTGGAACCCTGAAGACACGGGCCAGCGCTTGGTCAGAGAACTTTCGTTTACCGATCTTGAACCATTCACTCGGAGGCCACCAGTGGGTTTGATATCACTCATCGTCAGCTCTCTTCCTCCTCGTCCCACGAGAAGCAACAGCAATCACAGTCGTAGCCGTCCAGTAGCGGGTCCGCGTCGTTGAGACCATCCGACCCCATCCGACATGCAGTCGACCCCGGATGCTTTGGGTCGTGCCCGTGGTCGTCCTCCACGTGTCCGCAATCACAGACTCTCATGGCTTAGCCTCCCTGAACCCGGCGCAAAGGACGTTTTCCTGGTCGTCGTAGACCGCGTGTGGCTTCGGGAATCCGTGGAAGCCTAGTGGGCGACCACACTGGCAGAGCCTGGTCAACTCCACCAGCCGCTTGTCCGTCGCCTTTGGTTTTCTGATCTTCACCCACGCATCGCCACGCCGTCGAGGGAAGGTGGCCTACATATCGCGCGCCCATTGTGGCAGTTTCCGCAGCAGCACAGCGTGCGTCGCCAGGCACGCCAGATGCGCCATCGATCCAGCCACCGCGCCGCCCGCGCGAACGACGCCCGCTCACGAGATGTCATTTCGGCTTCCCTTCGCGTGCGCGCAGCCGGCGCTCGTGGTCGTTGACCCGCTGGCCCATCGCCTGGACCAGGGTGTCCAGCGCCTTGATGCGCTCCTTCGCCTCGGCAAGGTCCAGTTGGACCTGCGCCAGGGCCGCCGCCGCTCGCTCGCGGGAGGTCATCGGTCGCACGCGTGGCACAGGCCCCGGCATCCCTTGCAATCGCTGGGGTCCAGTAGCAGCGACTCCAGCGCATTGATGCGCGCCTCGTGCTTTTCGTGCCGGTGCCGCTCGGAGTCGTTAACCATCACGCAGTCGTGATCCGCGACCTGCCGCTCCAAGGTCTTGACCCGATCAATCAGGGTCGGTATTTGGTTCTCTCGCAGGTCTGCAAGCCCGAGATCCAGGTCAGCGATTACGCCCTCGCTCACCGAGTGTTCCTCCTGCGCTTTGGCGAAACCCTTACGGAACTCCTCCGAGCCCTCCTCTGTCTCGTCGCGCTCCAGTCGCGCCTTGCGTTCCGCCTCAATCCAACCATCACGGCTAGCACGCGCATCAGCGAGTTCCCGCTCGACCTTCTTGAGGCGGGCATTCGCCTCGACAGACCGCTCGCGCAATTCCTCGGCTGTCCTTTCGGCGACGCCAGCGACGGAGCGATAGGTTTCCAGCGTCGCTTTCGCCTCGTCGCGCTCCCGCACTAGCCGCTCATAGAACATTTCCATCGTCTCGTCGTCGCGTGCCCCGAACCGCTCACGATAATGCTTGTTGCCGGCCAACTCGGCCTCGAAGTCACGCTTGTAGGCATAAGCCTCCCCCTCGGCCTTCTCGGCCCGAGCTTTGATAAGCCGCATCGCATCAACAAGTTCGGCGTGGTTCTTCTTTCGTTCTTCGATTGCCTTGTCCCGCTCCAGCTCGGCCTTTTGCTTATCCGCCTCAATTCGCTTGACCATCAAGGTGTGATCCTCTTCATTGACCTTGATTGTGGCCACCAGCGCAGAGACCTCCGCCTCAACCTTTTCGGCCCGGGCGATGGCTTTGTTGATTGTCTTCGCAAACTCTTCCAAATCGATGTTGCTCATGTGTCTATTGATACCACACCTCGGCAATCTGTCAAGGCCGAATCTTGCTTCGTGGCCATTTCCTTGGACTTCCGCCTAGATTCCGCCGTTCCCCTGAACTATTCCAGCTCGGGCGTATTGACTACTATTCGCGTCAGGTACACCGATACGCCCAAAACGGTCTCAGGGAGCAATTCCGTGCGGGCCGACTACGCGCCCAACTATACCATCACGGGGCCCAGCGGTCCAGTCACCGTCTCCAGTGTCAGTCCGACCGCGCAAGATCTTGAAACTATTGACGTTTTTGCTTTTTTGGCTCCCGGTAGCTACACCCTGACCGTTGCCGGCACTGTCACTTCGATCAGCGGCATCGCCTTGACGGCCTCGGGAGCGCCCCTGACGGTTTCATTCGCTATTTCTGCGGTCAAAGAGGGACCTATCCCGGGCGGGGCCACGAACGCGGCGTCTGCGGACACCCTTCGTTCCTTCCTGAATCCGGCTTACCGTAACCGCCCCACCTGGGAGGCCATCATCGCCGGCCTGGCCACGGGCGACGCCAGCGTCAAAGCTATGGCTCAGTCGGCCTTTGACCAATTGTTCTTGACTTCCGCCTCTGGGAGCTATCTGACCAAGAGGGCATCAGACTACGGAATCGCCCGCCCGGCCAACATCGGGATTTCGGACCAAGATTTCAGGAAGCTGGCTATTGCTACCGTCAGCTCGAAGCTCACCTCCAGCGCCGTGGCGGACATTCTTGAGGTCCTTTGTGGGACCGAGACAGTCCGGGCGTATGCAGACGCAGCCGTCAACGAGCCAATGACGCTAAACGATGGCACGACTCTGTCAATCCTTGTGGACGAGCTGCACCTAGTAAACGTGACCCTCAATCGAACGGATTTCGCTATCATTCGCCGAGCCCTGGTGGACGAGGTAGCCGCAGTCATCAATCGAGCATTCGAAGACGCCGGGGCGAACGCTTACGCCACCTCTACTCAGGATACCACCACTGGCGTCAAGAAGCTCCGTGTTTACTCAGGCAGCCGAGGCCTGGTGTCGGCAATTCGAATCACTGGTGGTACGGCTCAGCCGGACATTCAGTTCCCCAGCGCACTGTCAACTATCAGTACGGCCGCACCTCCGGCCACTACCTGGACCATCACGTTGTTGGGCAACAACACTGCCAGGCTTTCGTCTTCCTCTTCGTTTTCATACCCGCTCGGCTCTACCGTGGTTGGAGACTATGTCGTCATTCGGGGTTCGGAATTCAGTGCTGTGAATCAGGGCTCCTTCCCTATCGTAAACGTCTTCGTCGGACCTTCCTCTCAATACATCGACATCACCAACCCCAAGGCCGCACCTCAGACTGTGTCCCAATTGGCGTATCGCTCTTTGGTCCTGTTTCATCCGCTTAAGTCCACCATCTACCAAAACCCCTCTTACTCTTTATTTACGCAGGCCGGCGGCCAAGCTATCGTCAACGTGGCTGCCACCTCCACGTCTGTTCACCGCAGTGAGGGAAGCGGGGCGTACGTACACAATCCTCAAGAGGTCTTAATCAGTAACATTGTTCGCAATCCAGACGGAACGACTACCGTAACCACCTCCGGCAATCATGGGATTCAGATTGGAAGCTCGTTCGTTATCGACTCTGTAGCCACAGATTCGTTTGTCGCACCATCTTCTAGCGGCGCAGTGGACCCGGGGGTTTATGGAGGCACCAACACCGCCTTCGGCACCTCCTATCTTTCAGCCAACACTCTATGGACGTCCTTCTCTCCCATTCGCTACATCCCAAACCAGCTAGTTGCAGACCAAGACAAGGACGTATGGATCACCGGTAACTACATCGTTGGTGGAGCTGGGAACACGATCGCGTGGTTGACTCCGATAAACCAGATTAGCAACACCAATGGCACCAAGCAGACTAGCTATCGCACACAGCAAGGGGCCCTGCTCGACTTCAGCTGCACCTCCGGTTCTGCACCTATAGTGTATTCAAGCAACGCCTCAAACAACAACTCCCTCTATCTAATTGGAGGGTACTCCCAGCTTTGGAACAATCTTACTGCCACCGCCGTAACGACCGTGACTCCGCTTATCGTTACTAAGAGACCTCCGCTGAGAACCGTTCTACACGCTAACCAGCTCAATAACACACAAGGTATCTTGGCGGCTATCCCCCTTTGGTTTCTGGCCAACCCAGTTTCTGGAGACGTTCTGTCCATCAGCACAGGCGGCACCACCAGAACATACGGTTTCGGCACGGGAGGGAACGTGACCGTCACCATCGGTGGGACTGCAGCTATCACGATGTCCAATCTTGCTACTGCCATTACGGGAGACGGTGCGGCTGCTTGGACTGCGGTCAATACCACCACGTTGGTCAATTGGGTCGCGACCAGCGCCGTTGTTGTTATTGAGAAGACCTCGGGCGGGGGCGAGTCTCCTTTGCGCATGTGGGGCCTGGGCGCGCTATCCGCTAAAACCAACATAGTGGCTTATGCCCCCGGGACTAGCGATCCTACCCAAGTAAAATTTGACTATAGCACAGTCAATAGCTTCATAACCCCTCTCCCTTTCGGAGACCCTCTGTTTGGTATCGCTGGCTTTAGGTTGCCCAAGGTGTCTCTCTCTACTAACGATATTTATAGCATCATTGACAACGCGAGCTTTAGTAGCTGGCAGACCACAGTCTGGAATAACGCAGCCATGAACTGGCTAAAGTCTGTAGTCCAGGACAGCACCTCGCTCGTCACTCCAGCCGCAGACCAGGCTGTGGTGCAATTGGGCACCAAACTACTGGTGACTGGGGGCAACACTACATTTAACTTGCCTACGAATGCTATTCAAGAGGGACCCGGGACGTGGACTCAACCTGGGGGTTCGCTCATCACTCCACGTGCGGGACACTCGATGGTTCCTCTTACTTCCACTACGGCGCTCGTGATTGGCGGTCGAAGGCCCGTTAGTTTCGCAACCCGCACTCGTTTGGGAATCACTGGCTGGGATTTTGACGAGGCCTTTGGGGCGGCTATCTTGACCGGCCCCGTCAGCGTATCCGTCAATGGCAACGCACGTGTACCTGGCAAGTCTGGCTATGGAGTGAACCTCTCCACAAGCCTTATGCAGAATCCGGCACCAGGTGCCGCGCAGACTACACTTAACGGACAGCTCCAGCTCTCGTACACTCTTGTAGGCTGGATGACCAATAATCAGGGAGTTGTGTTTAGGAACGGAGCCGCCACGTTCTCTTCGTTGGCTACACAAACGAACCTCATGTTCGGCGTCGACACCAATGACGACAAGTTTTTCCTTTACTGGATGAACTCTGGTGGTGGCATTCTCAATAAGTCTTCGGTCACGCGGACTTCTTTGTGGGGTCCTTCCATCTCCAACGCGTTCCCCGTGTATCACCAATTCTTGATTGAGGTCAATGCCGCAGGCGGCGTGGTTTACCTATATCTTGACGGTAAAGTAATCATTTCAGTAGCCACCTCTACCCCGGACGGGGGTCTGTCGGGGATATGGAATTTCGGTATGGCTCCTACCGCTTCGGAAATTGCCACCGGTTGTCCCAACACAGCGCGGTTTACCGGGTGTATAGACGCAATCGGATTCGGGCCTGGGGTGCAAGCTGTCGACTCAGATATCAGGGGGATGTACAACGAAGAGGTGGGTGTTATGTACGATAACCCAACTGGGGTAGACCTTTCTCCGGTTGGTACTGTACTCAACAGCTGCGAAATCGTCTCGCTGTCGTCTAACCTAAATCCAACAGTTCCGGCTGGGTCCATGACGTATGCTCGTTACGCTTTCGGGTGCGTAAAACTCCCAGACGGTAGAGTGATCGTGGCGGGCGGAATCGGATACAACCCCAGTACCGCCCCTTTCCCTAGCAATAAGTCACAGCGTCAGTTGGAGCTGAATTCTTCCGAAATCTATGACCCGGCCACCAAAATCTGGACTCCTCTACCAAACATGGCCGACCCCCACAGCTATGGCCTGTGCGAGTACGTTGCCGACGAAAATCGGGTTTACGTGTCTGGAGGGTTCACCTCGATTCGTACGGAGTACCTGGACGTCAAGACCTTAAGGTGGCACGTGTTGCCGGCTCAAATGACCGCAGGCACTACCGAGTTCCACTACTTCTCCCGAGGCACACTGCTTGGAGGCAGCTACCCAGTCATTCTAGGGGGCGCCCGTAATAACTCCGGAGTCTACGATGTCAGTGGTTCGACCAACTACGGGTTCGTGATGGTTCGTGGAGGCAACAGAATCATGACTGGCGGTCTCAATGGCACCCATACGGCCCTAAGCGGAACGGGTAGTAACATATTGGTATTCAAGGATTCAACACATCTCGCATTCACATCTGTAACTGGGTCGGGTGTCGTAACGCCTCTGGATGCTGTCAATGAAGACGACCTGAAGGGCCCATTCATGTTCGATCCCAAAATGGGAATTACGGTAAGCTCATCCTTGACCACGCTGACTTCTCGTAGGGAAAAGGGCGGGAGCTACACGTTCCTGGACGTGGCGTCTACCGCCAACATTCCATCGACCCCAGGGTTTTTGGTATTGCAGTTCGGACACGGCAATCAGATAGGGCCGCTCCCTTACCAAAGAACGATCGGCACCAACCAAATCGCAATTGACGGACGGTACGCTTTCCCGGCTACGGTCGAGATCGGAAGCTCGGTTTCGGTCGTGAAGAGCAGCGAGGCAGTGCCTGAGAACATTGATTCGCTTGGCGCTTTCTACGCCACAGCTGCTACTGCCGGCCGGCAGGCTGCACAAAATCTCATCTCCGACATCGCTCCTGCAGGTATCGAAACGGCACTAACAGTTCGATATCCGGGAGACCGTGGGCTCGGCGGTGAAGGGTTCCCTGCAACTGGGAGTTCGAAGATTTCAGACCAGGTGTACGTATGGGGCGGCGACACCGTTGACGCCGAAATCAAGAAAGCGAAGGGCGAGTAATGGCGCGTTCTAGGCTGATCACTGGGGCACAAGTTGTGGTGTACGTCAATGGTTCCATGCTCGGGCGAGTAGCGTCCATCGGAATCATGAATTCCACACCCCGAAAAGAACTTCACACAATTGACACGCTTGAACCCATGGAGTTGATGCCGCAGTCAGTATCGGGACACGGCCAGATGCAAATCTACAGACTCCACCAAGACGGCGGCATCCAGGCATTAGGCATGGCTGCAGTGTGGGAAGATGTTTCCAGGGAGAAATACTTCTCCATTCTGGTGCTCGACCGGGCAACGGACACGACACTGTTCCGTGCGGACAAATGTTCGACCATTTCTGAGAACTGGACCTTCAATCGAGGCCACATCATGGGAGACGTGGCTTTCTCGTTTGTCAGGTGGTCGAACGGGATGCAGCCCTCACAGGGCTAATCTTCGGTCATGAAGTTCCACGGTATTTCTCAGGCGATCAACAGTCCGCACCTGGCCAGCGATTCGACGCTCCACGTAGTTGCGGTTATCAGCAATCCTATGCGCTATCATTCCCGCTACCGCATCTTCCGCGAGTGGGAAAAGAAAATCTCGGCCACCCCCAACGTTCAGCTTTACGTGGTCGAGCTTGCTTTCGGGGATCGCAACTTTGAGGTTACGGATTCTCAAAACCCCAATCACCTCCAGCTCCGGTCCAGCCACAACTTTTGGTACAAGGAGCCTATGATCAACCTGGGGGTACGCCACCTGCTGCCTCGCGACTGGCGTTACGTGGCATGGATTGATGCCGATGTTTGGTTCAGCAATGACGATTGGGCTTTGGAGACAATCCACCAGCTCCAGCACGACCCCGTCATTCAGCCCTGGAGCGAGACCATAGACCTAGGCCCCAACGGAGAAGCCCTCCAGCTCTTCCAGTCTTTCGGACAGCTCATATCAAAAGGCAAGAAGCCCCAGAGCAAGCCTACCCAGCCTTACAGCTTTGGCCACCCTGGTTACGCCTGGGCGGCTACACGCGAGTTCTGGGAGCAGGTGGGCGGCGTAATGGACTTCGCCGCCCTGGGCTCAGCTGACAGCCATATGGCCTGGGCCATGTACGGACACGTTGACGAGAGCTATCATGCCGAAATGTCGGCTGGCTTCAAGAAGGCCTGCCTGGATTGGCAAGCCAAGGTGCTCCCGGTTACTGGCGGGCACATTGGCTTTATCCCCGGGACCCTGTCCCATGCTTGGCACGGCAGCAAGAAAAAGCGATGGTACCGCGAGCGGTGGCAAATCTTGGTCGATAACAAGTTCGACCCATTGACGGACATTCGGTACGACAAGCAGGGCCTTCCCTACATCTGGAACAAGCCTCAGCTCGAACGAGAAATAGGGAAGTACATGGCCGCTAGGGACGAGGACGGCAGCTCGCCGGATTAAGCCTTAGTCTTTCCACCAGCTCTTTCCACGGGGTCGATGTCATAAACCAGAACGTTGTATTCCTTGCCGGCAATCAGGTCGGCCCCGATATCGCCCAAGACATTGTCAAGAAAAATCTCTCCGTTTGGTGAGCCGCCTCCCCAGACCTCGTTATTGACGGTCGAGCCGACCGTGCCACTCAACGGCGCCCCCGTCGGGACCATCTTGACCTTGGCCTCACCATTCCAATCCTGCGTAACCGACTTTACCTTAAATACCATCTTGAATTGCATGTTTCTCTCCTTCTACTGGGTTTTCTTGTCGCGCCACCTGGGCCACGACTCCAAGGGAGCAGTCTAGCACGAATCTTGGGACATGGCAATTCAGAGGCAGCAGAACTGGTTGAGTCAGCAGCGCGTGGACCTGCAACACCTGCGGGCCCTGGAATCCAGTGTTGCGAACGACTTCGACGTTCTAGGCCTCATCGCTACCAATAAAGTCCCAACTATCATTAGCGGCTTCAATCTGGTCACCACTGGCGTCATAGGGAACGCGGCGACCTCGCTGGTTCTCCAGACGGCCGGCGGGCTCATCCTGCATTATGAGGCCTCGGAGGCTGGTTCGTACCTGCACGTACCCGAGGACCGAGCCAACGAGATCCTGTCGACCGTCAACCCCAGAATGTCTGGGGGCTTCGCTCCCAACGCTGTCAATTTCGTAGGCATCGACTTCACTCGAACCGCAGACGACAGCACCGCAGACGTTGTTCAATTCTACAACCCAGACACGGGCCTGGAGACGCCTTATACCGTCCCTCTGGCGAGGACCCTCGACTACGTAATTGTCGTCAGCACGACCGAGTTCAGCGGTACTCCGGGCATCTGTCCTTTGGCCAAGGTCACCACAGACGGGGCCAACGCAATCCTTTCCATTACAGACGCTCGCAACCTGCTCTTTCGTCTCGGCTCGGGTGGCAGTAACCCCCAGTCTGTGAATCCGTTCGGATGGCCGGGCGGGCGTGACGAGTCTTCCGCCTCTCTAGCTACTGTGGCCGGAGACCGCTCACTGTTCTCCACTAAAGACTGGATGAACGCCATCATGACCAAGTTGTGGGAAATTGGCGGAGGACAGTATTGGTACTCCCTCGCCGCTGACCGCAACATCAGAATGACTGGCAACGGAAATGTGTTTGTTAACACCTCGGAGTCGTTCGAGTGGACAGGTACCAACCTCCATTGGCAAGGGCTTCGTTTTGTTTTTGACAACAGCAACGCCACCCTCAACGAGATCAATGACCAATTGACAGACAGTGCGGGGCTGACCAATCTCTCTGACGGACAGTGCCTTTACGTTGATATCGATAGGTCTACCACTAGAACCGTCGCTGGCGTAAACGCCCTGACTGCACAAAAAGGAACTCTGCAGACTCTTGGCGGTTCGGCCACACCTGGCCAGCGCTTTGTAATCGCTTACCGCAGCGGCTCGAACGTATATGTGCGCGACCAGCCGTTCCCGGTAGGCGGCTCGTTTCGCCAGGCCACTACGGGAGCCACAGGAGCAGTCAGAGTCACCAGCATGGCCTCAGGTTCTTGGGTCCCTGCCAGCATCCCCGTTGTTCCGACCGTAGCAATGTCTCCTACAGGTTTCTACACGGCGACTTGTGGCGGTATCTCTCACAACCTTGATTTCGGGAATACGGTTAATATTCCTTCCGGTGGTGACATCGTCATTGGTAGAGGTTCTGTTGGGGGAGACAACCAAATCCTAATTACATCGGGAACCTCATTCCCCATTAACCTGCAGACCACGACCGATAGCGCCGGTTGCTGCACCATTATTCGGGGGAGGTCCTCTTATGCAGCCTTCGGTACGTTGGGAATTTCCATGAAGGCCAATGGTCTGGGCGCAAGTGGACCTTATTCAGCCGCAGGGGTTTTGTATGTTGCCGCTCAACGTGAAGTAAGTCTTGGGGTTACAGGTACCAACGACGATGAACTGTTTTCTGTTGAAGCGTCCGGGGCGCTCCGGATCAACACTTCACTGGCACAGCCTTTCGCTGGTGGGTACGTATCGGGAGGAAGTCTGGCATACACCAGGATGTACCTCAAGCCTACCTTGTTCTGGCGCGCGCCATGTCGCCTAAGTACCGCTGCCGCGCTGCCAGCGTACACTGCCAGCGGCGGTCCCGCTGTAGGTCGCACATTAACGGCAAACGCTAACGGAGCCCTCTCGGTAGACAGCGTAGCGGTTGCCCTCAACGACCGCATCTTGGTAACAGCGGCCACAGCCGGCGGAGATAACGGAATCTATGTCGTCACACAGGTAGGGAGCGCGGGCACTCCTTGGATTTTGATCAGGACGACAGACAATGACGACTCGGCGAAGTGTTGCAACAACATGGCCACCAGAATAACAGCCGGAACCGTCCGTACCGGCTTCAACTACAAAATCTCTACCGCTAATCCCATCAGTCCCGGTGTCACCTCCATAACGTTTGCTTCTTTGACATCTGGAACGCCCGGACGGTCCACTACAGACAGCTTGGTTGTTCAATGGTTTGACGGTACGGAAACCGTTTTGGCAACTTCTCCAGCATACACAGGCGGCCTCTAATGAATAACTTCCGGGCCTATCAAATCATCTCTGTCCACGAGGGGGTCAAGAGTTGGCTCTACAAGGACAACAAGGGCTTTGTCACAGGCGGAATCGGGAACTACTTTCCCACTGTAGAATCATGCCTGGCCCTGGATTGGGTGCGCAAGGACGGTTCTGCGGCTCCCTCTACGGAAGTAATCGCTGCCTACCAGACCGTCTCAAAATGTGGCGTAGGGTTCAGAGCTTCGTACTATGCCCAATTCACCAACGTTCGGCTGACGATTCAGGCAATCGAAAACCTCTTCTTTTCCCGTGTCGCTGAATTCGGGAAGCAGATCCAACACTACTTCCCTGACTTTGATACATGGCCTGAGGGTCCGCAGCTGGGGACCTTGGATTGGGTCTTCCAGTGCGGTATCGGGAATCTCATCAAAACTCAACATCTGGCACCAGCACTCAAATCCCACCAATGGAATGTGGCCTCGTCCGCCTGTCACCGAGCAGACGCTTCTGACGAACGTAACGACACGACCGCGAAATTGTTTCTCGAACAACCGGTGACCTAATGTCCATCGTAGCGGCGCGAGTTTCTATCTCGGTCAGCGCTGCTTCGTCCAGCGGCGTGCTGACCTGCTCCTCCACGTTAGGGGTGATCATCGGGCAGATAGGGAATATTTCCAAGACGGGCGTCATATCGCGGAACGTTCAGGTCACAGATATCCTCAACGGCACGTCTTTCCGGTGCCGAATTGACGAACCGGGCTACAACTCCAACAACGTATTCGGAGACCTGTCTGCTTTCGACGGCGGAGGGGCCCTCTTCAACGCGGAAGAACAAGTGGTGGGGACCCCGGGCGGAGGGGTCGACAGTATCATCGCCGGCAACAATATCATCCTCGGCGGAACCTCTACGAACCCCATCATCAATGCCTCCGGCGGAGGCGGTGGGTCCAGCTCAGAGTGGAAATCGCCCTGCTTCGCTGCCACTACCGGCCCAGGCAATATCGCCACCGACTTCCAAAACGGCTCTGTAGTGGACGGAGCGACTCTTCTGACCGGCGATCGTCTGCTTATCAAAAACCAGGCGGACCCGACCACTAATGGGATTTACGTCGTTGCTTCTTCTGGCCCACCCGCCCGAAGCTCCGACGCTGCTTCCGGGTCCGACCTTGTGGGAGCTGTCACCTATATCGAAACAGGGACCGTAAACGGCCAGCGGTCATACGTCAATACCAATACCTCGATTGTTCTTGGGGTGGACCCCATCACCTTCGTGCTCTTCGGGTCTTCTGCGGGCGCCCTGCTGGCTGCCAACAACCTAAGCGACGTAGCCAACGCAGCCACGGCTCGTGGCAATCTCGGCCTAACCATCGGTCTGGACGTCCAGCCCTTCAACGCTGGCATCATGCTCAAGACCGACTCGATTGCGCTGTACGCTGCGCGTAGGGCTCGGGCACTGCTTTCCTTGACCAAGCCCCCAGAAACGCTCTACGACTCAATGGCGGCCCTCCCTGGAGACCTGGCGTCGGTCTGGACGAGGGACCTGGGAAGCAATGGGACTCTAACCAGAGTCACTGGTACGGGGCTAGCCCGCCTCGACACCTCAGGGACGGCCTCCAGCTCGGCTGCCATCGCTGCTTCCGGTAATCCCGAAACATTCGTAGGATCATGGGCTCCGGACCCCAATTCGGGGACCTCTTACGCCCTATTCGTTTTCCGTGTGCCGTCTGGTGTCGACGCTCAAACCAAGGTGCTTATGGGCTATGTCCAGGGTTCTGGAGCGACTGTCGGGATTGGCATCAATGGGGCAGCCTCGACTTCGAACTTTAGGCTCTACTCGGGAGGCTCTGGAGTGGCCTCGGCCATCGCCATTGACACTAATTTCCATATTGCCGAGGTCTGGACTACGGGCTCGGGAACCATGTTTGGTGCAATTGATGGGGAAACTCCGGTAAGCTTCAGCATGGGAGCCTTTGCCCCTGTCTTCCCATGGTGTTCCGTTACAAATGGAACGACGGCCGCATCCAGGAAATTAGACCTGGACACGGCCGTCTATTTGGTGCCTTCTAGTTTTATTGGTACTTGGATTTAATTACGGGCAGCTGTGCGCTGGCCCAGGAGTATCGTAATGCATCGGCTGGACTACCCGGTATTCGTAGGCTACCCCCTGACTGACATAATTCACATCGATTGATAGCCAGTTAGTGCCGAACCCAATTGCGGGTAGCTGCGTCTGCGCGGTCGCGTTGGGCTCGAACGTGAGCATTTCGACACTGTCGATACGCACCGGATTGCTAGGATCGAAATCCCAGTGACACTCTCCGGGGTTGGGGTTGGCAGTGTCGTGGTCGAGAATCCAGGTTTTGGTGGTCCACTGTGTTCCGTGGTTATCCCAAGTTGCCGGGAACAGCCACGACTGACCATTGTTGCCACCGACGAATTCGATGGCATCTGCCGAGGACCACGAGGTTTTGAGCAGTGCCAATCCATTGCACACTAGCAATGGCCCTGATGCTGCCGAGGTCTGCGCTGCCGTGTGGCTCAGTCCAAGCACCCAGTCGCACGTGGCGTAGTCGCGATTGGGATCGCCTCGGTGATTTTCGTCGCACATCTGTGCGAATGCGTTAACTGGGACGAACGTCGAGGCGCGGGAATCGAATCGCCAGTACGGCAAACTCCCTACGCCCACTCCAACCAATGATCCAGCTCCGCCTCCCTGCTTGAACTCGACAAACCCAGCGTTGCCGGCGTCGGATGTATGCACGTAAGACTGACACGCCACGATTTTTTCTTGCGCCACCGAGATTTCGGCTGGAGCCTGGTGCGGTCCCGTCTCAACGAGGGCTAGGTCCTGCGGCCTTGGGGTTCCACCGCATGCCGCCAATAGCGCCACAAAAATGATGATCTTCTTCATGCTCTTCTCCATCTCAGAACGAGGACGACCACGTCATGGGCATGACCTGCCGGTATTTGCGAGGGAAAATGCCCCGCGACGACGTAAACTGGATCTCGACCCACAGGAGCGGGATGTGGCTCGTGAAATCGAACGTGGAATCGAACGAAGCCGCATAGACCAGCGTCGGAGTGACGGTCTGGTTGGTGTCCGACCACACGCACGCCATGTTGTTAAACGTGGCGTTCCAGGTCGCCGGGTCATTGCCCGAATTCCCCGAGTAAGTATTCCCAGTCCACTGGGCGCCTCCGTTTGACCACGCCGCCGGCCAGAGAGAGCCAACGTTGTTGGCCTCGACGCCCACCGCTGGTCGGAGCTTGAGGTCGCGGCCGCTCCCGGCGCCGGCCTGGCACACCACGAATGGGGCCGTAGCCGACCCGACGGTGCTGATGATCCAGCATGACCCACCGGACGTGCACGCGCTCGCACCCGACACGGTGCCCTGCACGTAGCGAAACGAGCCAGATCCCCTGATGCTCGCCTCGGGAGCCCCGCTGCCAGCGGGGCCAATTGCGTTGAAACTGTCGAAAGACTCCAAGAACCCAAACGAGTTCGCATCGTTGACGATGTCGTGCTCGTTCGCGAGCAGCTTTACCTGGCTCACGTCCACAAGGCCCGGGTCAGACACAGGGACATCGACCCCCTGTCGCGTGCCGCCGCATGCGGCAAGCGCCGCGCCCAATACTAATCCAATCAATACTCGTCTCATTGTATACTCCTTTTGTTGCGTTACTCTGATAGACCCCGGTACCACCATGGCACAGGTCTTGTGAATGTGTTCTACACAGTCCAGTGTATAGATTGCCCGTAGGCGTAAAATAGCGGGCGCCGCTGCGTACCCCTTCATCCTCCCCAAACCGAGGCCTGGTTTGTCCAAAATACGCAGTCGTCCAAAAGTGCAAGGTAGGCCGGCCGGTCGTCTTGCACCACGCCCAAATTAATCCTGTTTCTTCGGTCGATTCCTTTCGTACCTTTCCTCTTTCAATTTTTGAATAAGACGGCGCTGGTCTGGTTCCCAGAGGTACTGTTCTTGTCTCAGGCAATCCAATATTGAGATTTCAGACGGGTCTTTACCGAACGAGACCTCGAACTTACCATCCCCAACTTCCTTGAATCCATAAGATATGAGGCCTTGGCGCCTGACGGGAGCTGCCTTGTAGGGCACCCAGTATTCGGTGTCTTCCTTGCCGTGTTTCACGATTTGATTGAACACCCTCATCCAGTAGGCATTGGTGTCGTCCGCATTGTCCGCTTTTTCGTGCACCTGAGACAGCCAAAACGAGAAAGAAGGCCGGTCGCAATGTGGGCACCAGTTTTTCTCGGGGCCCTTCAAAAGAGTGTTTTGATAAAGAAACCAACGCGAGTGCATAAGTGGTGAGCAGGGCATTATACCATCCCCTGGAGCTTAGGTCCATCCCAAACTTTGAGGAAATTTTCGACGCTCTTCCCCATCCCGGCTTCCATCAGGAGGCCTACCATCTCAAGAGGGGTGAAAGCGTACGGCACGGTGATGTCGTCGTACGAGACCTCCTCGGTCACCACGTCTTCATCGATATCAATCGGAATCGCGTCGTCGTTCAGCATTTTGCTCCACCTAATCTATAACTCATGTCGGCCATTCTTTCAAATCCAATCACCGTTACCATTACTGCGGCGAACGCCAGTGGCATGTTGACCTGCGCCAGCACTACTGGGGTGTTGGTTGGACAGGAAGGCTCGCTATCAAAAGTTGGGGTAGCTTCGGTCCAGATTCAAGTGACCGAGCTTCTTTCTACCACGACTTTCCGGGCTTGTCTAGCTCCTTTACGTGGGCCGCCTAATGCTGTGATGTTTTCTGACCTCTCGGCCTTCAACGGCGGGGCGGCAACGTACCAGACCGACCGTCAGGTTGTGGGCGGTCAGCAGCCCGTCTAACAGCTGCAGGTAAAGAAGCTGCCGCGATTCGCTTCGGGGACAGTTCTCCCCGTCACCACTTCGTAGTGGTTCCAAAACTCATCAGGTACGTCTTCGCCCTCAAGCAGTCCGCCAAAGCAAAGATAGTCGCCGTGATTGAGGTAGCTATCGGCCCCCTCCATGAGGACATCGTACTTGAGTGAAACGCTTGCAGCAAAGTCCTGAATCCACTGTCGGGAGGCAATCTGGGCGGTAGTTACGGCCTTCGCCGTCTCCAGCTTAGGCTCTTCGCTCCCCTCCGGGAACGCAGGGTGCTCCCAAACGTGGCGCAGAGACTTTACCAGCCGGGGCCGCAGAATGGCCCAGAACTTCTGGCCCTTCTTGACCTTACCTTCGAGGAACGGGTCGACGATGCACAGAACTTCTGATCCTCGGGCCTCGACATCGGACGGGTCGTAAGCTACTCCGTCTTTGATAACGATATCCTCACCCGGAAGCAAGCTGCAGGAGGCCATCACCGGCAAAACCGCCAAATGGATCGCGTCGCGCTTCTCCTGCTTGGTGTGGATTTGTCCGAGGGTCTCCAGGGCATCGGTGCTCACGGTTCGCTTGTCTGCGCTCATTTGCCGGCCTTTCTTGTTGCTGCTCGTGGTTTCTTTTCCATCTTCTTGATGCAGTCTGGACAGGTGGGGGTCCGTCTGGCGCTCCCGCAACGCAGGATTATTGCGTACCCGCATCTTGTCTCGTCAGACCAGGCGGCCTCGGAAGGACTTCGACCGCCCTTCGTGGCACACCAGACAACCGGACGCTTAGTAGACGGGCCCGGGGCTTCGCGATCAAGCCAGGCCACACACCAGACGTCCTGGTTCAGGCTCATGTCCAATCCTTTCGTTCCGCTGCCATACGGGCGTGCTTTCGACAGGCACCTCTTCCGTCACCGTCCGCCTTAGGCTTACACCAGGCAAACCTGTTGCAGTCTCTGAAGCGATTCAGATTACACAACCAGCCGTCCTCCAGCGGGTCGTCGGCGATCAGCTTCCAAGACCTAGGGAAGGCCGGCTTCTTAGCCTTGGGCTTCTTAGCCTTGGGCTTCTTAGCCTTGGGCGGCCGCACCCCCGCCAGGGCTTCTAGCGCCTTTAGAATCTGCTCTAACAGCTGCTCGGTGCGGTAGGTGCTCATTTCCAATCTCCGGTTTTTGCCGCCATGAGAGCGTGCTTGCGGCACGCACCTTGTGTCCGCGTAAAATTCTTGGGGCGACACACGGCGTTTTTCCCGCAATTTGGAAAAGCTCGAAGCTCGCAGACCCAGTCCTCGTTATCGTCCTCTGTGATGAGCCTCCAAGAGGAAGGGATCTCGATAGGTTTTGTCTTCCGTTTCTTGGTCTTCGCCGACTGACCGCCTGCCTGGCCATTCTCCTTCAGCACTTTCTGATAGCGGGCCTCCGAGCTTTCGCAAGTCGCCTGAAGAACCAACAAAAGATCAAGCTCTTTCTCTAATGAAACATTCTTCAGCTCACGCAAAAGCTCACGCTGGATCTCCATGGTCCGGCTGTAGGCGGCCCGGAACCGCCGGAGCTTCTTAAGCTTTGCGTTGAGCTTCTCCTCCCTGATACTGCAGCATAAAGACCCGTAACAGTTGTCATTTTCGGGGTTGCCGCTGCCGCAGACATCGCAATGATTGCTTTTCATTGTGTCACATAAAGGGGATGAACTTGTAAGCGTGGTGCAGGAACCAGCACTTGGCCGTGTAGTAGATGTTTGAGAGCGTTACCATGCAACTACCATAGCGCTCACCCTTGAGCGTGTCAAACCTTTTTTCGAGAATTCGGCAGTGAAACACCAGGCCGTCAATCTGATCTCTGGCAGCGGCCAGGCCAAGGCTTACGCCCACGGCCCGTTCGTAGCAGGCCGAACAGGGGTACCACTGGTCCATGGCTTCGGAGTCCCACCGGCCGCATTGGCCATGGCACTCTTCACAGTCACTGACGGTGGTCAGGGCGATTTCTCGGTGCAGTTGGCTCACCTCCATGATTGACTTTGGCATTATACCTCCAAACGTAGATACGGATTGAAGAATTGGCTCTGGTCCTCTGTGACATATCCGAAGGGATTGCAAACCATCCTGGTGGACCCGAGCATAAAGTCGTTCGAGTCATGGGTGTGCCCATAAACCCACAAAGCGGCACCCGAATGCTCGGGTGCAAACCCCGAAACGAAGTATTTGTTCAAGGTGCTGTGCTTCCACCTCTGCGTGACACATTGCATTGAAGGGAGGTGATGCGTCACAATCACGTCGGCATCGGATTCGAGGCGCCTGTAGTTCACCTGGAACTCCTGATTAAGACGGTACGCTTCGGGGTCCATATCCGAAATCATGTTGAAGTCGTTCATCTGGGCCGAAGGCGGGCACTTGGGGAACCAGCCTGTACCGCCGAAGAACTTTATTTCGTCGATCGTGACAAAGTCGTTGTTGAGGAAGTGGACATTGGAGAAAGGCTTTACGGTCTTCAGCAGAACCTCTCGACTTTCGACGATGCCAGTCCCGTAAGCTTCATGGTTGCCGGCGACGTATACCACATCCTTCCAACGCCTCGAAACGCGCTCGAAAACGGGCCCCAGATTCCCGGCATGGCCAATGTCTCCAGCCATCACCAAGACGTCGCCCTCCACGGGAAGACTCTCAAAAAAGTCCTTCCCGCCGTCTCGGTGGAACTCTGTGTGGACGTCACTTACGGGCTGGATCAGCATGTTACCCCTCCGGGAAGCACTCGTTGGGGATGGTTTTGCGGTACTGTCGCCACCCACGGAAGTTACCAGACCTATTCCGAATGTCAAGCGCCTGGGCGACGTGCTCTGTCGGCGACATGTGTCCGTTACGGATCAAATCGTCGTGGAGCCGAATATCTTCTGCGGGAGCCCGAGTCCCGCTGTGAGTCAGGTATGAAACCCTACAGCACCGGCCGACGGCAACCTTTTTGAGGTCTGGAATGGTAAAGCCGTCGAGTGCTCGCCAGTCTTCATCGTCTACAAAAATCAAAGGCAGGTGCCACTGACCTGCCTCCAGCTCTGCCGGAGTCGACTCTTCCCGCGTCCGGAACATGGCGTTTGCAAGGTCTTGGAAATGGGGCTCAGCGTCTTTGTGGCGGCGGAGTCCAAAGAAGTTTCCCACCTCGGTAGCGGAAATGATAGTAACGATATGCATCCACGGCTCCAGCACGCGATTCACAATCTGCTTGTGAATACCAGCGTTCATCAGCCGAGTAGCGGTCTTGACAGCTTCGTCTCGGAGATACAGCCAGTCATCGACCGCAGCCTGACGGACCTCTTCGGGGACCTGATCGCCCGCCTGCATGCCCCGCTGGTTTTTGCCAATATGGTCGGGAATCCACGGGTTGGTCACCACGCGCTCGATCATCTTGGCGACGGGAATGGCTCGGGAAGAGGCGCTGTTGGTTGAGAGAGCGCGGTGAGTCTTCACCTCGGCATGGATCGCGCGCGGGTACTCGCACTCCCAGGTGGTCAGCCTCTTCCCGCAAGGTGCGATGGAGTCGGCCAAAATACGTACGTTAATCATTCTTCCTCCCCTTCCTTAGGTCCTTCGTATGGTCTGGTGGCTATCTCAAACAGCCTTCGGCGCATCCATCCCACATCCAACCATCCGTCGTCAGAAGTCCAATCGATGAACTGTTCGATGGCGTGTACCATCCCGGCCTGCACCATGGCAAAGTCCCGTTCTGGAACTCTCAGCCCCTCAACCTCAACCTTAGCTGCGATTTCGCTAGGCGATTTCAGAAACTCTCTATCTCTCATATGCCTCGTCCTCCTCTTTTAGGTCATAGATGTGCTGAGCAAAGGCCTCTCTTAGCTTAAACAGCGTCTGCCTACACACGCACAATGGGCACTCTCCGCAATCCGCTGATTGCGCCGGCTTGCCTGGTTCCGAAAATCTGGCCGGGCACTCCACCCCAGCCCAAGAGCGAACCTTCTCTGCTAAATAGCTCCTCGCGTCCTGGTCTTTAGTCATTGGAGTAGAACTCCATTCCAAAGAAGTAGGCCGCCTTCTCTGCCACCTGTTTGCAGGCGTAGGTCTCCAAGAGCCTTAAGAACTCCTCCCTATTGCCTGTGCTGATCCCTGTGACCAAGTCTACCAGAGAGAACGGCTCCAGGAAAGGGGTGATTGCCTCAAGCCGTGTCTCAAGGTCAACTCGGTGGTCTAATAGGTTGGCCAGGTTCTTTATGTTGCTTTTAGTCGGAGGCTGTGTGGCTCCAGCTGCTACCAAAAGGGAGCCGATATTGTCTACCGTCGGGTGATTGAGGGCGTCTGTGAATTTCGCCTTCCGCAACCTCGGAACTGGCGGCTTGATTTCGTCTGAGCTATCTCCGAACAGGGCTTTGGCAAGCTTGATGCGGCCAGGGTCTTTGACCCCGAACTCCTCCTCGACGTCTTCCTTGGTGATGAGTTTGTCGCGATTGGGGTAAAACACGCTCACGTTGTCAAACCGAAGCAGTGCCCAGACATCTTTGTCCCCGCTGAGGATTGTCACGGGGGTTTCTCGTGCGAATTTCTCTGTGGCATAAGCGATGGCGTCATCGCCCTCAGCTAGATCCTTTTTGAGATGGAGCCCAGGCAAGCACCGGAAGACCTCTTCCACCTCTGGGCAAGGATTCCACCTCTCCAGGTCACGCTTAGCCTTGTACTCGGGGAGGATAGCTTGTCGGCGCTTCTTTGCTCCAGCCCCATCATAGCAGAACACCACGAACCAATTGCCTGCAGCAATCTTCCTCGCAATAGTCGAAAGAAGGAGGGTGCAGGCCCCGTGAACGTGCCCTGTCTTTTTGGTGCCGATCGACAAATCGTAAGCGAAGGCGGACCTCCAGGCCAGGTTTGATACGTCCACAACCAAGATATAGTCGGCCTTATCAATCCCTGGAACGATCCTGCAGGTCTTTGCGAAGCCCTCAGGCAAGTCGATGGTGTCGTCGAACTCCATTACCCCTCGTCTCTCCATAGCTCCGTGGCCGTGAAGTTGACAATGTGCTGCGACTGAGACTGGACAACGGCCTGCATCCCCCTGAGGGCTGTCTGAAGGCCTCTCACCAGCCCGTTCTTGTAGCGCAACTCTTCTTCGAGTTCCCAGTTCTTGGTAGTAAGCTTGTCGGCGATGTCCTGCGTCTCGTAGAAGTCCTCGTCACGGCCAGCGAGGGCGGCGTACAACTCTTCGATTCTAGCCTTGTAAGCAAGGAATTCTTGATACTTGGGCTCGGGGACCATGTGGACGTAGTCGTCGGGGTGGCTCATGGATTGATAGCCCCCTTGCAATCACCTGGCGAATGTCCAGCTTTGATGCATTCTACAATTGCATCGGTATGGGTTTTGGCGATTTGTGTGTTGTAGGCGTTGCCGCTGGCTACACAGCGACTTCCCCAGATCGCTATCGCGAGAACCAAAACCACCACAGTGGAGAGGCATCCCAAAATCTGCTTCGTTTCTTCACTTGTGCTGTTGATAGCGCTCATCGCTGAAAGCTCGCCCACTCGTTGTAGAGTGTAGACAGAACCTCTCGCTCGTCGGCGTCGAGGCCTTCTCCCGTGAGGAGAGACTCCACGTAGTCCGGGTCGTCGTCGACCACGTCCTGGGCGCTCTCTCCTTCGTACTTGCCCTTGATGAAAATTTCCAGATTCTCGCTGTCAAGATATCGTGCCATGTGTCCCTTTCTTATTTTCCAGTAGAACCAAACCCCTTGGTCCCACGTTCAGTCTGACTCAATTCCTGTGTTTCCACAAGGGTAAATTCTGGAGCAGGACAAATCACCAGCTGGGCAATCCGGTCGCCCTCATGCACGACGTGAAAGTCGACGTTCCCGATAAGGGTCATGATGGCGCCGATCTCGCCTCGGTAGCTGGAGTCGATGGTTCCCAGGGTCACCCAGATGCCCCTGGAGGCGAGGCCCGAGCGCCCACGCACCTGGCCCTCCCAACCTGGCGGGATCTCTACAGCGACCCCGCAGCCCACCCTGGTAATCTCCCCTGGACGCAGATACGCCACCTCATTTGCATACAGGTCAAAACCTGCGGCCCCTGGCTCGGCTTTTGTGGGAATCCGAGCTTTGGTAGAGAGTTTCTTGACCTTGATTTCTGACATGACTAGCACTCCATCAGCCTGAGATAGGCGGGAAAGGTGATTGATTCGGCCAGGTACTTCCCGGCGCTTTCGGTCTTCTTCGCTTTGAGAGCGAACAGGGCCCCGGAGAAAGGATATTGGGTTGCGACCTGAGCAAACGCCCGCTGGTCCGTGATGTGGCTCAAGCTTGCCCACGTCAGCTCGATGTCGGCGACGAGCCGCTTGTGGCGAGCCTGGGCCCTCAGGAAATCGTCCGCCAGCTCCGGGAAATACGCCAGACCTTCCGCCGTCTCTCCAGCCCGAACCAGCTCGTGGATGCGCTTGCGGCTCAGCAGCCCGTCTTTGGCGCCGTGGACCAGAAGGTACTTGGCGTTCTTCACCTTGACGCGAGGGAAGCTGCCTGTGGCGTTCCTGCGGCTGTAATCCACAACCACGAAGCCCTCGTCGGTCAGCTCGGCCCCTTGGTTCATATTCCGGACGTACGCTACCACGTCTTCTGGACCACGGAAAGCGCTAAGCCGCTCGGGCTGCTTGACTCTCTCTACGCCGAGCGCCCAGGCTCCGATGGAGCCCATATCGATCAGGGGCTCCTCATGGAAGTTAATTCGGTTCCTAACCCCCAGAAGAGTGACTCTGCTGTCAGCATGACGCACTACCACTCGATTGTAGGGGGTTGTCAGCTCGAAGACGTACGTGTAATTTTCACACAGCTTTTCGCAAAATTCTTCGCGTGCGATAGGTCCGTTCTGCAGGGACGCCCAAAACAACTCGGCAAACGTCAGGTAGTCCAGGGCGGGAGAACACAAAGCGTCCGGCACGCCAGACGTCGACACATGCCACTTGCCGGCGTAGTGGTACAGCGTGATGATGGAGCCATCCACCTTCTCCTCGGCCACGGCCTGAGACCAATCGATTTTGGCGGCGTGAGACTCTCCCAGATTGAAGAACTTCTCGAACGGGAAGGCCACGACCTCCCAGTTGTTTTCGGAGTCGAGAATCAGCCCGCGACACTCCTGGACGATCTTCTCCCCCATGGGGGAATCGATCATGTTGTACTTCAGCAGCACCAGGTTCGGGTGCTCGTTGTGCCGCTTGAAATCGATTGCGTACGTTTCATGCAGGGCGTTAAGCCCGTCTCGGTTATGGTTCTTGCGGAGGAACTTCTGGACTTCCAGCTCGGGTCTCTCGGGTGTCATGGGAAGACAATACCGCATCCCGCCGGGATGTCAAGCTTAAATCTCGCAAACCCCAGACTTGCACCGCCCGCCCTCGATGTCAGCTTCCACCGCATTCTTGGCATGCTTGATTGCGTCCTCAAGGGAAATCGGGGTCAAGGGCTGGTCCTCTCTGCTCCCGTCCGGATAGACGGTTATTCCCTTCAGGTCTGGCAGGAATTCCATATACAGCTCGGACAGCTCCTCTGCGGTCGTGCCCGGGGGCAAGTTGATTGTCTTCGAGCAGGCGTTGTCAAGGTGCTTTTGGACCACCCGCTGCATCTCGCAGTGTTCGCGCAGCTTCAGCTCGTGGGCGCCCTGAAAATGCTTGACGCTTCGGCCGGCCTCGATGTACTCCCGCAAGAGGGGATGGATCACGATCTCCTCCTTGAGGGTGTTGTCCGTATCTCGGAACTTGCGACGATAGGCGGGCGCAAACATTGGCTCAATCCCTGAAGTCACCCCTTGGACCATCGAGGTGGTTCCAGTAGGGGCCACCGTCAACAGGGCCACGTTCCTGATCCCGAACTCTCGAATCTTCGAGCGAACGGAGGGCTTCAGGGTCTTGGCAAAGCCAGAACGCAAAAACAGCTCGGGATTGAACTTCGGGAACGACCCCTTCTCTTTGGCCAAGTCGATCGAGGCCTCGTAAGCTCTGTTCTTGATGAACCCCATCACCTTATCGACCAGCTCTAGGGCCTTGTCGGTGTTGTACTTGAGGCCGAGCATCAGGAGCATGTCGTGGAGCCCCATCACGCCGAGCCCGATCCGTCGAAGAGACGAACACTGCTCCTTGATTTCGGACAGCGGGTACGTATTGACGGTCAGGACGTTGTCCAGAAAACGAACGGCGGTGTTCACCACCTCGCCCAGGGCCGCGTAATCGACCCCTCCGGAGTGAACAAAGCGGGGGAGCACCAACGCCCCCAGACAGCAGCAATCGTACGGGGCGAGCCAGATTTCACCGCAAGGGTTCGTACACACAAGCTTGTCCGAATACCACGCATTGTTGGTTTTGTTGGCCAGATAGCCATTGAGAACGCCAGGCTCACCACACTTCAGTGCGTTCTTGACGATTTTGTCCCAAATTTCGCGGGCCGGAACCTCCGCAATCACGCGCCCGCCAAACGTCAAGGGAACCTTTTCGTCATTCGTTACCGCTGCGAAGAAAAGCTCTGGGTCTTTGTCGAAAATCACTGACACGTTGGCGTTGTTGAGCTGACCGAGGTCGAGTTTTGCGTCCAGGAACTCAAAAATGCTTGGGTGGTCGTGCTCCAATGCGCTCATGAGAGCTGTTCGGCGCCCACCACCGGCCTTGATTTCCTCGCCGGCAGCGTTTTGCATGCGCATAGAGCTTACGGGGCCTGTGGCGTAGCCGCCGGTCCCATGAATGGGAGCGCCCTTGGGTCGAATCGGAGAGAAATTCGTGCCGATTCCTCCGCCCGTGCCAGAAATAATCACCGTGTCCGACAGATGGCGCCCCCACCCTTCGCGGCTATCAGCCGTAGGGATGACGAAACAGTTCAATAGCTGACCTCGGGGGCGCCCGGAGCCGTACATAATGCGCCCACCAGGAGCGAAAAGGCCTTCCACCAGGATGGAGTTGAATTTCTCGCTGTACTGCACCTGGGCAGCTCCGTCCTCGGCAGAAGCCACGAACGCAGCGACACGCTTGCAGGCCATGGCCCAGGTTTCGTCTGGGTGTGCCCGATAACGCTTCTGAAAAATCTCCAATCCCAGACCCTTTGGCTCAAACATGTTATCCCTATCCCTCTTTCGGTAGTGATTCAAACTCGTTAGACCAGTGCCCCGAGTCCTTCAGTTTTCGTTCCCACGCTTGCTGGGGTCGGCGGTTCCTCTTCCTGCACGCCCAAAGCATTGTGCCATAATTCCTATCCTTGCGCCAGGCCAAATACACCTCTGGTAGCTCGGAAAACGACACCGGCTCACAGTCCGAAGACCCCCACGCAAAAACGTCACTACAGATTACCGCCAGCTGCACCTCGACAAGGCCCGCGTTTGTTGGTGAGGGACTGATAGAAACGATCATCACCTCGCCGTCGCGCATAAGGTCTTCGAGCATCTCGTCGGGGTCGCTGGTCATAGTTACTCCGCCTCTTCGATGTCGATCGAGGGCTCTTCCTCGACGATTTTCTCAACCAGCTTCTTGACTTTTTCCTTCTTTGCTTTCTCGGTAGGGGCCGCGAGCTTACCATTGCTGTGCTCAAGCTGTTCCTCCCCGTCCACCAGCTCGGCAGAAGTCGCGGACACGAAGGCCGCCTTGAGGGTGTTGCCTTCTTCGTCATCGGCCGAACCGCCGATTTCGAACTCGGTCCCTGCGCACTCCTTGCAGACCCAGCCAAACTCATTCTCGACCCAGCCAGCCTTCAAGGCTTGCTTCTCGGTCCCGTCGAACACCTTGTCGTTCTCTTCGACTACGGTCTGAATCGAAGCCCGGAACTTTGCCCCAGGAACCCGAGGGTGAGTGAGGAAGATGTTCGTGGGAGGCTCGGAGCCAAAATAATGGACCACAGAGGCCCACGACTCTCGGCTGTGGAACAAAACCTCGTCAACGGTGCTGGGGACACCGTGAGCATCGTAAATCTCATAAACAGGAGCCTTCTTGGCAGTCTTGACCGTACATGCTGTGCAAACGATATCGCTCATTGTGTGTCCCTTTCTGTATTTTCCATCTCGACGAACCAGGCCTGGCCGTTGTGCTGCATTCTCAAAGTCTCAAACGGCAAAGGCCCGCAATTCAACAGCCCCTGGAAGAGCCCATCCACAAAGACCAACTGAAGGAACGCCTGTCGGCGAGCCTCTTTCTGGTCAGGTGTGGAAGGGTCGTCGGTCAGCACCACGATGTGGCGTTTGGCGCCGATCATGTCGACGCATTTGTACTTCCTGGTCACTTACCACCCTAAACGCAAACCAACGCCAGCATCAAGATGGGAGTCCGTCCAGGCCTGGCCATACAGGCCACCGAACAATCGACGCTCCAGCACCAAGCGCAGAACCATTGGCTTGGGGACGCCGGGGATAACGTTCCCGATCCCGTCGATAGGATGAAGAAGGTTCAATCCCACCTGCGCCGCCAGCCCCCAGTTGGGCTTGCGTAGTTGCTCCACCATCTTCGAGGTCTCGACCTGCTTGTTGTCTGTCACGTTGGTGTTGGTGGTCGCCTGATCGTCAGTCTTCTTTTCCGAAGAAGTATCGGTCTTCTTGTCAGTCTCGGTCTTGTTGACTACCGTTTCCTTGACCTCTTTGGTGCCGTCGGCGTGGTATTCGATGACCCGCTGTGTGACGACATTGTTCTTGATCTGAATCTGCGAAATCGCCTTCTTCAACTCCTCGATGTCGACCTTTTGAACGATGGTCTGCAGCTCGTGACGGGTCTCAATAGTCTTGGTGGTCTCTACAGTCCGAACATCGACTGGAGCAAAATGCCGTCCGGCAAGGAAGCTCGGGACCGCGACCAGCACGACTCCGAGAACGATTAGGATGGCGGTTTTGTGGGAGGTGAAGGTGCTGATATTGAGCATGTTAAACAACTTTCTTGAGGCGTTTTCGGGGGCGGGGGAGGATGACCGTGTCAGCAAGATTGGCCTCCACGGCCTCCACGGCGGACAGGAACGTCTCCTTTTCACACATCCTACGGAAGACGGCGGGTTTCATCTTAGCTCGCTGCGCCATTGTCGTGTAATATTGGTCATTTAGCAGGTTGGACTCATTGATGTAGGGGCCGATGTATTGATGGGGGCCCGAGTAACTAACCGACCCGCAGTGAACCATAAATCGACAATGCTTTGAAAGAGCCCTGACGTCGCACGCCTGCAGTATCAAAGTTGCAATCGAAAAACAGTTCCCGATTACATGCCCGATCACCAAGGGTGTGCACATCTGGATGGCATCGAAGATGGCCCATCCGGCCCCATCCTCGCCTCCGCAGGAGTTTATTACGATAGTGATTGGGAGGTCGGGGTCTTCCGCCTCCATTCTCCTAAGACTCTTTGTGATGGCGACAGCCATAGAATTCGAGACGCTATCGAGCACGTAAATTTCGCGCAGCTCGATGTCTGCTATTTCTACGGGAACGGGTGACGTGTCATGAGAATCATGCTCGGCCTCTTCTGATTCGCTCTTCAAAAGTCCTCCTATCCTTCTGTGACGTCGTTAGCGCTCTTGAGTAGGTGGTGCCCGTCGGCCCAGATTGGAAAGTTCTCTTTCTGAGCCTTCCACAAGGTATCATGAGCATTAAACCTACCTAGAGCGTAATAGGGAGTGTACGTACCCTCGGCTCGGTCATAAAATGCCACGCCGGTTGTCGCCACCCGATCGGAACCAAGACGGTTTTTGACAATCCGAATGAAAGTGGGAGAGCCGTTGGCTCTGATATCCCCGGCCGAAAACCCCCAAGCTGGAGCCAGCATGATGGCTGTGGTCGCGATTTTCGTGATGTCTGAAGAGCCGTGGAAGTCGTCTAGGCCTGGAGCGAGAGTCTGTCCGGAGTCCTTCCGGAGATGGGAGATAGCTAGAATCGGCTTCCCGAGTCCGAGGGCAAGGTGTCTCAGCTTTTTCACGAGCATTTTCATGTCGTGGTTTTCGTTCTTTCCGTCACTGTCAAAATACTGGAGGTGGTCGATGATAATAAGCTCTGTCTCGTCAAAGATTTTCAAGACCTCTCTGTCGAGGTCTGGGAGACCGAAGTCGTTTTTGATACGGTAGTACGTCTTCAGCGTGTTGTACGTGTCGTGAAACTCTTCCTCTACTGACTTAGAGAACTTCGCCAGCCTCTTTTCCAACCGCCCCATGCGCCAGTCTGCATAGTTGAAGCCCGCCAGTGACTGTTCATCTCCTCGAAGGCGCCGTCCGAGTAGCCCAAATTTTATTCGCCGCTCGATTTCAGCCTCTTCCGCTTCGAGCGCGAAAAACGCCACCCGTCGTTTCTGTTTGGCGTTGTGCTGGGCGATGATTTTGAGCAGCTCGGTCTTCCCCACGGAGGTGCGAGCCCCGAAAAGCACCAAATCGTTGGGAATGATGCCGCCCAAACAGTCGTCCAAGAACGTGACACCATAAGGCGTCAGGTTGTTTGCGTCCTCTAGCCGGCGCGCTGCCTCGCCGTCGAAACGGATAATGGCGTCCTCCATCTTATCTGGCTTGGTCCCGGACATGCTTCGGATACGCTCAAGGTCAACAGAGCCCTGTTCGTACAGCTTGGCTGCGGCTTCGTGCTCGCCAGCATTGTACAGCTTGGCGATGTTGGTAATTTTGTCGGCGATCACCCGTGATTTGGCCCAGGACGAGAGATTCTTCGTCAGGATGTCTAGGGCGATGTCGTTTGCCGAGGTGATGCATGCTGTAACCTGGCGAGACATCGCCGGCCGTAGGTCTGGGTCTTTGGCAGCTACAAATTCGACTAGCTCCTCGGGGCCTGGTGGGCGGGCGTAATACTTGCGAAACCTGGCGATGTGGTCCCACAGCTCCTGCAGGGCTGCGTCCGCAATCCACGACTTCGATACCCCGAACTGCTCCAACTGGTCCCACAGCTCTGGACCCACGAGGGCGTGTCCGAAAACAGCTTGTTGCTGGCGGACACTGAATGCTATGTTGTCTTTTTCAGCCACTTAGCCTTTCAGATAAACATTGACCATGCCTAGATTCCACGGCTTGGCTGCTCGCACGGAATTACGTGCTTCCTCGAACGATAGCGCTCCTAGGTCAGCTTTCTCTCCGTCTGCACGGGAAGGCAGCTCCACCTTCGTCACCCGCACCCCTTTCAATTTCGATATCAGAGCCCCGACATCCGACGCCGCATCAGGGTCCAGTGCAACACACACCTCCTTGACGCCCCACGACAGCACCTGGTCCACCTGCTGCTGGCTCACCATCTTCCCCATGGTGCAAACCCCACCAGGCCCCGCTTTGATGGCGTCCACAGGACCCTCACACAGTATAGCACGTTCGCAGCCGCGAAGCAGGTCCCCGAACAAAACAAATCTGTGCCGGGGGAGTCCGTCACTGTTTTTCGACTTCGGTCTAAACTTGGAAGGACTACCAATGATTCGGTACTGCCACCCATACAGCTTTCCCGAGACCAACATCGGGAAGGCAATCGAACGCTCCTTGAACGAGTACCGAATCTGATACGCCTCCGCCAGTTCAATTGGGATTCCGCGCGAAGCGAGATACTCCACCCCAGGGGCAGCCTCTTTCTCTATTAGCTCAACACAGTGAAGCGGCCACGATTCTTCCAGGGGTAAGGCCTCACCCACCTCGTCTTCTTCGTCCTGGTCGTCGATTAGGCTGGCTTCGAGCTTGATAGCGGCGTCTGGGCTATCATACAAAAGCTCGCGTAGGTCCTGAAGGGTCAGGGCCACCAGCTCCCGAAACAAGAATTCCGGTGCCCCCCGAAACGGCTTCCCCTGGTCGGTGCAGGCTTGACAGGTGAAGTACCCGCTCTGGCGATACATGTAGACCGTGTCGCGGTGACACCGAGGGCACTTGAACACGAACGATTTTGCAATCGTCCGATGCTCGATTGAAGAATTCTTCAGCCAATCAAACAACCGTTCCGGGTCAATCTCTCTGCGAATCATCGAGAGACTTTCGACGCCTTCGGGACCTCCACCTCCATCGGGTTACCGTACTCGTCCTTTTCGAGAACAATCACTTCTCGCCCGGGACGCTCGAACCGGTTAGCTACCAATGGGTTTACGGCCCATATTTCACCGTCGCTATCAAACACGCCGACCTGCTTGTACGCTCTGAAGACGGCCCCTTTCGAGGCCTCTCGGTATTGGTCCAGAGCTTCGAACACTTCTGGTCCCCCAAAATAGAACTGGAACGGCACCCCAGAAGGTATATCTTGCAGCGCCTGCTTGTTACTCGTTGGTGTCCTCAGTCTCGGATTCATCTTTCTCTCCTTCTGCAAGAGCTTCAGGGGCCGATTTGACCAACACGCGGTCTTCCTTCTCGGCCAGCAACAAAGCGTTCTTGATGAACTCCTGCAGCTCTGGAGTATCGCGTATTCCGGACAAACATGCAACCTTTCCGTTGAAAGATTTGCCATTGATAACGTACGTCTTCAGGTTCGGACGCTCAATGATATGCTGGCGGTACCCTAGCTTGAACAACTCTTCGTGCTGATTGATAATGCCGCGCTTGTAATCAACCGTGAATTCCCCGACACGGTCGGTCCCGCCCATCGACGAATTCTGCATCCACACGCGAATCTTGTGGCCCGTCTTCTCGCCCGTGTCGGCCATGTCCTGCTTCGACTCGTCGATAAACTCGGTCCCGTCCTCCGCAGTACGCCCGGCCTTCGTCTTGTTGCGCTCTACGTGGATGAAGTATTCGCAGTGATGAAGAACACCGAACGAGGCCGCAGCCTTGGTCTTGTTCCCTCGCATGATTTCCGCCTGGTCCATCTCGGCACGGGCATGGGCACAAACGACCAGTGAGATTTTGCCCTTCCGCTGGATAGGAAGGATGCTCTTCAGGCCAATCTGGACCGTTTGAGCGTGGTCACCGAAAGTCCGCCCCTGGATACCCTTAACGCTAACCGCTTCCTGCCGCCCTTGCACACCTGTGATTGAGTCGATGATAATCATCCCGATGGGAGCCCCGGCTTCGACCATAGGACCGATTTGATCCTTAATTTGGTCGAACACGTGGCTCGGGTCGTTCGCCTCAATGACGACATAACGGTCAAGGTCAATTCCAAACCCCTTCGCCACTTGCGTGGTGACCTGACCTCCGTCTCGGAACTCGGTGTCGATCTTCACCACGATGGCCTCTGGGTCGTCGCGCATGAGCTGTCCCGTCATTGAATTCGACAACAGGGACTTTCCAGCCTTGGGCTCGCCCCAAAGAAGCATCGAGTAACCGCGTGGCAGTCCGTGCGTGTTGGCAAAGAGCCAGTTTACAGACGGGCTTGGACTCCGAATCACAGAAGCGTACGGGTCCCGGTAATGTGTCACTGCGCCTTCGAGCTGGCGCAACTGCTTAACCCACTTGTTAGCCATTCGTTCCTTTCTACTTGTAAATTACGTCAGCGAAACCTGGTGGAAGGGAGCTTCTTTCCTCTGGAGGGTCATTGTGCGGATTGGCGGCGCCCGCCCGCAGAGGCACCGGGGCCGACACTCCTCCTTCGCCCTGTCCGCGAACCAACGCCTTGACTGAGTTGTAAGCGTTTTCGAAGGCCTTAGCCTTGGCCTCCAGGAACGCCAACACGGCCTTGATTTGGTTCAGGCGGTCCTCTGCTGCCTTGACATCCAGGTCAAGATCCACGACCGCGTTCCTGAGGTCTGCAGAGCCTTTGGCGTGCCCCATCTTCTTGAAGGTGTCGTCGTTGCAGCCCAGCAGAGCTTCGGCGCGAGTCCGGCCAACGGCGTTTTTCGCCTCGTCACGTTCAAACCCAAGCTTGGTGCAATTCTCTTGCAGCTTTAGCCAGACATCATTGTACGTCGACAACAACTCCGAGGCGGTCTGCTTATTGACAATGGCCACGTCCTGAAGCCGGGCCTCGGCGATGGCCACCTTCTTCAAATCGATTACAATGGGGGGCCTTACGCCGTCCCCAGCCGGGACGACGTAAGTATGTTTGCCGGATTCAATCCCCATGGGTTTTAGCTTTCGAAGACGCTGTCTAGGCCGTCGTCATCGACCGGCGGAGCCTTCGGCGGCTCGGGCTTGGCCGCAGGCCTGGCAACGGGCTTGGCCTTGGCGGCCTTCTTGGCCTTGAGGGCTGCCAGCTGTGCTTGCAGCGCGGCCTCTTCGTCCTCTTCGGTCGGCTCAGCCGGAGCCGGCTCGGCGGCCTTCTCCTGCGGAGGAGTAGGGCTGCTCGCCGCAACTCCAGCCGGGATTTCGTCGTCCTCTTGACGGCTCGACTCGGCGGGAACATTAGAATCAGCCTGGTCCCGAGAATCGGTACGGTTCAAGAGATGCGCGACGTTCTCTGGAGACGAGTCCTTAGCAAGGGCCTCCATGATCTCGATAGAGTACGAGATGCGAGCCTTCTCTTCCTCCAAATCCGGGAGGGCCTCCAGAGCTGCCCGACCGATTTCTGCGGTGAGGGTATGGAAGTCGAGCCGCTCGCTGCCATCGCCAGGGTTGACGATGCGATTCGGGACAACCTTATCAGCGTCCTGGAATCCGTTTCCCGTACGAGTGAACGACCAGAACACGCCCTTTACCCCCATGGGATTGATCTCGCGGGCGATGAGCTTCTTGACCTCGGCCCGAAGCTCCTTCATCAGCCGGTTGCTGATACGCAGAATGCCGAACTGGCCTGACTTGTTGATGGCGTACAGATGCCACTTGCCGCTGTACCCGTGGTCCTCAAGCCACTCCCGGTAGGGGGCTACGGCCTTCCTGATCTCTTCCTTGGACAACCCCTTCTCCTTGCCAGAGGCGGTGATGGCGTCGATCTTGTCCAGGTAAGGACGACGAGCCTCGACCAGCGGGTCCTGCTTGATGATGATGCCGCCTTTGCGGAAATCCCGCTCCTCGATACCAAGAACGGGGTACGTCTTGATCTTGTCTGGGTTGCGCTGGTCGGTCCCCTTCATGAAGTGGGTGTACCAAAATGCTCCGTAATCGCGGGACTTGATCAGCGACTTCATCGGCGGGAGGATGCGCACCACCAAGGTGGAGTCGGGCTTCAGAGCAAAAGTCTCGTACTTGCCGGCGCCGTAAGAGGCCTCGGCGAATCCTTCTGGTAGCTCGTTATCGATATCGTTTGCCATGTGTTTCCTTTCAGTTTTCGGGACGTTTGCGAAGAGAGTTATTCGTTGTAGTTGTTGAACAGGTAGGTGTAATCAAAGACATCTTTTCTGGCCTTCTCAAGGTCTGGGGATAGGTTCTCCATAGCTTGACGAGCGCCAGCCAGCGTGGCCAGCGAGCGCATAAGTTTGAGCTTTTGCTTGCCTAGAGAAACCTCTCTCTCGCGAAGGCGTTTGTAGGTTTCATCATCGTTAATGGACGACGGCATTGTGGGCTTTACAGTTTGCGAAAGAGGTCTGTGATGGTGTTAAGTTTGGGGACGAAGTCCTCATCGAAATGATGAGCCCCCGTCTTTGCGAAGAGAGATGAAAGAGATGCTTGTTCCTGGGGTGAAGTATTGCCTACGATGAGTACCGGAATTTTCTTACCGTCGATATCGCCTGCGATGACCTGCTCCAAGATTTGATTCAAGAGGAATTGATAGTTGTGCGCCGTATTGCCGGCAGAAAGAGCACGGTCACGAACCCATGCTGCCAGCTCCGGTAGCGTGTTACAGATTGCTTCTCGGTAATCGGGCACGGTTGTCTTCCCGATCTCCAGGTCCTTGCCCTTGTTCTCCAGAGCCCGGAACAAAATGAAGTGCTCGGTGGTGCGGACCATGTGGTCCGGGCCCAGCTGCACCTGGTCGGCCAGGTCGAGCCAGAAACGGTCGACTGACAGCACCACTCCGCCGTTGGCCGACAGAAAAGCCTCGGTGCCAGCGGTCGACCCGGTAGCATAAAGAGCGAACAGACGCTCCGGAACGGTTAGCTCGGTCAGCTGCTTCTTGAGCCCCGGGAGCGCATCCCGGGCGTCCTGCTGCCGCATCTGGTGGCCAGCAGCGATGGTCCGGTGAACCGTCTCTACCGGAGTTGCAATCGTATTATTTGCTTGCTGGATTGTGGTCAGCAGGTCCGCTATCTTTGGCGTCGACATCTTCCTCCTTCAGTTTTTGTGGTGCACGAATTACTTCAAAAGCTCTCACGTTGAACCCCCTCGTGGAGTCGTTCCGTTCGAGAGCAAGAACCGCTATGCAGCCGGGCTCAAGATTATTGGCTCCCGGCGGCAGGCCCTTATCGCCTCTGGGCCACAAGACAGACTCCAGTCTACCACCTCCCACGTCTACATGCAACTTCAAACCTCTCTTAGATTTGTTTGGTCCGTAATTGATAAACTCCCGTGCGTCTACATAGCAAACAACTGCGCACGAGAAACCGCCAGGAGGAACGGTAGTTGCCTCCACGAGGGACTCCAGTCTCTCCCAACCAATGACGGGGTCTTCGGTCTCAATTTCTCGATAATGCGTCCTGCTCCATTTGACCCAGCTGAATCTCAATCTCTTCCCGTCGTATAGTTTGAGATACGCAGGAAGGCCGGCCTTCACTACCAAAACGCGAAGGTCTTCGCCATACGTTGGCAGCACCTCCTTTTTGATTTGATAGCGGCCGTAGGTGTCGAGTGTGGGGAACACGGCCTTCTTGGTCTTCGTATACTTCTTACCAAACACTTCGGTCATGGCGGCGTCATACGCGGCGATACACTCGCCGACAGTGTAATTTTGTGGGAAGAGAGAAGACATGGTCCCTGCGACTATCATTCGGTACACCGTCGAACGATGAATAGAAGAAAGCCCGGGGCCTTCCACCGTCTCTGTTCGGTCCTCGCCCTTTACCTTGCGTTCGCGCGCCTTCGGGTTGGAGTCTTGGTGCTTCTTAATCGCCTTGGCGAAATCCAGGATGGAATCGTAAGGGGCATACTTGCACAGCTGCTCGAACGCTTTCTCGCCTACTCCATTGAGAAGAGACAGCGGGGCTCGGATTTTGTCGCCCTCTATCTGCCAATCGTGCCCCGACAACCGGATGTCGGGTAGCAAAACGAATTTGTGGCAATAGGGCCAGAACTTTTCGTTGATAGCTTTTTTGGTAGCGTTGCCCAGGACCGCCGTCCACCACTCCAAAGGATAATGGAACTTAAGCCACGCACAGGCATAGGCAGTAAGGGCGTACGCCGTAGCGTGGGCCTTGTTGAAACCGTAGGCGGAGAACGTCTCGATGGCGTCCCACAATTGCTGGGCATTCTCTTTGCCAATCTGTTTCTCGGCAGCGGCCATAAAAAACGGGTAAGCCTTATCGACATCTTCCTTTTGTTTCTTGGCCACGGCTGCCCTGAACCCCTCAGCCTCTACACCGGTACAGCCCGTCAGCTCTTGGTACACCCGCTGGACCTGCTCCTGATAAATCAAGATGCCCGCCGTCTCAGGAAGCATCTTTTCCATGATCGGCTGAATCTCTGGCGAAGGTGTCGCCCCACGCTTTCTGCGAGCATATTCGACGAGCATGTTATGTCGCGCGTCCTGGTGGTCGGGCGGCCCGTCCCAGTCAGGATTGATGACGAATGCGTCCAGGGGTCCCGGTCGGTCGAGGGCCGTAAAGTCAGCGATAGCCTTGACGCTGTCGATAACATAAGAGCCATCGGGGCGTTGATGAGAAAAATGTTCGAGCCATTTCTTTGCTGCCGGGGTGTTCAACTGGAACACGGTATCGGTGCGACTCAGAGCGATCTCTTTGAACACAGATGGGTCGGGAGGGAGGTCTGCGATGTCTGCATACCCGCCGGCCGGCAAAGGGACCAGGCGCTGTGGCGGGACAGGAATCCCGTTCAGAACTTGGGTGGTCGGCTCACCTCCATGCCGTCCTTGAACAATCCTGATAGCGTCTTGGATGTCCTTAATTTGGGAGACCACCAAATAGTCCATCTTAACTCCGCCAGCCGCCTCGACAGGGGCCGCCGTGAACGCTGTGACCTGCTCACCCGTGACGGTCGTCAGGGGGATGAATGTCTTGATCGGACGGTTAGCCAAAACGTACGCCGAGGCATGCTTGCCTTTGTTGCGAGGCAAACCCAAAGCCTTCTGGACAACTCCCCACTCCTCAGGATAGCGTCGAATGTACTCGATAAGGGCAGCATCGCTGCCCACATGCCCTGGCACAGAAGACCCGAGCATTCGTCCTTCATCCTCGCTATCGTCACCTAAAGCGAAACGATGATCCGAAATCCCCATCGGGGGCGTCAGGAATTTTGCGGCTAGTTTTTCAACGTCGTCGGCCACATACCCGTGCCTAGCACGCGACACGTCCTTCACGGCCGACCTCATTTTGAGAGTCGTGTCTACGCTGATTTGCGCGATATGGTCCCCGAAGCGTTCATGAAACCAGCCCGGGAACCAAGGCTTGATAGCTCCTTCTTCAGGGCGCGGGGAACTAGCCCGGTGGATTTTCCTGATTCTCATCTATTTCTTTCTCCAGCCACCAAGGGTAGACGTCCGCGTCCTTCTCCTTGGCCTCTCTGACAGTCATTAGCCCCTGGTCCGTCTCCACTTTGAACCACTCGGGCAGGATGTGGAGTGTACCATCCTCTGCTTCAAATTCAACCACTTCCGTCTCTTGGCCTACCAACAGCTCGCGGGACGTAAGGTCTTGGTCGATGTCTGGGAGCTTCCCCGACAGAACACGGTCAGTAGTCAAAAAACGCTCCATTGACAGTTCATACCGAATCGGGTCCAGCTGGGTGATGTCCAGCAGATACGAAATCAACAAACCCCCTGCAGAGCCACGAGCAAATCCGGTCAGCATGCCCTGATTGGAATACAGCCGCGTACACTCCTCTGCGCTGAAGAAGTACGGCAGGAGGTCAATCTTCCCGTTCCTGTGAACCATCTCAATTTCTTTTTTGAGACGCTCCACGTACCTTTTATCGCCTCGTGGGAACTTCCCATGCTTTTGAATTAAAGCCTTCAGGTGAGCCAGAGTGTCAGAGGGATAGAACTTCTTGGGGAGGCTTGGGGTTCCGTCGAACTTGAACCCCTTGAACCCCTGGGCCCACTCGTGGGAGTTGTCAATCCAACTCTCAAACTGTTTGGGCGAGATACCCAATTTGTCCCTAAAATAAGGGTAAGCGTCGTCAGACGACATCCGATAGTACGCCTTGTGAAAGCGCCAATCGCCCTGCTGCGCTAAACGAACGTCCTGGACGCTCTTCTCGTCAGGTGTCGCGAGGTGGCTATCGTCAGAAGGCAGAACCGGCACGTTGTACTTCTCTGCAAGCCTAAGGACGAATTTGTTGACGTTGATCTGGACGTCCGTATTCCCGTAAGGGTCGCATTCATTCTCGATGAAGCCCTCGATACGCTCGACGCTCAACAATTTCACAGGAGCCGGGAGGGCTTCCCACTTCCGGTAGTGGCAAATCTCATGCAGGGTCTGGTAACCACCACCTTTGAACACCGCTGCCAGGTCCTCTGCAGAAATGCCCTTGGGCTCGTTTCTGTTGGTACGCAGCTTCTTCCCGGTATGGAAAGGGAGGCGACGCTTCCCCTCGGGAGCCTCCACTTCCAAAAACACCTTGTTGGTCCAGTTGTGGGTACACTCGTGAGGGAAGACCTCCACGTAGAATCGGCCCTTGAACAAGTGATTGAGTCGATCGAAGTATGCCTCTGCCGCGTCCTCGTTGTTGTGCTCCAACAGAAAGCGCCCAACCATCCCTATCAAACAGGACGAAGTCGCCGTTACATTTTTTGAGGCCAGCTCTTCGATTTGGTCCCAGGCGAACAATGGCTTCAGCTCGGACCCATGCCGCTCGGCTCGGGCGTCGGCGTCAGACAGCAGGCGAACGCCGGTAAGGTACGCGGCGTAGTCCCGAAACCCCAGGGTCAGGTGTTGGTATTTGGAATACTCGAAGTACGAACCGTCAGGATGTTCGGCAAGCCAGGCCTCCTTGTCCATTCCTTTGGGGATAGTGTCTGTCTTTGCGACCCCAAGGCTCCCAAGGATTGGGCAATTGTCGTCACGCACGTACGCTTCGAGCCCCACACAGGGCAGCAGGTTGTGCTTCTTGGCAAGCTTCGTGACCTCATAAGCTGCTGCCAGTGACCCGTGATCGGTGCAGGTGATACTTCCGGAGCCTAGCTCCACTTCACGCTTTGCAAACGCAGCAGGGGTGGCTCCAGAGTCGAGAGAAAGGGGGTGACAGTGTGGAGTCGAAAACGCCTTGAAGCTCATTATGCTCCCATCAGGGCGCGAAGCTTGACGACGATCTCTTCGTGTTTGGCCACAAGCTCTTCCTCGGTGAGGCCCAGCGCCGGGGCGATGATATGCGCCGGACAGCCGTCCGGGTATCTCTGTTCAAGCTTTTGAATGCTGTATCCGAAACGCTTCAACAAGATGAAATCGGGATCTGCAGTTAGACGCTCATCGCTCATGGACGCTCCATCGGAAGTACGGTCGCAAGTTTTGGGTTCTCTAAGGTTTTCACCAACTCAGAATACAGAGCTTTGGCGCCCTCCAGTTGTTGTCTGGTGCCTTCCACCTCGACTGCAGCGTTGCCGATATTGATTCGGATTTCGTCGATGAAGGCACCTATATCCGCAATTTGCTTGCGGCAACTTTTGTAGCGCCCCAGGTCTATGACCTCCGAGTTGAGTGTCTCGCGTGCGTCACTTTTTACCGACGCCAAATTAGCCTCGGCGGACAGTAAAATCGCTCCGTGTTTGGTAAGAACAGCCCGGCTGCGGTCAAGCTTCGACGACAACGTCTGTATCGTTGCGTACGTCTTTTTGATACCTTCTACAAGCTCAGCTTCTGCAATCACCGGATAAGTATAGCAGAGCTGGGTAGTTTACGCAACGGGCGGTTTCGGACACGCAACTGGGGCGTTTCAAATACGCCACTTACCATCGACGATGAAAACGAGCTGCCTCTTGCCGTTCGCCAACAGCAAACAATGGGCCTGTCCCCAAGAAGAAGGACCCACGTTATAGCCAAGTCTCAATGTCGTGGAGGTTCCCACCGCGATCGCTCCACCAATGATGCCGGCCGTATGAGAGTGGCCTGTTACCGACTTCTGGGCGATCTTCGAAAGATTCTTCAGAGACCCCTTGGCGCCATTTGGGCCCAAATGGCCGTGCATCCCTAGCTCGATTCCTGCAAGGCGGAAAGACTCGTCCGGAGACAGTATGTGAATTCCTGAGCCTTCAAAGGCAATCGCTACAGCGTTCCCGGTACCCCGCTTCACCATCTTGTGTGCCAATTCCAGGTAGTATTCAGCGTTCTCTGGGTCCGTGCGCCAGTCGTTAGTCGCGACCCACCTAGACAGGAACGAATCATGATTGCTTGCCACAGCGACTGCCGTACAGTCTTCGGGCGTGACTTCGCGAACGTATGAAATACACCGTTGGACTTCCTCTCGAACGTTGGAGAGCTTAGAATTTTGCCTCCGCAGCTTCTCAAAAGGATTGACCATGTGAGGGTTGACGCTAATCCCATCAAAGGTGTCGTGAAGGACGAGGTTTAGAGGTCGGAGACGCTCCATCATGCCTCCTTTTCCGAAGGTGGCCTTCTCCACGCCTGGGTCAACAGAGCCAACGTGCAGATCGCCGCATATCAAAGCGAGAGCCCGAGGGGCTTTCGTGACTTTCCCACTGGCAAAGTATTCCACGTCCAGGTCAACGACCGATTTCCGCTTAGGGTCCCAGTGAAGGTGCCTGATGTGAAACCCGCCTGACCCGGTGATCTCTACGATAACGGCGGCCAGGCTATGGTGGAACTCTCCAAGGGCCCCGGCGCGGCTGTCTGTGTAGTTGGCTCTGGTGACAGAGCCAGTCGTGACCATGATTTTGGGGCCACCATGGCTTGCCAACTGCGGCACAGACCGAAGAGCCACCTTGGTGTGAGCCAGGATGGCCGATTTCTCTCCTGTGACGCCGTCAAAGCCCGCAGTAGGGTCCGTCGCCGTAGGCTGCACCTTTGCGTCCCCCAGCAAAACCAAGTGCTTGCTTAAAACGCGGCGCTGGTTGCACAAGTAAGGAATAACCTCTTCGGCCCACACTTCGTCTCCAGCCTGGGAAGCTGTCCAAGTAGACGTCGGGTTTCGATATCGCATCGGAACGACCACCAGCTGGGCCTTCCGAGCGCCGGCCACGACCTTCAAAGTTTCTAGGAACTCTCCGACCACAGGGGTGCCATTTTGGGCACCCGTAATGACAAACAAATTCCCCGACAGTTGCAGCTTGAAGTCCGCAGGAGCTTTCTTGGGATCGTCAGCCGCCACATTGACGCCAGAATAGCAGATTTCGCCTCTAGCGCCGTCTCCAGAATTGGAACCCTTGAAGCACCTCCACTTCTGTTTCCCGTCCCTCTCGAACCCGTTCTTGCCCATGACCTTACCACAGCGCGGACACTCAGGCGCGCGCTGTGGCTTCTTGGTCCCGGCCAAGACTATTCCGCCTTTACTTCCGTAACCTCAATCGGGGCCTTGACCTCCACAAAATCGGTAGTCCCGACAGCCGGCGGGATAATCGCGTCCGGGTGAGCAACCTCGACGGGAGTCTCAGCGGGAACCTCAACGGCCTCGAACAGGGCCAGGATCTCGACCGTGGTTCCGTCAGCCAGGCTCAGAGACTCTCCAGCAGAGGTGCCGGGGAGAAGGTTGCGGACCTCTTCGGTGAGTCCGTCTGGGGGGAGAATCAGGTGGCGAGGAGGCATCACCACGCCGTCCTTCAGCTGCCGAACCTTGATGACAACCGTCTTGTCCGAGAACGACAGAGACTCGACGACTCGGCCGTCGGTCACCAGCTTGTCGAGCGCTTGCTCGGCATCGTCAGCCCGCTTCTCCAGCTCTGCCAGGTCGCGCTCCTGGAGCTTAGCCTGAACCTTTTCCTCGCCCACCAAATCGGTGACCGCATTAAGGGTCTTCACGATGGACTCGCGAACCTGACGGTCTGCCTTGAAGTTCTCGTTGATGGACTCCACGAGCTGCTTGAAAGCGGCTTCGAGATTGTCAAGACGCTCGACTGCGGACGGCTTCTTGAGGGCCTGATTCTGGGCGGCCTCGACCCCACGACGCATACTGGAACCTGCGGACATTATTCGGTCTCCTTTTTGTTGTTATTGTGATTGATCTTGGCCACAAACACCGTCAAATCTGCTACCCGTTGACTCAACATCGCCACTTGGGCCGTCAAACTTTCGACCTTCTCCTCGATAGGGGTGGCCTTGAACTTCTGTTCGTTGATGTGCTCCCCGACGGCGACACACTCAGCCGACAACCCTTCGGTGCGTGTGCCAAACTCGTATTTCTGGGGGTACCGATACCCCTCAGGCAAACATGGCTTGATTCTCTCACGAGGCGTTTCCATCGCCTTTGCGAGGTCGACCTTAACCGTAGTTGCTCCTTCACCAATTGGGGGAGCCTGTCGAGCAACCTCGACCTGGGCGTTATGTAGCTGCTGGACCAATTCTTCCTTGTTCATTTATTCCTCTGCAAATACTTGTGCAACGATTGAGGCAGCGCGACCAGTCATGCCGCCCCCGCTACCGCTCGGGGCGAAGTTCTGCACCTGCTCGGCAGCTATATTTTGAGTAGCCATTGACAACTGAGCCGCTGTTGGAGTAGGGAACCCTCCCTCACCCTTCACCTGCGGTGTCAGGTCCCGAAGCACCACCTTGAAAAACTCTTCCCCCTCCGTCTTCACTACCTGAATCCCGTTTGACAGCCTTGTTGCTTCTCCCGGCTGCAGCTTTTCCAGGCGGGCGGCCACGGCGTCTCCGTACTCGTGTTGCCCCATCTGGACCCACTTCGCCTTGAAGGTCCGTCCGTTCTCCTGAATCAGGGTGTCGTCCGGAAGGGCCACGCTCCAGTCCTTCTTGGGCTGCTGCTGGGCGGGCGGCTGGGTCCGCAGGGGACCCTGGGGTCGCTTGGGGGGAGGAGTCTGCTGGGGCTGCGATTGGGGCTGTTGCCGGACGTTCTGTTGCTGGCGCGGCCTTGCGCTCTCCGGCTGGGGGCGGGGCCGCAAGGTGGGGTTTTGTGGCTGGACCACATGCTTCGTCAGCTCGGGCTTGGGGCGCTTTGTTGCCGGCGCCCCGCCGAGACCCAAAGACGCTCGAACCTTTGCGTTGTCCATCACGCTCTCTATCAGGAACCGCAGGACCTTGACGTCCGCTTCGCTGAAGCCAGTTGTGGGGTCGGCTTTGTTCGAAGAGATCCCCAACAGCTTCCCCAGACGGAACCTAGCGAACTCTCGGAACTCCGCCTCTACCTCCAGCGTCTCTTGGTCCTGGTCTCCAGAGAATACGTTACCTGTCAAAAACTGACGGTAAAGAGAGGCCTTGTGAAGGCGACGCTCAGCTTCGGACATCTCCTGGTCGAGGGCCGATTCATGCTGCAGAGGGTTATAAGCCTCCTCAGGCTCGACCTCCGGGAATCGGTGTGGCGGAAACTCCGGAGCAAAATGTTGCTGCGGCGGTTCTTCCGCCAATCCGTAATCGCTGAACGACCAGCCGTCATCTGTTGCCATTAAATAGTCCTTCCTGGGTGCTTCAAAGCATATTCTGCGAGTACGTCAACAACGGCCTGTGCCCGAGCAATTGTTATTCCACGGCCTATAAACGACACATTGCATCGGAAACATGCAAGGCACCTTACATGTTTTTTGCGTTCAGATGGTGCCATCTTTTTCCATCCCTTCACGTGTTCGTGGTCGATGTGAAGGCGCCCCTTCTTGGGCTCAGTCTTACAAATTGCACACGCATGATTGTACTTCTCCGCCATGGCCTGCCATTCTTCAAGCGACAAGCCATAGCGTTTCAGCGTCTGCTTCGTCGGGGTAATCAGCGGCATCCCCACAGATTACCTTCTCGATTAAACCAGGTCGGCCTTCACTCCCTCCAAAAACTCGTCGATCGAAGGAATGTTCGCGCCTCGCGAACGAAGACACTCCACCAGGAACTCGATCTCAATAGAGTGACGCTTCTTGCCCTCCTTGTACTGCTCGGAAGCAGTCTTCACGGCCTCCTTGGCAGCGGCCAGGTCCTGGTCAGCTTCCTTCGCCAGCTCAAGCACGATGGACTGCACGGCCACATCGCGAATCGCCTTGTTCAGGTCAGGCTCGGACTTCGTCAAAGCGTTGGTGCGCCACTCCTCGTCCAGTGTCTGAAACTTCTTGTACTGCTTTTCCTTCTTGTCGGCCATTGTTCCCTTTCTATGCGATTGCGTCGATGACTTCCGAATCAATAGTGCGGAATTCCACACCGAATCGGTCAGCGTTTTGAAGGACACCCTTCTCGGAGAGAAAATTCAGAGTTGCCTCTATGTTGGCAATGGTTGCCAACTCGCTTGGCGAGAGCGCCTCGCCAGTTTCTTCAAGGCGAGCGCGGGCCGGCTGCCCGACAAACCGCTTGCGAGCGAAGTCCTGGATCGTTCTAATGTCTTTAATAGTCAGGGCCATTGTGATCTCCTCGGTTGTTGAAAGAAGTTTAACCGGACACTGGTTCAATGTCAAGGTCCCTGTTTTACTCCCCTTCTTGAAATTGTCAATAGCCCAGAGGGGTTGTAGGTTGGTATAGTGCCAAGCTTTTGCTAGTTGAATCGGGTCCTCAAGATCAAAACTGTCTAAAGGAACGATGTGGTCAATGTGCCAGCCATTCTTCGAATTTCCTGTCAAAGGGTGGTGGTCCGGAGTCATTCCTGGAAGGAGCAAGAAACAAAGATGGTCCCACACTTCCTGTACGGTGCAGCCAAGCAATTTGACGGACGAGCCATACTTGAATCCGCCTTTAAGTGCTTGACGGAATCTGTGACGGATGTTCCTTTTAGTCCTATAGACTGGATCTGATTCCATTTTATTTCTGTGATACTCCTTTTGATTCGCTGCTCTAGAAGATTTATTCGCTGCTTTATACTCCTTTTGGTATTCTTCATACCGCACGATATTATTTTCTTGATAATATTTTTGGTACTTTCTCTTACACTTCTTACATTGAGCGCGATGGCGGTAAAACTCCGTTTCATCTTGAGAAATTTTACATTTAGAGCACGTCTTTTTCATGAGCCGATAAACGATTCTCCGTCAACGAACTTGACGTGAATTACCTCGTCGAACATGCCAGCAAACCGATCGGCGTGTTGAATGACGAATATCAATCTGTCTTTGGAAGCGGCAGAAAGGACTTCGAGACAGCTCTCTTGGGCAACGGGGCCGAGCCCATCGAAACTCTCGTCCAACACCAGAAATCCTGGGTACCGGCCCCGACGTTTCGCCACCACCGCTCCGAGCCCGAGGTCCAGGGCGAGCTTGACGGCCGACTGTTGACCTCCGCTCAGATACGAACGAAGGGGACGAGATTCTCCGCTGACCGACACCATCGGGACGATCCTGGTGGGGTCCTCTGTATCAAAGCTGACCACGATATGTCTGACGTTGGCGATGCCAGCCAAAATCTCGTTGGTGGAAGCAGCCACCTCCGCCAGGACGTCGTCGAAAATCACATTCAGGAATCCGTTCTTCCCCACCAAAGCAGCGACGTCCTGCTCAAGGTGGAGTTCTTCTGCCAGCTGGTCAGCCGCAAGTTGAAGAGCGCTTACTCTCTCCCGTTTCTTGAGCAACAGCTTCTGCTGTACCTTGTGCGCTTCGATGCGGTGGTCTATGCCCGCTTTCTGAGCTTGCAGAACCGAGGCCTTATCAATGAGGGAGCATTTCAGTCGCCCTCCGTCAGCCAGCGTCTTACTCAGAGCGGTCTTTTCTGCCGTAAGCAGCGCCAACTGCTCATTGAGCGGAGCTGTTTGCGAGCCGATGACCTGAGTTTCCTTTTCATCCAAAGCGGCGATATCTTCTTTCACCTTTTTGGCCTTGGCCGCAGTCACCCCGGCAACAGCTTTGCTTTCTACTTCGAGGCATTTCGTCAGCCCATCCAGGCGCCCCTGCAGGGACAGCGCCTTTTCACTCGGAGGCCAATCAGACATGGACTTCAACTGGCCAGAGAGTTCAGAACACAGGTCTTTCTCAACCAAAAGGGCCTGGAGAGCTTTCTTGTTGTCCTCCAGTTCGAGTTTTTTGCCAGCCAGTATTCCAGGCAAACTGTCCGTCAGCCAGGGTTGGCTACACGTCGAGCAGACGTTTGCCTCTAGGGCTTTTATGTCGGCGTCCAGGGTATTGATGCTCGCCTCGACCTCGGGAATTTTTCTTACCTTGACCCCGAGCAAGGCGATTTTGGTCCTGATGTCGGCGCGCTTGCGTTCATGAGCCTGAGAAGCCTGGGTGTCTTCCTTGGCCGCCTCGGCCAGGTCTTTTTGAACCATCGTTCTTTCGTTGAGCAGAGCATTGATGGAGTCAGATTCAACGGTCACAAAGGCTTCACGCCACGCAACGTTCAGGGCGTCTCGCTTTTCTTGCGCTTTGGCTTTTACCTTGGCGGTCTTGGCCACGATGGCGGCTTGGGTCTCTTGAATCTTTTGGTAGATTTCTTCCCAGCGTCGGTCCTGCTCCTCCAGCTGGCTTTGATTTTCGGTCTTGGCCAAATCGAGCTGCTCAATCAGTCCAGCCAAGGATGCAGACTCGGCCTGTAGTTCGTCTATCGGTCGGACTTCCTGTTCGTCCAGGCTCAACGACCGCGTAGCCTCCTCCAGAACGCCAGTTTGCTTCGACTGTTCTTGAAGTAAAAACTTGGCCTTAGCAGAAGCCTCTTCAGCAATGCTCGAAAACACTTCGAGCCCCAGCACGGAAGAAAGAAATTCCTTCTTCGCGGCGTCAGGCATCGAGATAAATAGCCCGTCCTCGTTCTGGCCCCGATAGGTGGTGATGGCTCGGGTCTTCTCGTCCATGCCGAACAAAGCATCTAGCTCGACTTCGGCTATCTTCCCCTTCATCGTCGGGCCACCGGGCGGCGTAATGCGCAGGCCCTTCTGCCTCTCTACGGTCCACTGGCCGTGCTCATTCTCTAAAACGGCACCAACCAGGAAGGGCTCGTCGTCTTCGCTGTTCTGAAGCTCCGTTCCAGGAAAAGGGCAGCCGCCGAACAGGTACGAAATCGCCAGAACGAGGGAAGACTTCCCGGCCCCGCTCGGGTCTCCGGTATCCTGGTTCAAGCCAGAGATCAGTACCATCCCCGTATCGGGGAGGTCGATGGAAAAAGGCTGCTTGAAAGACCTGAAGCGGCCCCCGTACAGCTTTTTAAGGCGAACGTTAGACATCTCGACCGCGCAGCCCCTGCGTGCGTCCCGCGCCCGACTCGGCGTTGTCCGCACGCTCTTGGTGCAAGCGTTCGGCGTCCACCAAGCGCTCCAGCGGCTTGGGCATCAGGCCGTTGTCCAGTCTCTCCACCACCTGGGAAGAAGGCCCATTCCCAGCCCGCTGGAATTCTCCACCGCAAGGGCAACACTCCTTGGGAGGGCTGTCACGCATGACCTTCTTTTCTTTCTCGCACCGACCACAGCGCAGTTTGAAGAGCGGCAACCTAATCCTCTCCACTTACGGCCGTTCGTCAGCCGGGTTGACGCTCATCATTCTTGCAAATTCAGCTGCGTCTTTGGCGTCCTGCATGTCGAATGACTTGTCGCGAGGGTGAACGATGGTCCCTCCAAGGGTGCCCAACAGCGACGCCAGCGAAATGGAGTTCTTCAGAGCCTCAAACACCGCAGAATACGAATCGAGCAGCCCGGCCGCCAGGCCTCTTACGTGGCGCCCAGAATTCAGGTCGTACACCACGGCCTGGTTCGGGTCGCCGTGCTCCGTGGACGCGAGTACGGGCAGTATCAAACCTCGGCTCTCTTCCGTAGAAAACCCAGCGTTGGCGAACAGCGTCTCCGCCGGGCGCAAAAGCGCCGGCCGCAGGATCGCGCTGTTGACCTCGGACTGAGGCAACACCATAGCCAGCCGAGCAAGAGCCCAACCACCGCCCACGAGGGTGCCATACTTGATTGCGCCCCGGACAGCGCAAATCGCGTCGTCGGCTCGGTCGCGACGCTCGGAGATATCGGCACCTGAGCTGCCCATCACCTTGAGCCGAGCGATACCTCCCGTCAACTTGGCCAGCCGTTCGCGAGTCCAAACGGCATCCAGCGTGGAAGACTCGTGCTCAGCCCGCGCGCGAACGACATCCTGGCGGGCAATCAAGATTTCTTCGTCTGCAAAGCCCACGATTGAGCTGCGATAGCGCGAGCACTCAAAATGCTTGACGCCCCGGGGCTCCCAGGTGTACTTCGTCTCCAACGTTTCAGGGTTCTCTACGCCCTTCAGCTCGATGTTCCCCAGGTCCCCTAGCGTCGCTGTCTCCAGCTTCTTGGTGATCGGGTCGAAGACTGTGGCAGCCGTGACGGCCGCAAGGTCGTCCATGAAATTCCGCGACCCGTTGGTTTGGGGGCTGTCGGGACAGGCCAGAGGAAACACGTTGATGGCCTCACCGTTCAGCCAGTTGCCGGCGAAATCTGCCACCACCTGGTCAGAAAACCCCGTCGCCACGAACACGACATTGGGGGTAGCAAGTTCATGGTTTTCCCACGCCGTTTGAATCTGGTTGAGAAGGTCAATCGCGGACTGGCTTTCGTTCAACCGCCCGAAGTACAGGATAAAAATCGGCCGGTCCAACACACACTGCTGGGTGTCCTGGCGGTTGATGAAAATCGGAAACAGCCGGCCGCACGAAGACTCGTACCCCATAGCAATAGGATACCCTTCGATTTTCTCAGGCTCGTACCGAGAACCCTGTCCATCGTTGCCGTCGGCGACGGTGATATTGCCGTCGTCTCCGCAGATTTGATAGCAATCGATGACGGCGTCGGCCAGGGCGGAGTCTCCGTTGGCGGAAATGTTCGCCACGTTCCAGAGCCCCTGTAGTCCCTCATCGTCGAGCGAATACTTCACGGCCAGTCGTTCCAGCTCCGGCCTCATGACGTTCTGGAACGTCGCCTGGATTTCTCGCACCACCTTCGCGGGTGAGAGGCTCTTGTGGTCCTTGCAATACTGCAGGGTGTGCCGCACAAAAGCTTCAGCCAGAATGGTGGCTGTGGTCGTTCCGTCTCCAGCGCTATCGGCCGTTCTCACCGAGGCATCGCGGGTGACCTCCAGCAAACACTGGGAGGTGGCGTCCTCGAAGCCGAGAGCCCGAAACACGGTCACGCCGTCTTTGGTCACGACGGGCGGGATACCGTCTTCGGAGCGCTCGATTAGCACCGGGCGACCGCACGGCCCCAGCGTTCCACCGACCACTTCGGCTACGGTTTTCAGGGTGTCCAGAATTTTTCTGTCTAGCTTGTCACCCTTGGGAAGAACGGTCTTGAACGCGGCATGGGATTTGATAGTAGAAGCCATAGGTGTTGAGTATACCAGAGCCCCGTGTCAGCCGCAAGCCCCACTTTGCAGAAAATATTTCCCGCCAATCCTGGAAAACAGATATCAAAATGACGCTGACGCACGGCAGCGCGCCCATCATTTTGGGGGTCGGAGTTTTTGCTCGGAAAGGGACTGTATGTGAATTTTCGCACACTTGGACTTCCCCAGAAAAATTCAAAAAAAAAGTCCTCGGAATTCAAGGGAGCCTTTATAGTCTCTGAGTTCTGAGGTAGTCTTAATTAGATCCGGATCTGACGCGCGCGTTCCTTATATGCGGAAAATGGCCGCTACAACAAAAGGCGCCACAGTCTAATACAAAAGCTGCAGTGGCTCTGATGTTTTGGATACGGTACACTAAAACAAGACTCTTGACCCTTTTTGTTGCCCGTGATAGACTCTTTGGCATGATACAGAAACCGTTTTTGAGTTACAGTTTAATGCGCAAGGCCAATGAGTCTTGGCCAACTTCTCCTGGAGCCCGGTTAGCCGCGATAGTTCAGTTGCAGACCCAATTGCCAATAAGGGAGGTGGCCAAGATAGTCGGTGTAAGCACGGCGACTTATAAGGGGCCGTTACGAGAGCTACCTCCCCAAGTCCCCTTGCCCAGGGTCCCATTGTTTCTCTTTTCACGACTCAAAGACCTGAAGCTGTCCCCGGCCGGTCGATGGCTAATGCTTTATCTTTCCACGATGATTGATAGTGATGGGCAGGCGGAATTCGTCCCGGAGGTGGCGGAAAAAACCAGCGCGGTGACCATCGGTTTGACCGAAAAGATTTGGAAGATATGTCCCAAAACCCTGCGTGTTCGAGCGATTGAGGGTGTGCCAGATATGTTTACAGGGAGGAAGCCTCCTCTTAAGTTGCGGTTTGATATGTCAGAGCTGCTTGCCGTCGAGGAGTCTCAATGACCTCCGCTCAGGAATTGTTTGAGTGTATTTTACCAGACGGGCTCGAAATAGCTCGGGTGTCCGAGGTTACTCTTGCCAAAGAGTACAGCCTTTCACGTTCCGAGGTGGCCCAGATTCTTTCGGACCTGCAGGCACAGAAACGAATCGTTGTTCGTGCGGGCCAGAAGCCCGCCATCATGCGCGGAGAACGCGCAGACGAGCCCTGGGGCGCCGAATCGGTCGTCCTGCCCCCGAACACCCAAGAAGAGTACAACGAGGCTGTAGAGCGATTGCAGGCCCCTTTGCCGAAGGCAGCGGACCCCAATATTGAAGCTTTCGAGCGGCTGTTTGCTGAGTGGCCGGCGAGTGGGTACCTCAAAAAACGCTCCAGGTGCCTTACCGCCTTCCTCGGGGCTGTGTCTCGGTATAACCTAGATGTTGTCAAAAACACCTGTGAATGCTACATAAAGTGCAGTAACGACCCATCCTTCGGCCTCAAGAAGGTTTATAGCATGGATTTCGTTTTGGAAACGGACAACGTGTTCGAGCATTGGATGGTAAAGTCTTCCCTGGCGCTTTCGGCCGAGGATCAGGCCTGGTTCGATGCCTACTGGAATATCTACCCAAACTTCCGCCACAAGGAGCTGCCAGCCACCAAGCAGGAAGCCGAGCAGTTTTGGAAGCGCCACATCAAGCTCGAAGACGATGTAGCCCGCTTGCAGTTTTGGGGGGCCGTGGCCATGTACCGGTACGACCGGGCGAAAGCTGCGAAAAAGAACCCTGACGCTGTCGACTACGTTCGAGGCTTTTGCTCGTGGCTCCCAGGGTGGCAAGAGGACGACTGGAAGGTGCCAATCGCCTTGTCGGCGCCTGATGTGTGGGTGGGGTTGGGCCACCGCGAAGACCCGAGGTTCCAAAAAGGGGACTTTCGAGACCAGCACCCCCTTGATCTGTGGGGCGGTCACGAAACTCGCTCTGGCAGAATCACCACAGGATTTATCGGAGAGTTCGGTATCAGAGGTGTGTCAAAAACAATGTTTGACCATTTGAATTTTCACTGTAAACTCTCAATGACCGAGGAGCAAGTCCAGGCGGAGGCGGATAAATTCGTTGACGCTTTCAAAACTGCGGTACTGAGTGGTAACGCGCATTTGAGGTGGATGCCTGGGTGCCGGATGCCTGGATACAGAACAGCGCCAGAGTGGGAAGCATACATAGCGGAACAAAAACAACTGGAGAAACAGAAATCATGAGCAAGTTTACGAAGCAAGGGGTACGAGACCTGGGACACAGCGCAAAGGCCAAGAGGGAGCTTCCCACCGAAGCGTGGGGCTGCACCCATCAAAAGACCGAGAGGGTAGGCTCCTCGGTCGGCAATCAGGAGAAGCACGTGTGCGTCACCTGCGGCGCTCACCTGTATATCGAGTACGAACAGATCGGACGACGTTTCGAGCGTAAGAAGGCTTGAAATCCGGTTAATCGTGTGGTACGATACATATCGTGCCGCTTGTCTTAGAGAGTCCTACCGTCTGTCGCCTGCCGTTATCGATTGACATTGATGACGTTCGCAGGCTATTGGCGTACAAAGACAGCAAGATTCAGTACGAGCTTGGCGTGTGGCGTCGGGTGTCGAAACTCCCCGACGACAAACTCCAAAGCCATTGGTTTGTCAAGAAACACGGGCTCGAAGCGCTGAACGACAAAATCCGCCAGCTGGCCTCGGAGGTGAACAAGACCTGCGTGTTCCAGGATGCGAGCGGGTATTGGACCCACGCCGGCTTGGCCCAGCGGTTGTCCGAAAAGTACGGCGAGCCGGTTATCGCCGATTTCCCGATGCCAGGCGCCAGGGCCATAAAACTGGCCCACCAGCCGTACGAGCCGCGCCCCTACCAACAGGGCGCCATGGAAGCACTCCTGGCTGCGCGCCACGGGGCCGTTTCGCTTCCCACGGGGTCCGGCAAGAGTCTGGTGATCAATCGCATCCTGCTCGCTCTGGGGCTCCCTGCGGTGATTGTGACTCCGACCCTGTCGATCGCGAACCAGCTTTACTCCGACATGGTCCACCACTTCGGTGTAGGCAAGGTGGGCAAGTTCTTCGGCGGCAAAAAGGAAAGCTCCAAACACTTTGTGGTTGCGGTCTCTAAGTCCTTGATGATGATCGAGAAGGGCTCCGAACACGAGGAGAAGCTTAGGGCGAAGCCGGTGGTGGCTTTTGACGAGTGCCACCTCATCCCTGCCGAGTCGGTCTCGAAGATCGCCGTAGAGCTGCTGAGCGAGGCTCCATATCGGTTTTCGTTCTCGGGGACCCCGGAACGACATGACGGCCTCGACCTCGTGCTGGAGGGGATCATCGGTCGAATCGTTTACGAGATGAGCCTGGAGCAAGCCGTGGACGGAGGCTACCTGGCCGAACCTAACTTCGTCCAGTTTATGGTGTACTCCGATTCGTCGTTCTACTCTACAGACGCTATCAAGATGAATCGGGAGCACCTGCACGCCAACCCGCTGATTTACCCCCATGTCGCCAATTTGGTCCACAAGGGGATGGTAAAGGGCTACAAGCCGCTCGTGCTGATTGACGAGGTTTCCCAATTCCCACGACTGTACCCATTCATCAAGGAGTTGCGGGTGGGTTTCGCTCACGGAGGTCTGAACGCTGTCCAGCGTAAAGAGATTCCCGAGGAGTTCTTCAAGTCCGACCCGATGGAGTTGGTATCTAAATTCGACGCTGGAGAGCTAGATATTCTGGTGGGCACTTCCTGTATCGGAATCGGAACAGATATCAAGACTCCTACCGTAATTTACGACCTGATCGGGTTGACCTCTGAGAACCGGATTCGGCAAAGTATTGGGCGGGGGACCAGGAAGCCTCCTGGAAAAAACAAGTTCAACTACGTGGACTACGGGATCGATAACATCGGTGTCCTCAGGAAACACGCCGAGGAGCGCCGCCGGATTTTTGATTCCGTCTTCCCCAGAAAGCAGACCAAGGTAATCAATGTCGCGTAACACTCATATTGATATGGACGATATCGCACACGAACATTTCCGTTCGTTCGCTTCTGACCTTGAGCAGCTGATTAAGGGCCACGGGGGAGCCAAGGGCAAGAAGGCCTCGATAGCGAGGGAGGCGAATATTCTTGAGCTGTGCCGGCTGGAGAACGAATTCAAGCTGGCCCTGATTGAACGAGACCAGGGGCGGAGCGCTTACGCTCCTTTTTGTGATTACTTTGTCGACGTGAAGAAGAACGTCCTGACGGCTCGCCCGTACTTCCGTGAGCGACAGTCGACCTTTACCGAGAGCATCTCTCTGGCAATTAAATCCAAGGCCTGGCGCCAGCTATTGTTCTTCAAAATCAATTTCCCGTTCGCCACTTTCGTGATGCGCAGCCCAGAGCTTCGGGAGGTCCCCCAGCTGGTAGAGCTGTACGAAAAAATCGGGCTGCTAAGGACCAAAATCGTAGAGACGAATCTACCCTTGGCCATCTCGCGCAGCAAAATCTTCTGGAACAAGATGCCAAAGTCCCATCTGTCGTTCCTGGATATGATTCAGATTTCTTCAGAGGGGCTGATAGCGGCGGTAGACAAGTTTGTTCCCTCAGATGCCCCTGACGTGTTCGCTCCCGTGGCGATTGGGCGAATGACGGGCAACGTGATCGATGCGTATTCCGAGACCGTAATCCATTTCTACCCGAGCGACAAGCGAAAGCTCTATCGGGCCAACAAATTCAACAGCAGGCAGATGTCAAATGATTTTTCAGATATGGCGGACTTCGTGAACCACGAGACTCCCGAAAAGAATAGGACCACGACAGGCGAGATAGCCGACCTCATGGCCGCTGCCAGCGTGATTTCGACTGGCGACTATGCAAGCGGACATTCTTCTCGTGCCATGTCAACGGGGAATAGCGGTCTTCGTCAGGGCGGGTTGATGATGGACGCCGGAGAAGACGTGCGCCCGGACGTCCAGATGGAGCGAGCCGAGCTTAGCTTCACGCTGGCGAAGGCCATCGAAACGTTGTCTGTGTTCGAGCGGAAGATTTTGCGGCTCAAGGGCGTCATCCCAGAAACCAATCAGGAGGAATAATGGACCGAAACGCTATCTATACGACAAACAACGTGGTTGCTTGTAGACCTTTCGTGATCACGAAGCCTGACCCCGCTAAAGGTTTCGCTATCTCTACCGGGGCTTTGGCCACGCTGGAGGTCGTGCTCGATTTCAAGCCCGGGAATGACGCATACCCTGAGCTGAAAGCCGGCGCAGTCATTTACGTCAACCCTGAATTGCGGAACCAGCCGGAGTCGAAGAAGCGTTTGACCGCAGAGGGAGTCCAAGGCGAATTCATCTTCGTCCCGGCGAGCGAAATCCGAGCCGTAAAGCCATGCTCAGTCTTCTAATCGGGGACCCGCACTACACCCCCGAGCACCAGAAGGATTGTGAGGCTCTGCTGGGCTTCATTTACGAAACCGTGTGCGCCCGCCAGATCGAATCTGTGGTGTTCATGGGTGACCAATACCATTCCCACAACATCATAGACACGAGGGGCGTTGAATTTTGGTCGAGGTGGTTTACGAATCTGCAGGCCGTAACCCAGGTGGTGGCATTGGTAGGGAACCACGACCTCGTGTCTCCCACGAGCCAGTTCCCGCACGCCATGATCGCCCACCCAAACATCAAGACCGTGGACGTCCCGCAGCTGCTGTACCCCGGTATAGCGGCCATGCCGTACTATCCAGACCCTGTGGACTTTTTGCGAGCCGCCCTAGCTCTGTATGAGAGCGAAGGCCACCCGCACACGTTGCTCTGCCATCAGACCTTCTACGGAGCACAGTATCACGATTCATTTTACGCAAAAGATGGCGTTGACCCGGGGTCGCTCCCGTTCAAGAAAGTAATTTCCGGTCACATTCACAAGCGCCAGGACGTTGGGCAGGTGACATATGTCGGTTCGCCTCGATGGATGACCAAGACTGATGCCAACGAGTTCAAATTCATCAGCCTGGTGGAGCATTCTGTTGATTCCCTTACATGGGATTCCTCATACGCTACCGGCAAGGTCTGCCGCATGATTTGGGCCTATGACGATCGCCCAGACGCCCCGATTCTGGACGACGACCATTTGGACGGAGTCCGAGCCACGGACGACATTCGGTTTTCGATTTACGGGACCCCCACCCACGTCCGCGAGCGCCAGAATCATTTGCGGGCCAGGTTCCCAGGTTGCAAGACCCGGCTGTTTATCGAAAAAGCCCGCCGGACTGAGGTGTCTGAGTCTCTAGGGGTGGAGGCCAGCTTCGAGAAGTTCACAACGTCCTTCGTCCCGCCCTTCGGATCTCCTATTGACAAGCTCAAGAATGCCATAAATGAAAGGATGAAACGCAATGGATAAGATTCCTGGGAAGGCTCAGCTAACGCCCAAGGAGCAGCTCATCCTTTTGCGTGACCTATTCGAGAGGACGGGCGCTCTTCACGAGGCCCAGGCGCTTCAACTTCGTTCCTGGCCATTCTGTGTGATGCCCAAGATCGACAAGGCCGAAGCCGTCCTGGACGTGAGCGAAAAGCTCGTCCAATACGACTGGACGGGCCCTCCAGCCAAGCCCCCTTCGAAGACTTCTTTTCAGAATTTGTGGAAGTGGGTGCGCACGCTGTTAGGGGACAGCTGGAAGCTATGTGTCAAATACAACGGCGCCCCAATCTTCGAATCGGGACCGGCTCCCGAACTCAATGTCAAACCAACCAAAAAACGAAAGCCTGCAGCTAGAAAAAAGCGCCGATAGCCACCTTGACTGGTTAAGGCCAGCTGAGAGGTACGCTTTAGACTACTTTTTGGAGAAGAAGAGCAGGGGCGAGAGTTCGAGCTTCCCTTTGTCGGATTCGGTAGCAGAGAAAATTTTCAACCTCTTCTTGCACGGCAAGACCTTCGCCGAAATCCGAGCCCTCAACCCTACCATCAGCCTGGGACAGCTCGTTTATGCAGCGGTTCAGGGAGATTGGAACGCCCGCAGAGAAGAGTGGCAGTCGACTGCGGTGGAACGCGCGAAGACCAGGGCGGTCATGGCGATCACGGAGGGGGTTCAGCTGGCTGCGGACATGATGGCGGCTATCAATAAGCAGCATCGAGACAACCTAGCAAAATACCTCCAGACAGGCGACGTGACTTTCTTGGCGCCAGCCCAGGAAGGCCTCAAAGGCGCAACCGATCGAGCGACCATCACGCAGCTTAGAGAACTGGCCGCTCTCATTTCTACTTTGACTGGACAGGACAACAAAAAGTCCCCGCCATCCAGCGAGCGCTCGGACGATGAGCTGCCTCCGCTTGAGACTTTCGTAAGAACGCCTTCGGCAGCCACCAAGAGAATCGCGGAGCTGGCTGCTCAAAAGAAGGCTTCGGAGAAGTAAGACATGCTCGACCCCGAGATGCGCGAGTCGATATTCACGATTTGCAATACGCGGGAGGAACTCAAGGACTGGATTTACGTCCACCTGGACCTTGAGCTTCCGGACGCTATTGTAGACCCGGATTCCAACACGACACCGCTTGATATGGCTTGGGCGACATATTCCCATTTCGCTCACTATGACCCCAACACCGCAACCGGCGATGAGGCCCCGCGTGTGTTGTATTATTCTGCCCGTGATGCCGGGAAAACGCTCACCCAGTCCGTGGTAGAGGTCCTGGCCTTGTTCCATCTTGATATCTCTGTGGTCCACCTCGCGGCCATCGAGGAGCAGAGCACCAACGCCCAAAAATACTTGAAGAAGTTTTTGTCGAGGCAACATCTCCGAGGGTTTGTTGCTGGAGACTCCAAAAGGAAAACGGGTGTAATCCTGTACCGGCCCGTAAACCCAGGGGGCCTGGTGTTGACCGAAAAGGAATTCCTTTCGCTCCCTGAGCGTGAGCACTCTGGCTACTTCAGGGTAGAGAACCAGGCAGAAATCGTAGTCGCAACCATCACCTCGACAAACGGGAAGCACTCACCCCTTCTGTGTCTTGATGAGATTGACATCATCGTCAACATCAAGGCTTACGAAGAAGCGAAGAATATTCCTACGCCGTTGACCAGAAGGGATGGTGTCAAGGTCCCCCCGCTAACCATTCTGACCTCCACCAGGAAAACGGCATTCGGCATCGTTCAGGACGAAATCAACAACGCCGACAAGACCGGGCTCAAGATAAAGCACTTCAACATCCTTGACGTGACCGAGGCGTGTCCTCCCAAGCGCCACCGCCCGGATTTGCCAAAATTGAAGGTGTTTCGCTCTACACAGGAGCGTAGTACGGTGGACGAGGATACCTACAATTCGTTCACCTTCAAACAGAAGGAGTCATACACCGAGGACATGGCCTATTCCGGCTGTATGACCAATTGCAAGCTGTTCTCTGCATGCAAGGGGAATCTGGCTACCAGACAAACGAACACATCAAAGTTCCTCAAGCCTATCAAACACGTCCAAGACCAGCTTATCAAAGTCAACAGCATAGAGATGGGTATCGCCCAGCTCCTCTGTCTTAAGCCAGCCTCGACCGGTTTGATATATCATCGGTTCGACCGCAAAAAACATGTTCTTACCCCCGCCGAGGCCTACGAGAAGGTTTTCGGAGAGCTGCCAGAAGGGATCGAGCCGAGGCTTTACACCAAGGCCATGTTTATGGCCGCCATGGCTCAGAGAGATGTGGAGTGGAATGGCGGAATCGACTGGGGGTCTACCCACAATTTCGCCTTCGGCCTGGGTTTCAAGGACGGCGCTCGTCAGTTCATCACGAACGCAATCATGATGCCGGGGCTTGACCCCGACCAGATGCTTGAGGTCTCTGAGCCGTACAAAGACTGGGAGGCAAAAATCTACCCAGACACGGCTGACCCGAAGATGAACAAGATGTTCCGCAAGAATGGCTGGAAGATACAGAATTGGTCCAAGAAGCCAGGTTCTGTGGTAAGCGGTATCAATATCGTCAGGAAAAAACTCAACCCAGGCACAGACGAGCCCGAGTTGTTCTTCGTTTTGGATATTGATGACGACCAACACATGGAAGCTTTCATCAGAAGCATCGTCGAATACCACTGGAAAAACGACGCAGCCGGGAAACCCACCAACATCCCTTCCGAGGATAACGATGACGGCGCGGACTGTGTCCGGTATATCGTGATGAACGTGTTTAGCATGGACGGCGGTCTGGCGGTCTCGAACGAGAAAGCCCAAGCTGAAACAACTCCTAAACCGCACGCGGACTGGATGCGGAATTACGTCGCCTCCAAGACAGGAGGCATGGAGGAGGAAGTGTCCACGGTCGGGAGGCCTCCAATGCGTATTGAGAATCCGGACGGCAGTTCCGTGTTTAGCTATTACGGCGAGGAAGAAAGTTCGTCCCAGAAGCCAGGAAAGAAGAAAAAGTCCTCCGGACAGGGGGCCAACAGCAAGACTGGGAAGACCGGGAAGCTGAGCTGGGACCTGGGCTAAGCAAGGTAATCTTACGGGAAGACCATGCCCACTCTCAATCTGTCTCTACAAGCTTTGGCATACACAGACTCTCAGCCAAACAACAACCCGATGAGGCGTTTGATTGACTGGAAGAGACCCTTGCAAGGTCTTGATGTAGACCTTCCTCACTCAACTACAACCGTTTTGCAGCCTCTTCAAGAGAAGGTGATTTTCTCGACACTGGTGGCTCTGACTATCAATAGCTCGTCCCAGTTCTCTATCATTGCATCGCCTTTGGGCGATGGTCGGTATCGATTGGCGTTTACCGGCACCGGAGCTGCCCCTAACTTTCGTACCGACCGAAACCTTACCTTGGCAGGTGGGAATGTCACGATCACCCTGAACACTAATCAGACCGTAACCGTTACCCATTCGGCAGGTGCCGTGTTTGGGGCGGTGGTGGTCGGAGACAACGTCTTCATCCCCGGTATCAATACCGGAGACCCCCACCTGTTTGACCCCATGAACGAAGGGGAATGGAACGTGCTGGCCGCGACTGCCACTACGCTAACCCTTTCGCGCGCGACGGGCAGCATTTTCACCGGAGTTTCGGAGACCGTTCCCGTGACCCTAAATTCTCAATTCCTGGCTTACTCTTCTGCCGGCCTACAGGTTGGCGATACTTTTGATATATCGGCAGGCTTCTCTCCCAGCACGACCGGAAGCTACATCGCCGCTGCTGTGACATCAACCTTCGTGGAGTTCATCTCTACGGTTCCGGTTGCTATCGAGACCGCTGTTCCAGGCGTGGCCGGGCTGATCGCCTACTCGGGGAGCAAGCGTTTTGTCTGCATCGAAACGGACCAGTCTGTGGCAATCAAGTCCAACGGGAACACCGCTGAAACCGAACGCCTTGACCCGATCGCCCCGGCAAACGATGACCTGACGGGAATTTATGTAAAGTGGGGGACCTGCTACTCGCTCTCTATCAAAAATCGGTCTACCGAAAAAGCTAACGTGGTCATTCTGACGGCGGGCTAAAATGAAAAGGCGAACCCCAAAATCCACCTCCAACCTGACTTACGGACTGGGGCTCAACGAGGAGCAACTTTCTGCGAACCTGGCCAAGTCAATGGTGTACGTTCGCACAGGGGAGGACAAGCCAAGTCTCACCAAATCGATCCTCAACGTCCTTAACGGGCAGGGTAATGATAGCGTAGAAAGGCTATCGTTCGAAACCGACCCGACTCTCAATAATACTTACAGTGGCGTTTACCGCGCCAAGATGCGACTCATCCCGGACGCAATGCTCAAGCGCATTGCAATCCAGGACTCGTTGGTTTCAAACATTGTAAGGGCTCGCCAGAACCACCTCAGTTCGTTCGGGCGCCCCCGTGAAGACCGTTTCTCTACGGGGTTCGTCATCAAGGCGAATACAGGCGAGCTGGACAAGATGTCGCCCGAGGAGAAAAAGGAATTCAATGTCCAGATCGACCGGGCCGTCAAGAAACTCAACCTGTGTGGCGAAACGACGGGCCTAGATATGGTTACTACTTTCTCCGAGTTCCTGGCCCTCCAGGCCCGAAACGCTTTGGTCGTCGGACGAATCGCCTGTGAAAAAGTCTGGATCGATGACCCGGACTCTCCGGGCAAGAAAAAGTTCCACCACTTCGTCGCCGTCGATGCGGGAACGATTTATGACGCAGCTCCTTCCAACCAGGATAGCCTAGAGTCCGTTCGCCAAGACGCGTACCACCTTCTTTGCAGAATCACCGGCAAAAAGCTGGAGAAAGAGAAGTACGAGGCCGGCGACTATTGCTATGTACAGGTGGTAGAAGGAACTCCTAAGCAGGCGTTCACGGCCGAGGAGATGTCGGTCTACAACTGCTACCCAGTTCCAGACGTCGAGCTAGACGGGTATCCCGTCACGCCTATCGACACGATCATCAGTGCGGTGACCACGCACATTAATCTGACCCAACACAACAAGCTCTACTTTCAATCAGGCCGCGCCGCTCGCGGCATGCTGGTGATTTCGTCCGAGGATGCTAACCCACAGGTCATCCACAATATCAAGCAACAGTTCAACGCTAGCATCAACAGCGTCAATAACTCGTGGCGCATGCCAGTGTTTGGTTGTGGCGTCGATGAAAGTATTGATTGGAAGCCTATCGATACGGGCGGGGGGAAGGATATGGAGTTTCAGTACCTGTGCGATTTGAATGCTCGGGAAATCCTAACTGCATTCATGATGTCTCCAGACGAACTACCTGGATGGTCATATCTGTCTAAGGGCACCAACAATCAGGCCCTGTCGGAGAGCAACAACGAGTACAAAATGACGGCGGCCCGGGATGTCGGTATCCGGCCGCTGCTGAAGAATTTCGAAGACTTCATCAACCAGCACCTGTTCCCCCTCATCGACCCTAAGTTGTCCAAGAAGGCCTCGGTAAGGCTCGTCGGTCTCGAATCCGACAACGCCGAGAAAGAAGCCGTCCGGACCCAGCAGGACATGTCGATCTGGATGAACTATGACGACATCTCGGAGCGAGTCGAGAAGCCGCCGGTTGGCAAGGCATGGGGCGGCACAATCCCGCTTAATCCGGTGTTCAAGACCTACCTCGACCAGTATTTCACCGTCGGCCAAATTCTGGAGCACTTCTGCGGCCGTGAGGGGGCCAGCAAGGACCCCAATCTGGCCTACGTGAGAGACCCATTCTGGTTCCAGTGGGTCCAGCAACAGCAAGCGCAGCAACAGGCCCAGATGGCCCAGCAGCAGCAGGCCCAGGGTGGCGGGCCCCCACAGGATGGGGGCGGCGGTGGAGGGGCCCCAGGAGGGCAGCCAGGAGGCGGGGGAGACCCGTCACAGGGACCTTCAGCCGGCGGCCAGAACACTCCAGAGCCCACCCAGAAACAGCAGTCGGCGGCCAGCCCAGACGCCTCGGGGCAAGGGGCGACTGGTTCAGGAGCCTCGGACCTGGCTCGCTCGATCGATATCGCCTTTGACGCCCTGAGCAAGCACGAGATGCAGCTCCCGCCGGACAAGCGGCGGCTCTTAGCACAACACAACAAGACTGTCGAGCACTTTATGGACGGGTGGGAGGAAGACTCGAAGGCGGCCGTAAAAGAGATTCTCGACGTGGCCGCGCACTTCAAGAAGAAATAATAATGACGGTCAAGGCCCTCGACAAAGTCGTAAAGTCAATGGGCCTCGACGCCGCCATAGAGACTGCCATCTCCCGAGGCATGTTGGGACAAAACGCACGCGGAGATGCGCGTCGCAAAGAGCGCTTCCTTTTGGAATGGCTCTCGGACGCGCAAGGGGAATCGCTTTTATACGCTCCGCCTCAGCCCCCTTTGGGACAGATTAGCTTTCCGTAGGGGTTCATAAGCCCCTCCTCAATTTCTTCCTGGGAATCCTCCTCCACGTAGCAGAGCCCGCTTGAGGGGTCGCACCCAGCCTCCTCGCACAGGCAGCACAAGGCTTCCCCTTGCTTCCCAATGGCGATTTCGAAGCAGGTGTCGCAGGCGCAGTCGGTGTAGCCGGCCATGACTAAAAATCAATTCCGTTGTCGAACGGGTCGAAGATGAGCCCGGCCGGGACCGGGTAGTCCGTAGAGGGAACCGGAGTGGGGGCCGGGTTGATGAAGAAGGCCGGAGCCTCTTCGTCGTCGAAATCATCGGGGTGGGGAACCGCAGGACCCTGATAGTGGGGGTTCCGCTCCCAGGTATCGTACGGGGACACGATCCAGGGGCTGTCGGGGCTTTCCGCTCCAACGACGCGAACGTATTCCCGAATGGCATCAGAGGTCCGGGCAAATTCGTTGTTTGACATGTCCTAACAGTATCAAAATAATCTCAGATGTCAAGAACTTATTTTACGCCGCATTGTGGCGCACCCCCAATCTCTGGTGATGGAACTAATTTTTACCGTTCTCATCTACATCGGGTTTTTCTCTTGCATCGGCGCCCTGCTGGTCTTCTCTTCGCTAGCTATTTGGCACAACTTCGCCTTCCCGGCCAAGGTGTGGAGCTGGGTCAAGAGCAAGGTCTCGAAGTCCCCGAAGCCGTAACGTGCCTCGGTTCATCCTCACGAAGAAGGCCATCAACGCCATTCACGCGGCGATCGACGGCCTATTCCAGAGGGCTAAACAGCGTTTCCTGGGTCCAGGCAAGGACAAGACTATCCGTGTGGGTGTCAAGCTTCACAACGACACCCTGAGCCTCCCAGGGCTGTTTGACAACGCCACCAGGAGCGAAGGGTTTACTCCCTCGGAGAAGCTTCGGGACAGCCTGAAATCCGTCGCCGAACAATACCTCGACGCTCACCGTGAGCTGGCGAAGGCCAAAATCGTACACACGGTCCAGGCCACCCTTCATGATGCTGAGGCCAAAGGCGAAAGCGCCAATTTTCACCAGGTTCTGGGTGACGAGCTTGGCGAGGTCATGGGTAAAGTCACGTCGGACGTGCGCCGAATCGTCGATACAGAGTCCACCCGCGCTCGGAATATGGGCACTCTTGACGGAATCTCAAAAATCGCTGCGGCTACCAGCCAGCAAGACCCGACAGTGTTTTGGGTGACGGTCAGGGACAAGTCTCGGTGCGAAGACTGCACGAGCTTGTTCCTTTTGCCGGACCAGACTACCCCCAGGGTGTGGAAACTGTCCGAGGTGGGCTCAGGCTACTGGAAGCGGGGCGACGATCATCCCTGTACCGTCCTGCACCCAAATTGTAGGTGCAGCATGACCATCCTCATGCCCGGATTTGGTTTTAATAGCAACGGTTTCGTCACTTTCAAGTCCAAGGACCACGACGAATACAAACAACAAAGAGAAGGGGGAGACGTTGAGTAAGACCTACCGTGTAGTAGTCCAGGAGATGGCCACTTCCGTTTACGAGATCCAAGTGGCCGACGACTTCAGACCGCCGCCTCCAGAAGAGCTTGACGAATGGGCGGATGTCATCGGGAAGAACGACCTGGCTCCTTGTGATGTCGAAGACGTCCAGATCCAGCGCGTCGTTTCGGCTGTCCGTTTCGAGACGAATTAAGCTCCAGCCGAATCTTGGTTGGATATCATGAGCAATCCAAGAGACCAGCCGAAAGAATCCAAAACTGGGATGTTGCTGGGAGGCATCTTCAGTGCTGAACTTATTGATAGCAGCGGTGAGACTGTCGAGCTAGACGGTATTGATATTTCTAGTGCAGAAGAGGGGACAGCTACCGTTAACTGGGAACACGTTGACGCCGAAACTGGCTTTGGTAAGGAAACCATTGGCCGTGTCATCTATGTTAAAAAAATCTTCAAGAAGGGAGATTGCGAGACCACAGAGCAAGAGAAATTCTGGGACCAGGTCAGAGTGCCCTACCTTTTTGGGGTAGTCCGTCTGTATGACGGAGCGGGACACGCCGAGGCCATGGCCGTTGCCGCCCAAATTCGAGACGCTGTGGCCAATGACGAGAAGATCCTGTGTCGGTTTAGCATCGAAGGCTCTACCCTCAAGAAAGAGGGTAACACTATCAAGCAATGCATCTTCCGCAGAGTCGCGATTACTATCAAACCCTGTCTCAAAGCTTGCGACACCATTCTGCTATCCGACCCCAACGCCCCCGAAGGCTTCAAGAAGTCTGAAAACACGTCCATAATCGACCCCGAGTACGCCCAACTATCAGGGTACGAGACCGAGGTCGAAATCATTGATTCCAAGGCCGAGGCTTCTCTCAATTTGCTTCGGTCTGCGATGGTTCTTTCGACTGTGCGCAAGGCGATAGAGGCCGGCATGGGTGGAGGGGCTCCATCTTCTCTCACTGGAGGCGCCGCTCTCCAGAAGGAACACGTAGACGACCGAATCAGGAATACCTGCAAGGCTGTTTTGCGAGATTTCGGTAATCGAAAATTTACGCGGAGCGAGTTCATGGGGTTTGCCAAGGCGAAGCTCCCGGAAGTGTCGGACGATTTTCTCAATCACTTTGCCGACATCGCGGAGGCGTACACCGTAAAGAAGTCTCTGGCTAAGCGAGAGGGCGACGCGCCTGCGACGCCCCCGGAGGCCCCGAAACCCGACAAGCCGATCCTTGAGGATTTCGACGACAGTGAACAGGAAGAAGCTAAGGCCCCAAAATTTACGGCTGCCACCTTCCGAGGAACCAAAATACGCCCCAATCCATCTGTCAAACACCCCTCTTTTGATCCCAAAAAAGGCGTTTTGCGGACCCCCATGGGAAGTTTCAAAGCCTATCTCCCCTCTGATGATGGCCCAGAATCGGCTGCGAATTATGAGAAATTGTTGAAGTCTCCAGAAGTCGAAAAGGCCATGGACACTGCTATGACCAACTGGAGCAAGGTTCATAAGTTGATCAAGGCCGGTAAGTTACCGCCAGAGGTCATCATGCATGCCGTGATGTTTGCCCAGCTGTCTCCGAATCGGCCGGTCCCGGTGCAGGAGCTACAGTACGCTAGACTTGTGGACGCCATGCACGCCACCGGTCTTGATCCGAGAAATCCGGGCTTCTCGGCGATTGAGCCAAAATTCAGAGAATTGGACTCTCCGAATACGCTGCCCGAGACCGGTAAAGAAGCGTTCGCTACAAACCCGGCCTATTATGTGGGCAACCGTATCGGTATTCGCCACGATGAATGGGGAGAGTTCCCAGGCGACCCAACGGCCGCTGGTCGGTATGCTGGCGAGCTGCCCGGCACGACTCCCCTGATGGAAGGGTCATTCAAAAACTTATCTCGTTATCATTCTTTGCATCACGGTCTCGTCGACCTGGTATCCCGACACCGTCATCACGCCCTCGACGCCGTTTCCGAGCTAATGGGAAACAAACACAAGGGTCAACTGTGGGAGGCCAAGCGTGAGCGAGCTAAACTGCTGGGTAAACCTGACCCAGGGGAGTCTCCGTTTACCGCTGTCCCGGGTCTTGCGGTCAAAACTGGTCTTTACACCTATGGGATGTTGGGTGGTGGCGACTCGGTTGTACCTGATACTCACTTTATCCGCAACATGTTCGGTCTGCACGTAATGAAAGATAAGCGGACCCTCACTTACCTGAAGAACATGCTGTGGAACCCCAACAACATCGATACCATAATGAGGCCGTATAACGACTGGTACGCCAAGAACCACCCGGCCGTAAAATACACTCTTAATCACCCAAAGTGGGGTTCAACGTTCGAGGACCCCAAGGACGCCTTGTTCCCTGCTTTCTGGCGACACTGGATTACGATTCGTCCGCACGAGCAGTTTGTGGGTATGACCAACAAGGGCAAGCAGTCGGGGACCCACCATGAACCATTTTGGGACTCTATCAAGCCTTGGATTGATCCGGTCCAGAAGAGTGACGAGCCCGATTCCGGAACGTCTTTGCGCACGGCATTGGTTCACCAAAGCTATGTGGAAAAGTACGGAGAGATCCCCGCTCAGTTCTTGTATTATCACCACTTGGTCCCCAAGCTCCTCGAAGCTGCCGAGCATCGAGAGAGGAATGGCCAGAACATGGAGTTCTTGGCCAAGGCCAGGGAGATGGAAGCAGCTCTCATCGACCTGAGGAAAGATATTGCGGACGCCATTGAGCCCAAAATTGATATGCCGACTATCTATTCGGTAGGCATCAAGCATGGCGACAAAATTCACCCGGCGGGCCGGTTCTCGGTCAGTCGTGATGTCGTCCACCACCTGGAAGACTACCACGGCCTTCTGCATGCAATGGTTCCCGAGGGCAAGATGGACGCTTCGGCTATCGCTGGGCTTCATGGCCTCAAGTGGAGTCCCAATTTCTCGGTCACCGAAACGACCCCCTCCACCGAGGTCGCGAAGCCCAATCCGGTTCCAGAGCTGACGGTCATGAAAATGCCGATGCCGAAGCCTAATTCGGTGTTCGAGTTCCACCGACCGGGCATGGTCAAGCCACACACGATTGAGTTTGGGCCGCATGGAGCAGCGATGGACGGCCACGCCTTGACCGAGGGCGAACTTCAGCTAATCTTACACAATGCCAAGACCGGAATTGGTACTGTGCGATACAAGAAAATGTCTTCCGAAATGAGGAAGGACGAGGAGACCCTACACCTGCCCCCCGAGCCTACGGTGCCCGATCACCGTACGGCTATCGCTCAGGCACGTCAGATTCATGGGCACGACCACCCGATTACCAGAGCCCTGGTTCATGGATTTTACGGCGACCCGATGATACCGGGCATCGGTAACAAGAGGGCTGCGTCGGAATTTCGCGAGGAGAACCGGCCTGGTGTTTGGGTGTCCGCTGACGGGAACAGCTTCAAGCAGGTGAACGACATCCACGGTCACGATGCTGGCGACAGTGCTATCAAGGCTATGGGCGGAGCGTTTCGTGATGCAGCGGCTAAGGTGGGGACGGGGAAGGCATGGCGCAGCGGAGGAGACGAAATGTCGTTCTGGGCACCTACGCACGAGCACGCAGCGCAATTTATCCGACACGCAAAGGCCGGGTTGGAAGCCCTTCCTCCGGTCAATGGCCAGCACAAGCTGTCAATGTCGTTTGGTCTCGGCCACAACTTCGAAACAGCAGACAAAGCTTTGGGTATGGCAAAGGAGCAAAAGTTTGCAGCACCGAGCCTGTTCAACAAGGTTTTGGGGACAAAACGGAAAGCAATGTACTCGCCTCAAAAAACTCCGAATTTTGTCCACAGTTTGGTACCAGGACATGAAGGACCTATGCCTATTGATTCTGGGGCCCCACCAGCTGGGGCTTTGCCTTCTTCGGGCGCCCAGGCGGGGGTTGCTGGACCAAAGCCCCCATCGCCAAAATAGCTTTATCCAGCTTTCTGTCAAGGCTACTAGCCTTATCTAGGTTTCCATACAGGCAAATTGCCAACTTTCGGACCACCTCTATGCTGCCGACGCTGCAAACAAAAATGTTGCCCTGTGCTTTGATTTTGTGAGCAACCCCAGTGACAGAATAAGAAAAGTCTGAGAACGCTTGTGTCATCGCTTTTGTTCCACACAGACCAATAGCAAACCTACCTGGCTTTATCTCAGTAATCCACCCATCGCCGTCCACACACCCTCTCCAAAAGTGTGGCATCAATTCAGCCGGACCGTTCCATGGGTATGATGTTGCACTTTTGCGAGGGACGACCCCGTATTTTGACAGCGCTCCGGCCATGTGTTTGCTTCTAAACTGGAGGTTGAAGCAAACCACATCCCGACCTTCCATTTGTTTGTGTTTTGCTTTGATAGATAGTGTCTGGCCGCCTCCTAGAGCTTCAGCGAACTTTACCAGATGCTCCCGATCTTTCAGGTTCAGCGTTATTCGGGTCCCAGACACATTCCCATCGGTAATCAATATGCCCAGCCAATATGCCTTCTCTGGCGTGTCAATTTCGTCGAAGAAGCCGTCATTGATAACTAGTTTGGCGAAATCATCCCTCCTGAGGGGGATGCCGCTCTGTTTCATCAAGTAGCGAACCGCCCTGGAGCTTACCCCTAGTTGCTTTCCAATTTTGGTAGTTCCCAGCCCGGAGCCGTAAAGCTCCATTACGGTGCCCAGATGTTTCGGATCGAGCGCTGGAGGCCGGCCGCTCATTTTCGACACTCCTTACACCTACGGCTCCGGCCATAGAACGACGCCCACAGGGGCAGTAACCTGTTGCAGGCCCGGCATTCGCGCAGGCCAGCTTCAGAGTTGCAGGTTCTGCACTGTTGGTTGTTATCCAGGCGGCGATGGAGAAGGCAACAGGCACAGACCTCCGGGTAGACCTTGGTCATGCGGTCTTCCCTTCGGCAAGCCTTGCATCGACTAGCAAAAACTCTTTGTCGTTCCCGCCTGTATTGATGGAACAAAGTGTGGTGTTTGAGCAGGCGGCAACCTGCGCACTCCAGTTGGGTTTCAAAGGTGACCGGCTCATACGTCTTGTCTTCAAACATAACCATTAATTATACATTATTCGTAGCCAGTGTCAAGTAGGAATCTAAGTTTGTATCCGAAACGCCCCTAGAGGGGCTCACTTCAAACTTTCAAGGAGATTCCCTAAATGGCCACTACGAACTACAAGGTTGCGACGCTTCACCGGCAGCTGGTTGAAAACCTCAAGCTGCGTCTGGCGACCAACTATCCGGTCTCGAACGATTTCGTCGACACCGACTTGAATCCTTACACCGTTCTCAGCTCTGACTCTTCGCCGGCCGCCGGTAAGAAGGTCATTGTTGTGAAGACCACGCCGGCCAGTGCGCCGGTGAGCACCGACATCTTCGGCAACGCCGCGCAGGTCTACTGCCCGACCATCATCAACGTCTGCACCGAGTCGAATATCTCCTCGGGCGCTGGCGCAGATATCGATGTCCTCGGCGACCTCGCTCTGCTCTATGCCGACGCGGGCCGCACTGGCGCTTATATCAATACCTACCAGACTGCCAACGGTACCGTGCCTTCGACGACCGCAATGATCGCAGGTAACCTGAAGTCGACCTGGGCTCCGATCTGGAACACCCTCTCGACCACCTAATTAGGGTCCCAACCCTCAAGGAAGGACAACCTAATGAAGCTCTCGAAATCTCAAATCAACAAGTTGCTTGAGCAGGTGACTAACGATGTCGCCGTCATGCTCAAGTCCGATACGGAGGAAGTGACCCTTTCCAAGGCCGACCCTGGCGAAGAGACCACTGCCGAGACCACTCCGGACGGAAGCGCGACTGACGGACCTCCGGGCGAGCAGTCGAGCGCCGGTCCCGAGGATTCTGGCGCTCCCGACGCTTCTGCCGACGCTTCTGCCGAGGGCTCAGCGCCCCCGATGGACGGCGGTCCAGACGGCGGCCAGGACCCGGCGACAGATGCCGGCGCCACTCCGGAAGCACTCCAGGCCGAGTACATGAAGCTCCCGCCTGAAGAGCTGAAGATGCACCTGATGGCAGCCCACGCCGCCCTCATGGCGATGGAATCGCAGGGTGGCGGCCCCGAGGCGGGCGGTCCTGAGGCCTCTGCAGGCCCTCCGGGCCCTGACGCATCGGCCGGCCCTCCCCCGGGCCCCGAGGCTTCGGCCGGCGGTCCTCCGCCGGGAGCTGGCGGTCCTCCGCCGGGAATCGGCAAGGGCGAAATCAGCACTGGGACTCCCAATGACGGGAACGGCGGAATGGCCAAGTCTCAGATGTCTGAAATCAGCAAGCTGCGCAAGTCGATCAAAGAGAAGGACGACCAGCTTGCCAAGCAGGAAGTGGCCATGGCCGAGACCATCAAGGCAATCACCGATATGGTGACCAAGCGCCAGGTCATGCGGAAGTCTGTCGCTGGGATTTCCTACATCAGCAAGCCTGGTACCACCGATAAGCCGGCCGAGAAGGCCCCTGTTGATCCCCGGTCGCTTACGAAGTCGCAAGTGATTGAGAAGCTCAACAAGGCAACCTCCTCTTCGAAGCTTGCCAAATCTGACCGAGACCTCATCAACAAGTTTGTTGTTGGGTCCGCAGGAATTGACGATATCGCCAAGTTCCTCGCCTAACAACTGCCCCAACAACAAAAACCATCAGGAGAGAACACACAAATGAACGCAATGGATGCCGTTACTGAACTTAAGAAGGCGTTGGAGGCTGGCAACTATGACGCAGCCCCCAGTACGCTGACCCAGGGTGCTGCCCTTCAAATCGAGGACTGCAGCCCGGTCATGAACAACGTCACTTTCGATGAGAGCCACATCAAGCTCCAGAAGATCGTGGGGACCTCGTCCTGCAAGGCCACCCTCTACCAGTTCGACCGTCAGCTCAGCTACGGTATCTTCGGCGGGTCTGCCCAGCTCGAAGGCCAGGTCGGACAGGAAGAGACCTCGGACTTCGTGCGGGTTACGGTGCCAATGGCATTCTACTCCCACGTTCGTCGGGTGACCATCGCTTCGACGATGGTGGCGACTGTTGACGGCAAGAAGAGCGACGAGCGCGCCGCTGCTGACGCTGCCAAGAAGATCGCTGGCGACATCGAGTTCGACAGCTTCCGTGGTATCGACGACTTCTCGAACGCGGGCGTGTTCGACGGCAATCCCTTCGCCGTCCCGGCCCTCCCGAACATTCACGGGCTCGGTCTCCAGGTTCGTCAGAGCGACATGCAGGTCAACAGCCGAGACCTTATGTTCTCAGAGTTCGGCTCGGACGACTCTGTGGTTCTCTCGGGCGGCGGCACCCTGGACCAGGGCAAGGTTGAGGACGCGGCGGTTCGTAGCGCTCTCAACTTCGGCACTGCCAACCGCCTTCTGGTTGACCCGATTGTCCTCTCGGCTTACAACAAGCTGGTTATCGGCAAGGAGCGAGTAATTCTCGCGGGGTCCCCTCAGGACTCGACCGGTGGCGACCTCCGCAAGCAGTGGGTTTCTGGTGGTACCGTCAACATCGAGGCCAGCCAGTTCCTTCGTGGTAAGAGCAAGCCGGCTCGCACCCGCGCCAACTCTCCTACCGCTCCTACCCTCGGCATTGCCAACAGCGCCGGTGGGGCTCTCGCGGCTGGCGTCTACACCTTCTACGTCACCTCGTTCAACGAGAACGGCGAGTCCCCGGCTTCGGCCTCTATCGCGTCGGCCTCGGTCAACCTGAACGACAAGATCACCCTGACCATCACCCCTCCGGGTTCTGGTACGGTTCGCGGGTACAATGTGTACCGCACGAACGCTGGCGGCGCGGCCTCCTCGGCCAAGTTCGTTGGTCGGGTTATCTCGGCGGTGTCGGGTAACACCACCTTCCTCGACCTCGGGAATAAGCTCCCGGGCTTCGTGACGGGCTATCTCATCCAGGGCGACACCATGGAGCTGAAGGAGCTTGCCCCTTACAGCCGAGTGAAGCTGGCGGTCTCGGACCTCAGCATCCCCGAGGCGCATCTGCGGTTCTTGACTTTGGCGGTTGTGGAGCCCCGCAAGAACGTGCTGATCGACAACTTGCGCGGACAGCTGTAATAAGCTAAGTAACTAGTTAGTTAGACCATAAAAGGCCCAGGATAACCTCCTGGGCCTTTTGCATTACAGGGTACCCTGTAATAACCCCCTTGACACTCAATAAAACTCTGCTAAACTATCCCGTTTAGGAACCCAAAACCCGTAACAGAAAGGAATGAAATGAAGAAAGTAGCACTCTCAATGATCGTTGGTTTGGTATTGGTAGCATGTGGAGGCGAGCCCGTCAAGGCTCCCACCACAAAGGATTTCAGCGCGCAGCTGGCTGCCGACAAGGTCGGAGTTGCCCAGGAGAAGGAAAGCAGCTATTGCCGTATCGTGGATCACTGGAAGTCTGACGGAACCCAGTCGAGCTGGACCGGGGAAGGGACTTCCTCTCCCCCCGTTTTGACCGGTCCCACACACAGCAAACTTAGGTGGGATTCGAGTGTCAACAAGTACCTGTATGAGCGCACTTCGGACAATCTTGACACCCCTAGCTGTGGCTTTTACATGGAGCGAGCGTGGGGCAATTATGATCCGCGAGCGTTCAACTACAGTCTGCCTATGATTGCCGGGCTCCAGATTGTATGGTATGCTAGCTCTGGTTCCTGCAACTTCACGGACGGGTCGGTGTATGTAATCAACCCTAACACATATTACACGCTGTCCGTCGATGCTTTCTATTTGTTTCCCAGTTTCCCGGAGCCAACTTACGGAGACTGTCGCAACGACAATCCCACTTCGTTTGTGGAAATTGGCTTCCTGAAGAACAACAATTACCCCAACGCACCTCGTTACGTGTTCTCTGATTTTGAGAAGCAATACTAAAACCTATAGGTCATACATGTAGGTTTTAGTGGCCCCTGCAGGCTGGAAACTGCAGGGGCCTTTTGCGTTTGTAATTCATTGATTTGTATGCTAATCTTAGAAGATGCCTAAAGACGATTCTGAGAAACACTCGTTGGAGGATCTGCTACCGGAAGGCTGGGAAAAGACAGCCGGCGTGAACTCCTCCGTGTTGATTGAAAAGGCCGGCGACATTTCTCCTAACCCGCTCCTGGCGCTGTTTTCTCTGGTCCTTGCGGCCGCCCGCGCAGCTGGATTTTCTGGTCTACCTTGTGAAGTGTTGGTTGACACCTTCCGAGTTCAGTACGGCCGCGCCAACGACCTTGCAATCAAGACCCTCGAAAAAGAGGGGATCAAAATCCCTCCAAACCCAAACCTCAACTGATGGAAACGGTATTCGTTTGCAGCAGGCTGCGGGGCGAAGTTTCGGGGAACATCCTTAAGAGCCATCGGTATGCAACTCACCAGCTGAGCATGGGGAGAGCGCCCTTTGCTCCACACGGGTATTACACGCAATTTCTAGACGACACCAAAGAAGTGGACAGACAGCTAGGAATCATCGCCGCCCAGGCGTATTTGGCAACCTCTGACCGTGTTGCTGTTTATATCGTCGGAGGGGCCATAAGTGAGGGGATGGAACTCGAAATCATCCTTGCTATCGACCTAGGCAAGGAGATTGAGTGGTGGTTTGATCTAGGAGAGAAGTTTGAACGCCTCCACCACGTCAGCCCCGGGACCATGCCCACCCCAAGGGAGCTGCTGTCTCCAACAGCGTTCGTAAATGAGGTTAGTGGATTCTTCGGGAAGGCACTTGCAACGGGCACCTATGATGACGGCGCCCTCGATGACCTACTGGGAACTACGTTGGCCGAAAGGGACAGAGAACTCGAAGAATTCTGGGAGAGCCGAAAGAGTTCTGAAGAGGACTAGAGCCCGGCGGCAGTCTGAGCGGCCTGGCAGGGGAGCAACAGGTTGTCCCAGGCTGGTTGCGTATGGTTGTAGTTGCCCACAGCAGCGTGCTGGGCTTCGTGACAAATTGCAGTCGTGTGCCACGGCTGATTATCCACCCGAGCAATAGCAAAGCTCGCCCCGTCTTCCGTGCCGGCGACGCAAGTGCAGCCTGGGTGAACCACGCCCTTACATCCCCAGCCAACCATTTCTGTGCCCGGGCTATTCCTGCACGTAAGGGCCGCGCCCTGCATCAGGACGTACGTAGGGGGCTTCCCTGGGAGCTTGTAATAGCTCCACGCAATCTGGACCGCCTGGACCATTTGGGGGTCTTGTGGAAGTGCCTTGGGAGGGCAGGCCGTCAGCAGGATCGCCAGCAAAGGTAAGACATAACGCATCAATCAAGATTCGGCCTAATCTAAGGTCATGAACTTTGGCGCGCGCCTTCTGGGCAACGTTTCTGATATCAATCACTTCGAATTCATCACCCAGGTGGAGGTATTCGAGGGCACCCCCTTTGACGTTTACATCCAGCTGATTGACAAGGATCAGCTCCCTTTGACGAAGGGCTGGGAGCCTGCCGGTCTCCGGTACATGCCGGTCGTAGGGGCGACTATGCTGATCCAGTTTCAGAACATTGATAGCAATAAAAAGTTCAACCGAGCAGCCGTTCAGCCGTTTGCTCAAGACCCCTCGATTTGGAAGGTTTCTCTCTTGGCCACTGACCCCATCCGAGGGACGGTGTCGATCAGGATTACTCTTACCGAGTCTGCCAATCAGAAAATCGCGGTGCTTCAGGCTGCTATCTTGGCTGCTACTGACGGGAGCGACTGCTAATGAAGGCCTCCCACTACACCAACATGCAGCCCTTGTGGGCTGCCGATAATCTCAAGAAAAGAGCGCGACTTTAATGGCCGATTACACGACTAGCAAAGACGGTGTCGGTGAAATTTTCGACATCAACAAAATTGAGGGCGTATGGCTCCAGCACGAGCCGCTGATCACCCCTGAGAAGGTTATCCGCCTTCACCTGTGGGGCATTCCCCTTATCTCAGCAGTCAAAGATCCGCGTACTGGTAAGCCCATGTACATAGGCCCGGAAGAACTCAAGGAGTATATCATTGAGGCTGTAGCTCTGGCCGAGATCGACGGCGGGTTCGATATCTTCCCTAAGCAGTTCAAAGAGAAGCTCGCTTTCGACAAGCCCGAGTATGAGTCTCTCGGGTTCATGCAATTGAGACATCGGCCTATTCAGTCTCTGCAGGCCGTCACCATCACTGCATCGAACGAGCAGACGATCTACTCAATTCCCTTGGACTGGATCGACGTGGGCTACCTCCACCAGGGACAGCTCAATCTCATCCCTTTGACGATCGCTCTGCAGACGAACAACTATGCTCAGATTGGAACAGGGCCCTACGGAGCGCAGTTTATGGCCATCTTCGGACATCGCCCCTGGATTGCTTCGTTCTTCGAGGTTATCTATACGACCGGCTTCAAGGACGGGATGGTTCCTCGCGTGGTGAACCAGCTCATCGGCGTCATCACTGCTATGGAAGTCCTAGCCATGCTCGCGACCACGTATTCGAGGTCCACCTCGGCGAGCTTGAGCATCGATGGGCTTTCCCAGAGTCAGTCTACTCCCGGTCCTGATTTGTTCAACGATCGGTTGAAGATCCTTCAGGATAAGCGGAAGTTCTTGGTCAAGAAACTCCAGCGCCAGATGGGCTTGGGGATGTTCACCGGAAGTTTGTAATGAAGCAAGTTTCTCTCATACTCGTCACCAACGGGAAAGGCGAGATTTTGCTCGGGAAGCGCTCCGACCGTGGCACCTGGACGATGCCAGGTGGGGGTCTCAACGAGGGCGAAGACAAAACGGTAGCTGCCGCCAGGGAGCTGTACGAGGAGACCGGCCTGCGCCCTAAGTCACTGACGCATATCAAATCTGAAGTTAATCCGTCCGGCGCAATGATCCACCTGTTCTCGGCTCTCTGCTCAGGTGACGCCCATTCGACCCATGACCCTGACGAGGAAGTCAAGGATGGCGCCTGGAAGTGGATTCCGGTGCTCAAAGGCATTCCCAGGGACGTGTGGGAAAACCTCGAAGGGCCTCCTGGTGAGGCTAACCTCCTGCGCCAGTTGTTCAGCGTTGAAGAGGGCGAAGGCCTGGCCAAAGCCACTAACGACGGCCACAGGGAAAAGGTGTGGTGGCATGGGAGTCCGAGCGGTGAGCTAGTTGGCGGCAAAGTGGGGCTGCATATCGGGACCCGGAAGGCTGCAGAGCAGGCTTTGCATGCAAGAATCGGTGTTCCGGCAGAGGGCAGCTGGGACGGCACAAGAGAATATGGGAAGACCTTGCTCGCCGGCCACAAGACCTTGCAAGCTAGGGGCGTCCAGAGGACCGGATACAATAGCGGGCCTATGGCAGAAGATCATTACGCTACCGCGATGCCCACCTTTGGAGACGGGACATCTATATCGCCAAACCACAAGCCAGATATCTTCCCTGTCAGGATCGTGGGCCCTATGTCGAACACTCCCATGTCGGCCCACGATGACTTTAGGGCCAACGGTTATATGGCGGGCGCCATAAAAAGAGGGGCCGCCAAGCGCGGTTATTATTATCGGAATGTAGCGGAAGACGAAGGGTCCGTGTCGGCCGTGGTCCCTAATGGGGGAGCCCATTTGGAGAGGTTGCCGAGAGACAGCCCCTACGCGATCGCCCATAGCGGCGCTGGCCTAAACAAAGCCCTCCCCAGCTACGATCCCTTTCAAGACCTTTCTCCCCAAGGCGAGCAGGCCGTAGCAAGGTGGCAAGTCGCTTCTGACCCGGATTATCAAAGGCGTTTCAGGGAAGACCCAACCAGGGAGAATATCCCCAGAATGGAGGGCCCCGCGCGCGTCAGGGGCCTCCACAAGCTTTCTGGGAAAACCCAAGTCAAGGTTCACCCGGACGGCACCAGGTCATTCCTTATGCACCGGGCGATGTCTCCTGCCGAAGCTCAATCCGCCGTCGGCCCTGCGCACGTGTCGCATGACAGAAAAACCTCCTGGACGCCTATTGTGGGCGCCCCTCCGGGAGAGCTGTACAGCATCCTCCATAATTTCAAGCGAGAGTACAAGGGGCCTATCACTTCAGCCTGGATTCACCAGAATGATATCCACGCAATGTTGCCGATGTGGGGCGCCGTCCACCCACGCGCCGAAGACAACGCACAATGGGCCAAAGAGAACGATTTTTCACATTCCACCAAACCTGCTGGGCCTGGCTATCAGAGCCCACATTGGGAGACTATTGTGGGACCGCATAAGTCTCAACTAGCTACGCCCGAAGAACACGAAAAAGCTTTTGCAGAAGACGAAGCCACCCTAGACGGAAGAATCAACGACCGGGTCAAGACACCCGCGTTCAGCTGGAAGGGGAAGAAAGACCTCAAGGACTATGTCAAGAAACACGAGCCCTCTGAAGCTGCACACCTGCTTGAGCACCCGGACCCCATTGAACGCTCGCTGGCTCTCAAGATGGACTCGACCGATCCAACTGACGTAGCCAACGCGATCCTCGACCCCGACCACAACGTTTACAAAACCGCGTTCTATCACCCGCTTTCTAACCTGGCATTGAGGGTGTTGGCACACTCCACTCGCGACCACGAGGGAAACCCTGTGTTTCACCGTCATGAAGACTTGATGGCGGACCCTCGCCTGACAGATGAGCACCTCCACCACATGATAGAGGCCACCCAGGACGATCCTTCGCTTCCGATTCAGGTGGCAGCGGCTCACATCGAGAAAGTCAGGGGGCATTCGAAGTATCCTAAACTGCGTATGGCGAAGGCCGTGATTGATAACGCCAACGACTTCGCAGAAGAGGTCAAGGCTCCCCATCTCTCCAATCCAGCAGCAGAAGAACCTATGCCCCATCACCATTATTCGGTCGAGGCGTATCGGCAAGGGATGGCTGCGCATGTCAAGCCGGAGAGGTCTTCGGGCATCTATGACCATGCCGACAAGACAATAGATAAGCTTTCAAGGGGCGGCGATCCCAAGATGATCTATAAGCTGCCGGTCAAGGGCTACGCAAAGGCTCAGAAGTTCATTGTCAAGCCCTACAGCAAACACGGGTTCATGCCGGGCTGGGCGGAAAACACCAACCAGGCTATGTACCACGCTGCGGGTATCGGCAGGCTTCACCAGGAAACCTTCACGGCCCCTCATGGGTATGGCGATTGGATGGTACCAGCGCAGGTAATCCGAGCGGAGCCGGCTAAGGATATTGGGAACACCTCATTCAAAAGGGACCACCTGCCTACGAACCAGGCGGACATCCGCAAAATTCAGCTGATGGATTTCCTGATCGACAATCAAGACAGACACAGTGAAAACCTCCTTGTAAGGCCCGATAAGACCCTTTTGGCGATTGATCACGGCAGCGCATTTTCTTATGCCGCAGGCCACAACAGGCCAGGTTCGTTCCCCCAAGACAGGGACTATCAGATTCCGGGCTTGAACTCTTGGGACGCGCGCCACGTACTGCCCTGGTACGACGAAAACAAGCTGCCTATCCAAGAAGCGTTCGAGAAGCGCCTGGAGAACGTGACCGACCCGCGCGCGAAGTACAACCTTCGTGCTGGCTTCCAAAAACGGATCAACTGGCTCAACAAGCGAGTGGAAGAGCATCGGCGTGGACGGGACCCCAAATGGAAGGCCGCTCTGGAGCCTTTGCTTGGGGACGACGGAATGATGTCCAAAGCCCTTGCGGGCGGGAAGGACCAGCTGATGGGCGTGTTTGGTCATCAGGGCTTCGATGCCACCTTGGGAGCCAAGATGATTCACAACAGCCTGATGAAGGCCCATCCGGCTGCCCACCAGAATGACGTCAACACGTTTGAGAAGAACCTGAACGACAGTAACAACACGCACGAGCCCACCATGGTGTGGGAAGGGAGAGGGCCTGACGGTAAGGGCGATATCGAACCCAAGGCCGTTTATCAACACGGAGGCAAGCGCTACATGGTCAAGCCGGCCAGCAACCAGCAAACCCCCCTGTCCGCCTGGAATGAGCTAACCAATCAGGCCATGTACCATGCCGGCGGGATCGGGCACCTTCACCAAAAGGTTCATGCCACCCAGCTCAATATTCCGGGAGGGAAGGGCAATATTCAAGAGAGGCTCCATAATCCCGCTTTGGTCGTACATATGGAGCCTGGGGTAAAGTCGCTACATCAAGCTTTCAGTGATGTGGGGTCGGGTTATGAGCCCGGCCGGGTAGCCGATCGGCCGGAGGCACGTGAAGCCATGCGCCGGATTGCCATTATGGACTATCTAACGGGCAACTCAGATCGCCACAGCAACAATCTGATGATCCAGCCTAACGGTCTGCCGTTGGCTATTGACCACGGGGGACTGTTCGATGGCGGACATAGGCCCGTTATGGATCACTCTAGGTTGTTGACTCACAATGCCGCCTTGGTTATGGGCGGATTGCCTGGAGAAAATCCGGAAGCATGGAAGGGGACCTGGGATTGGTTCGATAAAAACAAGGGAGCAATGCTTGACAAGTTCCGTGAGCATGCTAATATGATTCCGGAGCACTATAATGAGGGGGCCCAGGAGGTCATCCCCGGGTTTGAGACAAATCGGTTCAACAAAAAGCAAGTCATGGCGGACGCAGAAAAGCGATTCCAAGATATTGACCAGTACCGAAAACCAAAAGATAAAAAATGGTATGACCCGCTGGGCGAGCAGGGCGAGCAGCCCGAGTACGAAAGTCTGGGAGCGTTAGAGTAATGACGGTCAAGATTACAAATATTTGGTCTCAGGAAGTCGAAACCTTCCGGGGGGAGCCCGAGCAGATCGTCGCCCAGCTTCTTTTGGAGTTTCCTTGGGCGATGACACACCCGCGCAATGCCGGCCACAACCCCACCTCCATCCAAGACGTGCTGCGACGCATCCATACCGCACAGGACCTGGCGGTCGAGGTCGAGTAATGCGAGTCATCGTCCAGCAGCACTATCAGGACTGCACCCACGCTTACGAGGGTGACGAGGACGAGGTCCGTGAACAGCTCCTGCATGCTTACCATTGGCTGACAAGGAAGTACGGCCAGCACGCGCCTGTGAGTGTCCTGGTGCCTGGCCTCGACCAGGCCCAGGCTTATTCCGCTTGGGTCGAGAACGAGCCCTCTGGCGACATCGAGGTGACTCCACCGCGCAACCTAGAGGACGCGCTACATGGCCAGGAAACCAACCTGGCTGACTGCCTGCGGGCCGCTTCGTTCCTTTCGGGGGTTACCCCCTCACCCGATGAGGTCCGGGCCGCCAGGGTCCACTGCGACGACGACCCGGTGGACGCTGCGCTCATGGCCTGCGGCCTGGAGCCCAGCGATGAAACCCGCCAGGGCCTTGCAGACTACCTCCGGCTCTCTGGGCTGAAGAAGTCGGAAGACCCCGAGCCCGTCAAATTCAAGGACGTGGCCGCAATGACGGAGGGCGGCGTCAAGTTCGCCAAGCTCGTAGCGCAGGCATCGTCCGAGGACGAGATAACCCCCATCAAGCTCGGCGGGAAGCACTCGAAGGGCACCCTGGTGGCTTACGACAAAGAAAACCACGGGCGCTACCTGCTCAAGCCTGGGTCGGGGCGCCAGAATCCGGCTGCCGGCGAGAGCGACACCTCGGCGACCCAGTCTCGCCGGGAAGCGGCTTTTTACGACGTGGTGGCCTCCTGGGGACTTGGCGCCTACTACCCCGAGTGCTACCTGCTGATGATCGACGGGCGCGAATACGCGGTCCAGAAAATGCTGTCGGGCGACTATGTCGATGGCAACAAGCTAAAAACCCAGGACCCGAACGCTGCCAGGAAGGCCCTCCAGATTTACCGCCATGACGGCACGCTTCATAAGTGGGCGGCGGTCGATTACATCCTCGGGAACGCTGACAGCAACGCCGGCAACACGATGTTTCGGGGCGCCGACGTCAAGCTGATTGACCACGGTTCGGCTTTTGCCGGCGAGAATTTCGACCCGGCGCACGACAAAAGCTCGTTTACGCCGTACTACCTCAGGGCTCTTGCCCCGGCTGAATTCAAGGACTTCACGCCTGACGCGAAGCTTAAGTCGATGCCCCGGGTGAACCACCAGGTTGAGGTCGAGCTGTCCACGTGGGTCAAGGGGCTCGATACGGAGGCGCTGTATAAGTCGCTGTCGAGGTTCGGGATTGACCCCCGCGCGTGCGTAAAGCGCCTGGACGCACTGAAGGCGGCTATGGGGTTCACGGCCGCCGACAGTGCAATCAACCAGCTCTGGGTGGTTTAGCGGACCTCCCCCGGTTCGAGGGGGAAGATACCGTCGAGGCAACTGGACAGCTTCTCGAATTCGGCCAGGGCGACGTCGAGCCGTGCCCGGAGACGGTCAACGTCCCCACCAAACGCGACAGCGTCAGAAAACCTTTTGGAGGCGCCCACGAGGCGCTCTTCGGCTTGTTCCACCTTTTCGATCAGTTCTGCCTCAAAGGTCGTGATTTTGCGCGGCTTCTTCATGGGCTTCTTCATGGGGGTTCTCCTTGGGGACGAGGTTAGCTGACGCTGTTCCAGGCGTCAATGATTGACTTTGCGACCTTGACGAGGCCGGCGAGGTCCAGCACGCCCCCGTCCCACTGATCGTGGTCATGACCGATCCAGAAGAGGGTCCATCCGCCTTCGACGGACTCGACCCGAAACCATGGGGCGAACTTCTGAATTGTGCCGCAGGCCCAGCTAACGGCCTGGCGCTCGGTGAAGGCCTGGAAATCGACGCCGTAAGGATTGATGTTTGACATGTGCTTACTGTACTCCGATTTTGAGAGTTGTCAAAAACTATTTTGAGGAATCCTCCGAAACGACCTCGCCCTTCGCCTTGCGGGGCTTCTTGACCTTCGGAGCCTTCTCAGGCTCATTGATGGAGCACCTAGACAGAACCGTTTGGCGGGTATTTTTGTAATCCTCGTGCGCCTTGACGGTTCCCTTGACCCGGTAGGCGACACCCACGTCCAGCCGCTCATTCGAGGCGAACCACTTGAAAACGTTGCCCTTCTCGTCCTTGAAGATGTGGAGGTGGGTGGTGCCGTAGTTGCCGTCGATGTCCGTGATGCGGCTGACCGTCAGCAGGAAGGTCTCGCGCTTCCCGATCTCGCCGACATGCTGCGACTCTGCAGCCTGCTTGCGCTCGACCGCGATCCCCAGCTGGCGATCCGCGAAAGCGACGACGGAAGCGGCCAGGCCGGCCGAGCGGAACGACACGCTGTTGCACTCGATGACGATCCGGAGGTTGTGCGTGTAATCCTCCAGCACCCGCCCGGCGGCCTCCTCGGACTCGAAGAAAGACTCGGCCACCTCGATGGACTTCTTGGCCTTCTCGACGTCCGCGTCCGTCGGGGTGGGGAAGGGGAGGCCGGCATTGCTGTAGTCGCGGCGCAGCTTGTCGGAGGGGAAGCGGTGGCTCCAGGCAGAATCGGCCGTTGCAGTGACGTTGCCGAACTCGCGGGCCTTGGTCCGGCTCATCCAGCCGATCTCACGGATGAACAGGACAGTGTAAGCGAGGTAGGACACCAGGTCCGAGTGGTTCTCTCCAGAGCCCCCCAAACCGCCCTCTCCACCGTCACGGTGAGATTCCTCGAAAGCGCTCAGCAGCTCAGCCCAGCGGGCAATGGCCTCCGGCGAATCGTGGCCGGTGAAATCCTTCAAGCAGTTGCGGCCGACCTGCAGGGTGCGGCCTTCGTCATTGGCCACCACGTAGGTGTCGTTCCGGCGGCGCAGGGTGTTGCAGTGATTGCAGAAAGGCTTGGCAGACCGAAGGTCGAAGCCCACCGCGAACTTCTCGGTGTTGGGGACGCGGCGGACGATGTTGCCGGCCTCCTCGTGCTGCAGGGTGGCGATGAAGTTCCAGCCGGCGATCTTCGGGGCCTGGCCTGAGACCTCGATGACCTTGACCACCCGACCCGGGCGGATCAGCTGGCCGGACTGGGCGTACTCCGCAGGATAGACCTTCTCATCGTTCAGGATGGTGAAGGTGGGGGCAGCGACACCGAGCTTGGCGGCCTTCTTGGCCAGCTTAGCAAACTCGAAGGTGAAGGCCCGGAAATCGCCCGTCTGAATCTCGAAGGTGAGCAGCGCCGTGTTTTCCATGACTTCAAGATACTCCGATTTTGAGAGTTGTCAAAAACTATTTTTGAGATTCTTCAAGCTACGAAATCGTCCACCAGAAGAGCGTGCAAATGTTCGAGTTTCAGCCGATAATTCGCTTTTGCCCGGCTGTCGTAAAGCTCCAGGACTCCGTCCTTGTAGCTCTGTTTGAAGCCCTCGAAAGTCATGGTGACGTGAGCCGCGCCTATGACACATTCGGCGACGATGTAAGACCCGATTGGGGCCACCCAAAGCGCCGAGTGCATTTCCTTCTGGGTCATGGCCTAGAGCGCCTCCTTGATAGCCCGCAGCTCCCGGGCGCAGACGGTACCCGAGTATGCGTTCCCGTCGCGTGTCCACTTGACATCGACGACCTGGCCGCCGGTCACCCAGCGGGGGGCGGAGGCGATTTCGACGATTTGTCCGTAGTAGTCGAATTTCTGTCCGGGCTTCATGGTGGGCTCCTTGGAAGAGGGGTTTCGTTCGGGACAAGAATTACTCTACCAGAGTCCCCGATACCGTCAAGAACTTTTGATAGTTTATTTTTCGGTGCCCAGCTGCGCCGCGATCAGGGCCCATTTGGCCTTGAGCTGCAGGCACTTCGGGCAGGTCGGCTGCACGCCAGGGGCCGCGTAGCAGAGGCCCTTGCGCTGAGAGAGGCAGAGGGCCCCATACCCCTGCTTGCGGCGCTCGTGGAGAGTAGGGGCCTTCACAACCTTCTTCTCGACCTTGATCTTCTCAGGAGAGTAAACCCAGCCTGCGATGGACTTCTCCAGGTCCTTGAGGTAGCTCTTGGTGCAGGCGATCTGTTGCTCGATCTGAAACAGCGCGGACCGCTTGTGGCTGTCGAAGTCCTTGCCCGTGGCGCGGTCGTACTTGTTCTCGACGGTCAGGACCACAGTAATAGGCTCGTAGCCGGTCTTGCCCTTGCCGGTCCACTTCTTGGCCTCGACCGTGAAGCTGGTGGCCTCCTGGATGGTCAGCTGCTTTGCATGGAGTCGAGGAAGCTCGACGTCCTTGACGTGCTGGGCAATCTTCTTGGTGTGCTCGCAGCTCAGCTCGAAGGCCTCCTGGTCCACTCCACCGCAGCGGCCCAAAAGGTAGCCGTCGCCAGGGCGCTTGAAGCCGTGGTTGACGAGCAGCGCACCGTTGAGGCAGTAAGCCCGGAAGCACTCTTGGCAGGTCCCGATGGTCTTGTTTGTCTTCGTCATGAAAATAACAATAGGGCCTCTTTTGAGAGTTGTCAAAAACTATTTTCAAGATTCTTTTGACGCTGACGCACTGTACAGAAGTAGCGCGCTGTCGCCGTTCACCTCCGAAGGAGTAAAGAAACGATACCAGACTATCAAACCCTGTCAAGTGTTAATCTTCCATGGTGAGAATCCCGCAGAATCAGATTTCTTCTCGTAAGCAAATTGGACATACGACCTCGGGCCGCCCCGTAATTGCGATTGCCCTGCAGGGAGGCCTCCACCTGGTGGTGGTGGCGAAGTCTTCGGGTTTCGAGACCCTGGCCGCCAGCTCGCACTCGGGGATGAGCCGGTACATGGCCGAGCAGGCTGACCCAGACATCGTTTTTGACGTGCAAAAATCGGAATCGTTCGACCCGAAGTTTTTCCAGGACCTGTTGCCCGAGTATCAAGAGCTGACCCGCCAAATCCAGGAGGCCCAACGTGGCCGGTAAGAAGGGCGGCAATTTACAGCCCTCGGGCACCTCGGGCAACCTACAGGGTGGCGAGATAAAGTCCTTCGATATCCTCGACAACTCTTCCATCGCTTGGGACCTGGATGCCTTCGATGAGGCATTGAGGGCTCACGGTCTCACATTTATGCATTACCGTGGCATGCCCAACCCCGTTGGGCTGGTAGACAAGTTCGATTCGCGTCGGCCCGAAGACGACAACTCCGATTCGTCGAACGGCTTGCTCTACACCTGCGCGGGGGCGATTACGGGATGTTTTACGGGCAATTCGAAGTCCAAGAAGTCCGCAGAAGACGGACAGATGAACGACGCTTCTGCCCAAATCACTTTCCCGAGGCACTATGACGGGACCCAGGAACCGATTTATCTCAATCCGATGGACCGCCTCTTTCTGAAAGAGGAGTCTGTGTGTGTGACGCACCAGCAGCTGGTCAACGCGAACCAGACCGGCGAAGACCGATTGCAGTTCCCTGCCATCAAGGTGTTGGACCTGGTCGACTCGCGCGGGAACAGGTACAACGAAGCCGCAGATTTCGACGTTCGCAACGGAGTCGTGCATTGGTGCGGGACCCGGCGTCCGATGGTTGACCCCACAACGGGGAAGGGTTCGGTGTACGGAATTCGGTTTACGTACAGGCCGTATTGGTATGTGGATTCGATGCAACACGAGATCAGGATGGCACAGTGGGAAGACCCGTTCACGGGCGAGCGGAAGACGGTGCGCATGCCACAGGCCATTCGAGTTTTGAGAGAGTACGTGTTCTTGAATACCCAGAATGACGAAAAGCGGTCGGCACCTCAACCAGCAGAAGATGGATTTGGGCCAAGGTAACAATCTTTATGAACATGCGCACCTTTTTGCTAGAAATTCTCGGCCCTTCAGGCCTGAAGGCCATTGAGCCTTTGCTAAAGTCCGAGTCCGAGGTGGGTGGTTTTGTTCTGGCAAAGAGCGCGTCCTCGTTTCTGCGGACCTTGCGACAGGGCCAGGAGTATTCTTGTACGCAGTTCGTGATTTCAAAGTCGGAAGAAGGCTTCAGCGGTGTGGCCAATATCAATGAAGTCGATTACGTGTTTTCAAACGCTGACGAAGCACATTCGGTCGCCGTCATTTGCAAGGCTCTTCAGGGGCCCGCTATTTCTCTTGCCGGTGGGGCAGGGCCCCTTCACAAGCTGGGGCTTACGCTCGCTGCCCTAGTGAAGGCCCAGACGAAAGCCGGCGCGGCAGGGACCGGTGTGTCGGCTGGAGCGATCCCGGCGACAGCCGCTACGCCGGCTACTAATATTGCGCCTAAGGCAGGCCCGGGGGCCAGCGCAAAGCCAGCAGCCAAGACGCCCAAGCTCCCAAGCGTGAAACCACCAGCAGCTCCTGAAAAGACCAAGCTGAAGCTTTCAGAGAAGGAAGCATCGAAGGCCTGTCCCACCTGTGGGAAGTCCCAGGTGCAGAAGTCAGAGTTTACGGGGTGCGCGTGCCTGGCCGACCTGTCCAAATTAGTGAAGGCGACGAAGGTCGACGGAGGGTTCGCTCTGGAATTGCAGTGGTCGCCGGAGGATGTCTATGTCCTGCTCAAGAATGTGGGGAAGGCTTCCTAATGGCTAAAGAATCGCACCACGCCTGGTTGGACAAGTATCCAATCCACAGCAAAGACCACGAGCCCGAGCTGGAAGCGCACGCTGCCATTCTCGAACTCAGGCACAAGATGCCCAAAGACCTTGCGGAAGCCAAGGCCCACGAACATTACCTCAAGGACCGCGCTCTCGATGTCGCCGCTCACCACCTGCAGGGCATCCGCGCTGCTCATGCTGCCGGCGAAAACGATGCGGCCAAGCAACACGGTGAAGCGTACGCAGCTGCAGCCAAGCATCTGGGATTCGACCCCTTCGATAAGCCCCACCAGGACATCGTCGATCGCATCAAGACCTCGGGACCGAAGGTGTATGACTTCAAAGCTCACCCTTCGGACTCTTTGTTCCATACCAAAGAAGACGAAGAAGAGAAGTCCCCCGAGGACGACCGCATTGCGATGTTCATGGAAGGTCTGGAGAACCTCAAGACCAAGCTGAAAGAACACGAGAAAGTGGAGAAGGCCGAAGAAGACCTAGAGAAGTCCAAGAACGTGCGGGAACAGACCTCGAACATCACGCCGGTTGATGCCGATCGAAGAAGAGTTCAGTATGCTCGTTCAATCGGCCTGCAACCGGTGCGCTCTGCCGGTAAATCTTTTTCTGCTTCCAAGGGGTTCCCTCGCGCTAGTGGCAACAAATTGCCTTACAGTAACGATTTCGATGTCGCCCACGAAACAGCACATGCCATGACGACTCCTAGTGATAAGACTGTGGAGCAACATCAACAATATCTTACCGATCATGCACGGCCGACCAAACACAATAGCCGATCCAATCCGGACTTCGAGCATCGCGAAACACAAAGACAGGAGAACGTTGCCAACCATTTAGAGAATAGGATCGACAGGCGCGCAGGTGTTCGGCCGGCAAAATTCCGTTCCCAGGTTAGAACCTCGGTTGTATTGCCGCACAAACAGGAACCGCCTAAGGAATGGGTGAACAATGAAGCTTCGTGGGGAGCAGTCAAAGACAAAAGACCTCACGCTAATCAAGGAGAGGACAGAGAGGTCCCTGGGGACTCTATCAAAGAAGCGTCAAAAGCGTTTGCTGACAGGTTTGATAGAGGAGCTAAGTTCGATAAACGCGGCAATGTGGTGCCGGGCAGTGGGATCGATCAAAGAGTCAATTCTGCCCACTCAGGCGTCAACTGGCTCAAGGCCGTAAGGGCTAAGTTTGGTAAGCAAAATGGCTAAGCTCTCAAAAGTAACTCCACCGCCTGTCTTCCCCAAGCTGGGTGTCCCGGACGACCGGAGGGAGACCCCTATTGTCGACAACGCTCGCTCGGTAGCCACTAAACTGGTGGGCGCCGCTGCAACAATACCTAAGGATAAAAGAGAGGGGATGTCCCTTCAGCGCTTGGCCGCTGAAGAGTTCATGCCTCCGCAGCCCGGGATGTCTATGGCTTCCGAACCCGGCACCCAACGGCGTTTGAGCTATGCCCTGGGCGACCAGATGCGAGAGAGATTTAGCAGAGGAGCTGCTCCTGAGCCAAAGGCTCCAGTCGCCACTGTCCAGCATGAGAACTTCCACATGCTGATGAACCGGCTCCAAGAGAAGATAGGGGGACCTCGGATGCGTGCGTTGGCCGCCCGTGACCTGTATTTGTCTATTCCTCCGCAAGATAGGACTTACGCTGATCGGTTCACGTTTGCGCGAAACGAACACACCTCTCATGGGGAAAACCCGTTTCATCCTCAGCACTACGAGGAAAAGATAGCCATCATGCTGAACCATCTAAACAACCCGGCTGAACGAGATCGATACTCTAGTAATGTAGATGACGAGGACCGGCAAGGTGTGGCTCGCCGAACCTCCTCAGCTATCAAAAGTGCAATGCGGCACATGCGTAACTACGCAGCTGCCATGACTCCGGAATCTCTCAAAAACGTACGACCTTTGACGGCACATGAAGAAAGGTACCTGCGAGCCCAAGGCCTGAAGAAGTCAACCCCACATGAACGAATCTCTAAACTGCTGGCCCTCGGCGCAACTTCAAATAAATCTATGGTGCAGAAGGTACTTGAAGTGTACGGGGTGCCTAAGAATGATCCTCGACGTCGAGGATAGCGCCATGGTTCGATTTATTGTCCTCCAGGACTGAATTAGCCTCTTCGATATCCTCAGGCCCGGGTGGTACGATGCCGCGCTCTGGGTCCTCGGGCTCGAAAAATCCGCTCCAGTGACAGTCAGGACTGATGTAAACCAGAACCAGCCCAACTACCAAAATCAAGATACAGCAGGTCATTAGCAAAGCTCCTTTGTTCGGGACGTTCGGTCGCGGATGTTTTCGTCGTTTTGCTGGCACGCTTGGTAGCTGGCAGCGAGGGCTTTTTGCACCGAAGAGTAAATCAACTGGCGGATGCTGGCGACATCGACTCCGGCCATCAGGGTGTGGAATAAGTAGGCTATGTTTCGGACGTCGTTTACGATCTTGAGCGTCGTCTCGTTGACTGGCCCAGGTTGTTCCGGGAAAAATGCAACCAACAGTTCGGTGACACCGATTTCAAGCTCCTCCATGTTTGCGTCCACTGTCTCGTTTAAAGACGACATGACCTTGATGTAGTCGATCTTGAAGCGGTCTCTTTGGTCAGCTGGCAACACCTGTGCCAGTTTCTCTGCTGCGTCTACCAGGTATTGTGTGCGCGCTGGGGTCATGTTTCTCCTAGATTGTTTTTGGGAGGTGGCGTTCCACGAACTCGCGATTTTGAGAGAATATGGGGATTTCTTCGTCAACTACAGGTTTGTAGTTCGGATAACCTAGGGCGATCCAGTGAGCAAAATTCGCGGTTACGCCGCTGTCGACGATATTGGGCACCCGAGACACCGCCAGGCCGCGCTTGAACTTGGTCTTGATGTGCAAGTCCCAGTTTACGCCATGCTCGCTCAGCAGCTTGGCCTTGATTTGGTCCACGTTCAGCTTGTGAAGCTCCTTCTGGCTGAAATGGGCCTGGCCTACAGCCTGGATGCTGTTCCTGATTGCGTCGTTCTGTCGCCATACGAAGTAGTTGCAGACCTCAGCCTCGGGAAGGTTGAAGGCCCTGGCATCGAAGAACCCTTGCTCCCCGAATACGGTCGAAAACGTGACGCTAGCGATGGAGGCCGAGACGGACACCATTTTCTGGATGTTGTTGTCGAACCATGCCTGCGTATCGAGCTTTTGGTAGTCAAACAGCAGCAGGCTGATTTCGTCGGACTGTGTGTAAACGAACGTACACCCTTGGACCTCCTCCAGAAGACGAATGGAGGTCTTCTCCATTGCATGGTGGAAGTGGTCGTCGAAAGGCTTTACACAATGTTTGGCGGTCAGTGTGTGGAACGCCTTCCCGTCCAGCCGGACAATGACCGGCGTGCGCCTGACGAGGTAGTTTCGGGTGACATTTTCGTACCGCTTCATGCGGTCGCCCAGCGAGTCCTTATTCATAGTCTCTTACCACAAGTCCGACCCCATGGGAGGGCATGCCGTCTTCGGTGCGCTCGAAGAACTTCACGGTCAGCAGTTTCCCGATGAGCGCGGTCCCCTGCTCGAAGAACTCTGCCCGATCCTTGAGAGTGCCTGGGGCGCAACAATCGAACTCCTTGCCGTTCTCGGCCCGGCAGGTGAAAATCGCCTTACCTGCGAACTTACCCCGGCCCTCGGAGATGTCAACGATGGGGAACTCAAGTTCCTTGAAGTCTTTCACCTTGACAAGGTCATACGACCTCTTGCCGGCCGCATACTTCCCTTCGAGGTTGCGTAGAATGGCTCCCTCATATCCTTCGCTCACATATGCGTCGTGCGTGGGCTTGACAGCTTCCCTCATCGTGATGACCTCGGTAGGGGCCAGCTCCAGACAATCGGAGTCGACTGCCGCAAACAGAAAAGCGAGGTCGGCTCTCCGCTTGTGTTCCGGCTCGTCTGAAGATGGCAGGTCGTAAACGACGTGCTTGATTTGCCTGAAGCCCGGTTTGGTCCCTTCCTTGCGGCAAAAACCGCTGATCTTCTGGAGCGACCAGCCATGGCGGTAAAGCTCGCCATCGAGAATAGTGACCCCTTCAAGCCTAGCGAAAGCCTCTCGATAGGCGGCTTCGATATGGGGCATGCCGAGAATCCGCTTTTGCTTTCGGCTCCAGAGAGAGACCTCTCCGTTTTCGATCACCGCCAAGCAGCGATTGCCGTTGTACTTCCTCTGGATATGGGCAGGGAACTTGATTTTCTTCATCCCGGCTTCTTCGGGCTGGGCCAGCATCGGAGGGATTCCGCCGGCCGCGTCCGTTTCGCCACCTTCGGCACGAGAAATGTCTTCGACGTAGCGATTCCTCTCCTTCTGCTTGGTCCACTTGGCGAGTGCCTCCGCCTCCGCCTGCTCTTCAGCGGTCGTGGCGTTGGCCTTGCCCAGGTTCTTGCCCTCCTTGATGATATCAATCCCCGTCTGCAGCTTACCCCCGACCTGGCCGTGGGTCACGGTGATTGCCGGGCCTGCGACGGCAATGGACCATTGTTGAATGGCCCCCGTGTTCGAACGCTTGTACAGAGTCGGAAATGCTTTCATCGGTATTCTCCCATCTCGTAAGAGCCACGTGAGTAGTACCACCTGGTCAGGTGCAGCCCAAGGCTGTACGCCTTCAAAAGTAGCGATTCCTGGTCTCCGTCGTTGCGGATGATGTAATCGAACCACCAATCCGGGACGGTGTCTAGCTCGGTTTCGGAGCGGTGAGCCACCTTTTCGTAGTCTGGCCGAAAGACCTTGCAGATTTTGAATCCCCTGGCCTTTGCTGCCACCAGCTCAGACACAAAGCGCCCGTCCGTCAGAATCACGAGCCGGGCTCCATCATGGAGGCATAGGTCTGAGTCCCTCATGGCCGCGTCGGCCCACACGTTGGTCTGGATGGCGCGTCCCCACTCGGTACCTACCGCCTGCAGAGCCTTGCGAGCGCTCAGGCCCCCCTTTTTTGAAATGAAGGGCTTGATCTCGCTTTCAATGACCTGGTGAAGCAAGGGCCCACCCTTCAGTGGCAAGCCTACCGCCTTCCGGAAATAGTCTTCGCCGGTTCGAAGGCTGCCGATGTGAGATTGCCCGTCTGGTGTGGCGAACCACGGGTCAATGAGATTCCGTAGCTCGGACTCGCCATACAGGACCTCGTAGCTAAACCCGAACAGGTTGTTTACGAGGATTTTCAGGGGTGCCGAAAAGGCGGTACAGGTCCCGTCAAAGCGGTCAGCGATGAAATGTCCGACAGTATCTTTCCCGGCCCCAGCATGGCCAGCCAGCACGAGGCCGGGGTAGCTCATTACTTAGTATCCTCGCTCTGGGAGGTCCCGATTGGGTACAGCTTGACCTTCTTGGTCGACACCTTGGGAGGAATGCCCAAGCGCTGGGCAGCAGCGGCCTTGATTGCGTACGCCCGCCCCAGATTCAGGCGACGGCCGTCCTTGGCTGACAGCTTGTCGTTCAGCTCCTTGACGGAGCCCTGGGGGTTGTCCAGGAAATAGGTGTAAGCGAAGGTTTCTCGTTCGGCGGTCTTCTCGGCATGGATGCGCATGTGTCTCCTTTGTGTTAGTCCTGAATGGTGATGTGAGCCCAGTTTGAAGGAAGCTTGATGTCACAGACACGGTCTGCGACGTTGATGACCTTTTTGACAGGCACTCCGTGCAGCTGCCGCTCGGCAGCAAGGAATGGGTCATTGGGCATCAGGGTGACGACCAGCGGCGCCCACCCGAAGGCCGTAGCGATGGCCCGATACGGCGTGATCTCCTCGACCGTGACGTTGGTGTTGTCGCAGACCAACACGCCCTTCTCGCGGAGGGTGTCGTTCTGCGCGGCAGAGATGAAGGCCTTGAGGCAATTGGCGTGATGAAGACCGTTCTCCTCGGGCTTGTAAACGTAGGTGCCGTAAGTATCGATCCTGGACTTGTCGGCGCTACAAATCTTGCCGGTCAGACGCCCGGTTACCAGGTGGGCCAGAGTCGACTTGCCGGCCCCCTGACACCCCCGAAGAATCAGGGCGGTTCCGGGGGTGACCGAATTCGCAAAAGAGGTGAGGTTCATGTCTCAATCTTACCTTTCTTTTCTGGAATGTCAAACCGTTGCGGTGGAATTATAGGCGTAGTATTCGCGCTGGGCCTGGACCTGGACGAATTCGACCTTGGACGAGCCGTCCATTTCGAACGTTTCGACGTAGGCTGTCAGACGACCCCCGAAAACGCACCCAGTGTCGATCCCGTACGTGTTGTTTTCTACCCGAGGGGTAGCCCTGTCGGCGACGACTTCGTGCCCGTAGATGACCCTGGGCCCCGTCCAGAGGGTCGTCCAGAATCTGTCTTCCGGGCCGTGGAAGAGGCTGCCCGTGGGCCTCCAGAGACCGTCCGGTCGCTGCCTGAGGTAGCGGTTGCGGATGAGAGCTTTGGTGGGCTGGTGGTAGCGCCCAGTTTCGTCAGGAAGCAGCCCCGCGTGCGTGATAAGGCGAACCCCACCCGGAGTAGTGACTTTGATAATGGCGGGCAGCCTGGCAAGCCACAGGACCTGGTCGTCTGTCAGCGCCTGGTCGGTATCCTTCCGACCTTGCTTTTGGGCCATCGGATTGCGATAGTGTTCCGGGTCGGCTTTGACGCCCAGTTCGTGGGCCCTCCAGCGAACGGCGACTTCTTCGTGGTTCGCAAGCACAGCACTGGACAGGCCGACGTCGCAGCTGAATTTGACACAGGAGACCACTTCACCAGAGCAAGGACCCCTATCGACGAAGTCACCAACAAAAACCGTTCTATCGGTGGATCGTAGGCCCAATCTTTCAACAAGAGACACAAGCTCGTCCAGGCACCCATGCACGTCACCAATAACAATAAGCCGCCCCCCGCTATCCAAAGAGGAACTTGCGATACGCGGGGATGGCAGGATGGCTAAGTCTTGAGGCTTCATTCGGTTTATATTAGCTATCAAATTTTGGTAAGTCAAGGAGATTGTGGTGCCGCAACAGAAGATTTGTTCGAAATGTAAGGTCGAGAAGCCTATCATTGAATTTAGCAAAAAAGGAAATCCTTGCAAACTCTGTGCGGCCCTTTATGCCAAACAATATCGGATCAAAAATTCGGGAACAGTATATCTTAGTGTGAAACGGTGGAAAGAAGAGAATCCGGAACAGGTTGTAGCGAACAGGAAGAAACACTACGAGCGAAATCGTAAAAAAGAGATTGACAGTAACAACCAATATCGTATCGCTCGAAAAAAAATAGACCCCGGATTTAGGATACTATGCAACCTCCGATCTAGAATTGTGAAAGCTATCAAAAGGGGGAGCAGGGCGGGATCGTCGGTTAGAGATATGGGGTGCACGGGAGAACAAGCAAGGGTCCACCTTGAATCCCAATTCAAATCCGGGTGGACCTGGGAGAACTACGGAACAGTCTGGAGCATCGACCACATCATACCTCTGTCTTCCGTAGACCTAGAGAATGATAGGGAAGGATTTTTGAGAGTCAATCACTATACAAACCTGAGGCCGCTTTCTGTGGAAGAAAACAGCCGTAAGGGTGCGAGGCTCCCCAATGGATAAACTGTTCCTAGCCTGCGACGGTGATCGAATCGGGTATCTCATCGGAGCTAGCATCCAGAGAGATGACGTTGAAGAGGTGCGCCGAATCAACCAGAGGATCGAGGCTGGCAATCAGATTCTTGTGTCTTGGGCTCTTGAGCACGGCGGCTCTGTCGTCGAGGAAGGGGGAGATGAGTGTTATCTAGCCGAGATCCCGGTCTCGGCACTAGGAGAAGTCGAATCCGTCCGCCAGAAGTATCATTCTGCAACCGGAGCCACTTTGACTATCGGCATCGGGAGACGTATGTCTGAAGCTGGGCAAGCCCTTTTGGTAGGAAAAATAGAAGGTCGCGATAGAGTCCGGCTCTTCGACGAAACGGTCCCCCAAACCCTAGCCGAGGCGAATAAGCCCAAGACGGAAGACGAGAAAATTGCCGACGAGTACCTGAGCCCCCAGATTGGGCTGGCCAAGAGTTTTGGGGACCAGGACCCTCTATTCACTCAGCCTGCAACTAGGTATCGCGCGACGACCTACTTACCGGCAGGTCACCCCGACACTGAGAAGGCTGCGGGGATTTTGGAGATGCAGGGATGGAAATCGGCCGGCAACGACCAGTACCACAAGGACTTTGAGCACCCCTCGCACGGTCTAGACGAGCTTCATACCATAAACAAGGCTTACGGTAATCCATTTGGGGGCATGGCTTTCGATGATGGCGAATGGGGAAGGAAAGAGGGAAGCTGGAAGGGCCCGCCACTGGAAGTCGATTTGCGTGACAGGCTTAATGAGAACCCGAAGTTGAGTACCAATGTTATTTTGGCTCATGGGTATACCAACCATCCGTTTGGCTCACACCAGCACATGTTTTTGGGGCGTATGAAGTATGCCCCTACGCACCATCAATTTGGCAATCCTGTGATCCCGGCTTTCGGCCACATGGGCGAGAGCGATGGCGATCTTACAGATCACGACATCCGCAAACTTATAACGCCACCCAAGCGACCCCCACATACGGCGATGTACGGCAAGGTCAATTCCGACCCCAAGTTTTTCGTTACTAGCTCCACGGTGCCCATCCCTAAGATGACCAAAGCCGAAAACGAAGGCTCGGCCGCCCATGGCGGCCACCAGCATGGGGTGGCGCCCCCCAAGAAGGTCCACCCGCACGTTCAGACGCAAGAACACTCCGAAGGAGAGGTCGCACATTCGATTGCCGACCAGGGCCCCGCCCCCGAAATGAGTCACCAGGCCAAGGACGCCGAAGACCAATTCCATGAGCTGGCCGGCTCCCAGGACAAGCAAGACCGGGCGTCTGCGGCTCGCAATTCGGAAGAGATGGAGAGTCTTAAGCAGCGTGTGGCCGAGTCCCTTACCCAACTGAAGGGGCAGTTACCGGTCATTACCCAACTGAAGGGGCAGTTCCCCGAGACGTACAAGTCGATTCTTTCTTTGGTTCAATCGGTGGTGGGGCTGGCGAGAGGTCTCCAGACAGGAGACCAAGAATTGGAGAAGGCTGAAAAACGCCCAAAAGTATGGACGTCCGATGACTGGGGTACGTCGGCTCTAAAAATCCCCAGCAAGAACCACCCAGACCGCCAAGCATTCGACCAGAACTACCTGGCGTCGGTAGCTAGTCACTATACCAACGGCGACACCAAGTCTCTGAAGCGGATTATGGTGCCCGTCGCTTTGCTAGAGGGGGGCAACAGTGGAGGGGCTGCCAATAAAGACCGGTATTCCCTTTACCACAAAATGCTCCGAGCTGGCGACGAGGTTCCCCCTATCGTGGTCGCTCCTGGCAACCCAGGGGCGTGGTCCGTAAAGGACGGGACACACCGCGTGGAGGCGGCTAAGGCCGCTGGCGTGACACACCTGCCGGCGTACGTGGTTCGGGCGGGGCTGAAGAAGGCTATCGCCGACCTGAAGCCGGGTAAGACGGTCGGGGAGCCCACACCTTTGAACTCCAGAGGCTCTACCCAGCAGAACTATGATTATAGTCATATGTTAACCCCGGAACACACAAAACAGGGCTACAAACTGATAGTGTCGCACATGGTACATCCTGGGCGGCAGGACGAGATTAAATCTCGGGTATATCACAGCACAGGGAGTGGGTCATGGCAGCCAGAAACATCGTCACCGTTACGTAGTGTGGGACAGGTACACGCGAACATTGTAGAAGGCTCTATAGAACCCCATTCTTCTCTAGGACCAAGCTACCGTGGTCAGGGGTTGGGTAAAAAAATGTATGAGGCGTTATATACGCACGCTAAACACATAGCTGGAGTCGATCGCGTAACCGGGGGAGTCCATTCAGAAGACGCTTCTAAGGTTCATCGAGCCTTGGCAGTTGCACACGGGCTGTGGTACTTCCCAGAAAAAAGGGAAGCATACGGTGAAGACCCGGACGACGAACATGTACAGCGTTATCCATATATGGACTACGACTACCAGATCAAAGGCGAGTTAGCGCCAGATCATGATGAGGAAGCCCTGCTGCTTTGTCCTCCTGGCTGCCATGACCAGAAGATCGAGAAGGCTATCTCTGATATCTCTCCGGGTCCCCATGAAGAAGACCGACCGATCCCTGAAACAAACATCGTAAACCAAGTCTATGACTACAACCACCTTTTGACCCCGTCCCAGCGCTCGATGGGGCTTACGCTGAAGGTGCATCAGAGAAAGGAGGGGCACAAACAATTCCCATCTATGGTCGAGGCAAGGCTGAGCAAATCCAACTACGGGGTGCAGCAGAATCTCGGTGGAGCCCATGGGCACATTAATCCGTCCACAAATGCCGAGTACGAATTCCAAGATCAACTCCAAGGGGAGCCATACCTAGAGCCCCACTCCCAGTTAGAGAAGGAATATCGTGGCAAGGGGCTGGGCAAGGCGGCTTACAAGGCCCTCTATGCTCATGTCCATCATACTTTGGGGGTGAACCATGTCGTAGGAGGGGAACACTCAGCGGCGGCGGACAGGGTTCATCGATCGCTAGCCGGTGAAATGGGGCTAAACTACGTTTCAAAGAAAAGAAACCCCAAGAGCGGATTCGGTCTGCCTTTGGAGCAGTACCCGTATGATAGCTACCATTACCAACTCAAAGATGAACTGGCCCCCGATCATGATGAAGAGGCTCTGTTGCTCTGTCCGCCCGGCTGTCACGACCAGAAGATCGAGAAAGCGATCTCTGACCTGAAGCCGGGCAAGTTTCAAGGGGAAACCACATTTCCTAACGGTGACGATGATTCAGGTGACCCGGTAACTCAGAAGAAGTTTGATTACGGCCATCTTTTGACGCCAGAACAAAAAGAGCAGGGCCTGTCGCTCCACGTTCATCATTCTTTCCAAAACAATGAAAACGGCAAAGAGCGGATAGTGGCGAGATTGACGAGACCAGGACGAGACCGCCCCAGATATGTGGGAGCCGTTACTGGATACGTGCGGCCGCCCAACAGTGTCAGAACCTTTAAGGGGTACGATCCTTTCGCCAAATTTACGAGGCTTGAACCACACTCCGATCTAGACGAGCAATTTCGCGGACAGGGTTTAGGTAAAGCTATGTATGAGGCTCTTTACGCCCATGCAAAACATGTGGCGGGGATCGATCACGTACAGGGCGGACCTCATTCTCCACAAGCAGAAGCGGTCCATATCGCTCTGTCGAAGAAACACGGCCTGGAACACGTTCCCTACGTCCTTCGTCCCGAGGACGGTTCTGACGATCCTGAAATCTCGGCCACACGTTACCCTTACGCCGGCTACCAGTACCAACTCAAAGGCGAGCTAGCCCCAGATCATGATGAGGAAACTTTGTTGCTTTGCCCTCCTGGTTGTCACGACCAGAAGATCGAGAAAGCCATCGCCGACGTTCCTACCGGCAAACATATGAGCACCTACCAAGACGCCAATGGCAACGACGTCCACCTACACGACTACTCCCATTTGCTCCCACAAGGTACGCCTTCGAACTTCAAGATGTTCGTCCGCCACAACCCTTCGAAAAACTACCTCAGCACGTACATCAACGACGAATCGTCCAACAATCCGTTGGTCGGGAATGTGCAGGGGTATATCAAAAATAAGCACATCGAGCCCCATGCTGACCTCGATCTGGCCCACCACGGGAAAGGCTTCGGGAAGGCGATGTATCTAGCCACGTATTCCCACGCAAAGAACAAGCTGGGGGTCGAGGGGGTTGCCGGAGGGATGCATTCTGCGCAGGCGAGTGCTGTACATCGAAGCTTGGCGGCAACACACGGCCTGGACTACAAAGTCGATCCTATCAATCCCGACGGTTCCGGAATCCATGGCTCGAACATCTCACACATGCCTTATAAGTATGCCCTCAAGGCCGAGCTGGCTCCGAACGTTGACGAAGAAAAGCTTCTGCTTTGCCCGAAGGGCTGTCATGACCAAAAGGTCGAGAAGGCCATCAAGGACATTCCTGTGGGTAAGTATCAAAACGTGGACAGGACCCTCCATGGGACGGTGGTAGCCAGAAACTACAACTACTCACACCTGCTGCCCGAGGAGATGCGCAAGACCCACAGCCTGGTTGTGCAGGAGCGCCGGCATGGAGTCGGAGGGAAGTACAATGTCCATCATATCGTTGCCGAGCTGCACAACGATGCTCAACATATGACAGACGGAGATGTCCATTCGGACGTTCACTATCGCAACCGTAGCCTAGGCACAGGTGCGGAAAAAGAGAAATGGGAAGGGATGCTGACCCCCCATTCTTTTCTGAGCAGCAGTCTCCGGGGGCGAGGTCTGGGGAAGGCCATGTACGAGGCTCTTTACTCGCACGCCAAGAACAAGCTTGGGATCAAAGACGTTCAAGGAGGCAGCCATTCTGAAATGGCTCACAGGGTTCATCAGTCCTTGGCCGAGAAGCACGGGATGAGTTACAACCCAGAGCCAGACGACTATGTTGATAACCGGGGCGTTAAATGGCATGGGCCCTACCAATACACCCTCAAGGGCGAATTCCCGGCCGAGAAGGAGGACGACCTTTTGATTTGTGGCCCAGACTGCTCCCACCATGTAGCCAAAGAAGAAATCGAACCCAACGAGAAATTCCCGCCCGAGAAGGAGCTAAACAAGGAGTCCATGCCTCCGACCCACAAGGACCTGGAGCTGCCTGTGGGCTCGCTACACAATGGACACTTGAAGGTGCAACATGCGGACGGCACGGTGGGGTGGAAAGGTGTTACAGCCGGCCTCATTCAGGGACTTGAGCCCGGAGGCGCGGGTGGCGGAGGGGCCAACAGTCACGCTGTCTCAAGTAGGGAGCCGAATAGCCCGTAATGTATAACATCAATATCGACCTCAGCTGCCTGGCTGGCTTCAAGGACTTAGCAGACATCATCAAGCAAGAAGCCGAGCAAGCCGCCAATGACCTCAGCATACAGGTACACGCCAAAGCTTTAGAACTAGCAAACGAACGTCTGCATTCTCGTAGGCAAATGTTTGTGGAAGCCCTGAGTCTTACCCACGAAGGCAACGGGGAGCACTACCTATCCCTTGCACAAGGTTCGGTATGGATCGACGACGGCATGGAGCCGCATTCTATGCTGGACGCATTGCTGAACAGCCCTTCGGCCAAGACCTCGAAGGACGGGCATAAGTACCTGGTGGTACCATTCCAGCACGTGGGCCCCGGGAAGGGCCCTACGAACACTCCAGAGTCCTCCAAAGAGACCGTGGATACCGTTCGGGCCGAGCTGAAGAAGCGGAAGATTCCGCTAGCCAAAATCGAGCGGGACGCACAAGGCCGTCCCAAGATGGGCAAGATTCACTCGTTCAACATCGAGGACAAACCTCTCAAGAGCGGAGAAGGTCCAGGGCAGGGTCACGGACCAGTGGGAGGTGTTAAGCAGGGCAAGACAGGCATACCGTTCCTTAGGGGCGTTTCTGTGTATCAGTCGGCTACACCTTCTGGGGGCACTAAAAAAAGTGTATTAACCTTTCGTGTGGCCACATCCAAGAACCCAGACGGGTTCTTCCATCCGGGTCTTCAGCCCGTTCACATCTTCGATTCGGTATACGCTTGGGCATTAGAGGAGGTCGAGTCACACATCACGCCGGATCTCATCGAGCGAATAGCCTCGAAGATTTAAACGTCACTCTTCGATCTCGAACTCCAGCGAGACGCCAGCCTCCTTGAGCATCTCAACTGAGGCAAGCATCGATGCTCGCCAGTCTTCACGCCAAGTAAGGGCGCCCCCGCTGAAGGAGCACACCACGCGGGAGATTCCCGCTTGAATGCATGCCCTTGAGCAGTCACAGCACGGAGGGCCCGGCATAGTTGCCGCCATATAGAGCGCAGCTCCTTCTGTCGCAATGCCACGTCTAGCTGCCTGGTAGATCGCGTTCCTCTCAGCGTGCTCAAAGTAGTGATACTTCGCAGGCCTGGTATGTCGAGCGTCCGACTCCTTTACACCTCGCGGAAAACCGTTATGGGCTTCCAATATATGTCCATTTTCTGTAACTATGACAGAGCCAACGCGCGTGGAGCGGTCAACGGAACGCCCACTTGTCTCCATCGCAATCCGCAGGAATATCAAGTCTTCGGGAGATATCATACCTTCTTCTTGACCCAAGGCAGCCGCAGGTAAGTCGCCCCTCGCTTCTTGGAAGCCTTGACGAAGCCCGCCTGAAGGATGCCGACCTCCTCCATCACGTCGAGGAGCTTGACGTATTGGTCCCAGGTCATATCTACGTCGAAATAGAGGTGGTTGCACCCCTTCGTGCTGGAGGGGAACACGTGCATCGGGATATCAATGTCGAGTGCCGGCTTGTGCTTGTTCGAATCCTCGAACGACACCGAAGAAACCAGGTTCGCGGAACCCAGCTCCTGCACTGTGTCTGGGATCATTGCGAACGTGTACTTGGTGTCGCTGGTGTCGAGGTAATCGCTGTGGGCGATCTGTCGGCCTAGGAAATTTGGGGCCATGCTGTCTGGGATAAGTACGAATTTGTTGTTTGGCATGGACTTGACTTTAGCATGACTCGCGTTCGCTGGCAATCTTGAAAGGTGCTTGACCCCCAAGACCTCAACCAGTCTCTTTCGGTTATCAAACCGAATTTTGATACCACCGAAGCTGTTGGTATCCACCAGAGCGATATCATAATCCGCACTGCCCTGGTCGAGGCAATCGCGGACCTCCGAGCTAATCCGTACTTGCTGGACTATTGCTTCGCCTCGCTTCGTCGCGACGACCTGACCTCCCAAACCTACGGCCAAAAAGAGATCGACCAAGCCAAGCGCTGGTTCCTTCGGACAGACATCCCTGTCGTGATGGACTATCGGTTTGATAGTCCCGACTACGCCATGATTTCGATTTCGCTGGTCGAAAGTGTTGAGACCGACGTAACCCTAGGGGACGTCCACTACGTTCCTAGCGAGACCTCAGAAGCCACCTGGCCGGCCCTGGCTGGCCCTTTCACTCCTACGGCCTGGGACCCCACTACGGGCCAGCTGACGCTCCCAGAGGACGTATCAAACGCCCTGCTCGTGACAAATCGTATGCAGATAATTTCGAAGACCGGCGTTTCGTACCCTATCGTAGGCGTAATCGGGAGAGAAATCATCCAGGTTGACATAGGTACCAATGACGACTTCCGAGGCGCGACGATTCGAGGCAACAATCCCAGGCTGGTCCAACAAGTTGAGTCACTCAATTTTCGGGAGACCTACAGGGTTGGTGCCCATTCCCACGGAGACCCTTTCTACCTGACCTGGCTCCACTCGATTGTTGTGTTCTGTCTTCTGAGATACAAGCAGACCCTTTTGGAGTCCCGAGGGTTCGAGCGAAGCACCATTTCTAGCAGCCAGTTTGCCAAGGACCTCCGCTTTGGTAACGGAGAGAACGCCTGGACCCGATTCGTCAACGTGACGGGGTTCGTTCGCCAGAGCTGGCCGAAGTTTATCAATGACCGGATTGAGTCGATCCAGATTGAGCCGGTTTTCTCTGCTTTTGATGACGAATCCGACGGCATTTTTGCCGACGAGGACTTCCAGCTGAATGGGTTTGCTACCCAGCCCGTTCCGCCTTCCAACAAGGTTTAAGTCAATGAGGCTAATCTTGATAGCGTGGCAGCGAATGATGAAAATAGGCCCCGGCAGTATTCCATACCTACCGTAATTTATGGTAAGGATGGTCGCGGCTTTACCTGGAAGGGCGCCTACGCCAGCAATGTAACCTATCTGCCGTACGATGCGGTGGTTTACAATGCCGCGACTTACGTCTGCCTCCAGCAGTCTACCGGCAATGCCCCCTCTAACAGTTCCTTTTGGAGCGTAGCTCTATCAAACGGGGTTACGGCCGCTACTGGAGATGTGGCCTTTTCCGGTACCGGTTCGGTTGTTGCCACACTTGCCACGGTAAATTCCAACGTAGGCACCTGGAGTGACGCATCCCATACTCCCCAGCTTGTGGTCAACGCTAAGGGGCTAGTAACTGGCGTTTCTAATATTTCGATCGCCATCGACGCTTCGGCTTTGATATCAGGCACCCTCCCGGCCGGCCGGTTCCCCGCCCTGACAGGTGACCTGACCACTTCGGCGGGTGCCCTCGCTACCACCCTTGTGAATATACCGACCGGGGTGACGGCAGCGGGAACCATTCTCCACACTAATATCGCGGCTCCATCAACGCCTGCGGCCGGCAAGGTAGTGGTCTACACTGACTCGACCTCCAAGAACTTCGCAGCTAAAAACGATGCGGGCATCGTCAACCACGGAATCCAGACAAAGACAGCAGTAGCTCACCAGTTTCTAACCTCGATTGCCGACGACGGTTCTTCTGTTCTGGCACAGCCGACCTTTGCGGACATCTCTGGGAGTCTATGGACGAAGACTCCTGGAGCGGTTGCGTTCATCGATGCTACCGGCCACCTGGTGGACGCCGATGATACCAATTTATTTTGGGACAACCTGAATAAGCGCCTCCTTGTAGGGATCGGAGGGGCCTATACTCCTGCCGCAGGACCTCCTGTTACGGTATCTAGCGCAGGCAATCTCGGCGGCTTCACAAACGTAGCCGTAGGCCTAGATAAGGCGGCGACACAGACCATTCTGAAGGCCAATGGTGCCTTCAATGTCGGTACCTCAGGCTCTAACAATATGAACCTGATCGCAAATGGTGCTTTCGCCATGACGATCAGTGGCTCTACCCAAGAGTTGACGTTTTTTACGGGTCTTACATCTTGGGGTCTTCAAGCTTCTCCTGCCACCCCTTCTGTAGGGTCTGCTCGTTGCTACATCGACTCCACCAGTTTGGCGCTTGCTTCAAAAAACTCTTCAGGGGCAGTAGCCAGTACAGCCTTTACTATCGCGCCCGTGGCCTCGAACTGGCTTCGTTCGTTCGATAGTTCTACCGGGCAGTTCACCGCCAGCAGGCCGGCATTCGCGGACATCTCAGGCACTTTGGCGGGAACCCAGTTTGGGCCTCTGACCGGAGACGTAACCACTTCGAGCTATGTCTCTACCCTGGCCACGGTCAACTCCAACGTAGGCTCGTTTGGCGATGCCTCACACGCAGTAAGCTTCACCCTTAATGGGAAGGGTCTGGTGACAGCTGCTTCGTCCGCCCCGATTTCTATTGCTGCCGGAGCCGTGTCGGGCCTCGCCGCTATCGCCACCTCGGGGTCCGCCGCTGACCTAACGACAGGGATTTTGCCCGCAGCACGATTCGGCACTCTTACTGGGGACATAGGAAACGGTGGAGGGTTTTCGTACGCCACCACCCTCAACAACATCCCCAATGATGTGCCCATGGCTGGCGATCTCCTGGCCACCACCATAGTTGCGCCGGTTACCCCAAGTGCCGGCAAGGCCCGCCTTTATGTGGATTCCACTTCCAAGAACTTCGCTGTTAAAAGCGATGCAGGCGTCGTCAACCATGGAATCCAGACCAAAGCCGCCGTAAGCCACCAGTTCTTGACTTCGGTTGCGGACGACGGTTCTTCTGTGTTGGCTCAGCCTGAATTTTCTGACATTTCTGGCACTCTTGCTGGCACCCAGTTTGGTCCTCTGACCGGAGACATAACGACTTCAAGCTATGCCTCTACCCTTGCTACGGTCAACTCCAACGTAGGCAGTTTCGGTGGAGCAGCTAGTGTAGGAACCTTCACCGTCAACGGGAAGGGTTTGATAACGGCTGCCGGTTCTACGGCTATTGCAATTGCTGCCGGAGCCGTGTCGGGCCTTGCTACCGTTGCAACCTCGGGCTCCGCCACAGACCTAACCTCTGGAACGTTGCCAGTAGGGCGCTTGCCCGCTTTTACGGGAGGTGATGTAACAACTTCCGCAGGCTCTGGTGTAACGACTCTGTTGAATATATCAAACGGCGTTACCATGACCGGTGATATCCTTGTGACTTCCGTGGTGGCTCCGTCTTCTCCGGCGGCTGGCAAGCTGTTTATCTATGGAGACAGCACCTCTAAAAACTTCTGTTCAAAGGACGACGCTGGGAACGTTAACCACGGGGTCCGCAGCATTACCCCACCGGCAAACAACTTTATTTTCGCCATCTCCGACAACGGTGTGGTCTCGGCGGCTCAGCCATCGTTCTCGGGCATCTCAGGCGTCATCACGGCGGGCCAACTCCCGGCCTTCACGGGAGATGTCACGAAGCCACTCGGATCGACGGTGCAGACCCTCGCCAACATCCCGAACGACGTACCGGCGGCCGGGGACATTCAGTTCACTGAAATTGCGGCGCCTGCCGCGCCTAGCGCCGGTTCGCTGCGCGTTTGGGCGGACAGCACAACGCACGCATTGCGCGGGCGCAGCTCAGCGAATTTGTGCACAATGGCTTTCCAATACGTCTCGCCTGCTAATCAATTCCTGACTGCGTTTGATGGAACCTTCGGAACGTTCAACTCTGCTCAGCCTACGTTCGGCAACATCTCAGGAACTCTCGGATTTAGCCAAGGAGGCACGGGGCAGACCTCGGCAGGCGCTGCGTTCGATGCACTCGGCAGTTCGTCCGCATCCATCGCGGCGGCCACCACCACCGACCTCTCGACCGTCTCGGGCGGATACGTCCTGCTCACCGGTGCCGGTGCCGTCAACATCACCTCTTTCGGAACGGTCACCAACGGGCGGCGGGTGACACTTCGGAACACCACCGCGTCATCCGTCGGTT